TATACTACATCATTACAGCAAGAAAACAGGGAACTTCTTAGAGAACTAAAAAGGACACAGTAATGGCTCGTAAACGCGCAGGTAGTGATGAGGAACGCCTTGATGACGCTTCTATGGAGCGCGTTATTGGCTATCTAAAAGAAAAAAGTGCTACTAAGAAGGCCGCTTGCCAGATGCTCAACATTAGTTATAATACTGCGCGTCTGGATAAGCTGATCGAAGTACATCTTAAGCGTAAAGAGGATGAGGCACGTCGGAGAGCAGAGAAACGTGGAAAACCCGCAACTAAAGAAGAAATCAGTTACGTTATCACAGAGTACTTGTCAGGCAATACGCTTGAAAGTATTTCTAGGTCTATTTACCGTGGCACAACCTTTGTGCACAACATCCTACGTGAGTACGCGGTTCCTGAAAGAAATACCTCAGTGGATTACTTCCGCCCGCGTCTCATCCCCGATGACGCAGTTTGTTCAGAGTTCTCTCTCGGAGAGCTTGTCTACTCTGCGAGATATGATACACTGGCAAATATCGTGTCGGAAATTCCACACAGAGATGGTAAAGTATATCGCGTGTGGCTAAAGGGTGATTGGCAGCAGTACGCTGCACAACCAGCCTGGGAGCTAGCATCTTTAGCTAAATTGAGGGAAGAAGGAATAACAGTATGACCCTAAGGTGGATCGTTGAACGAATTGAAACAGACTATTTTGCGTACAACAAAGACCCTATCCTACAGTATGTAGATGTTAGCGGTAACTGGCATACTGTACCTACTAAGGTGATTAAAATTGACAAGACCACACGAACGATTGAACTTCCTGAAGAAGTACCTGGCGAGGTGTCCGATATGTCGGCATACCCACACACGACCGATCACTTGGACAAATGTGTTTGCTAAGTGGGCGTGTAACAACTGCCATAATAAGTTCATGTATGAACCAATAAAGGATATTACTAATGTTTGAAGTAGCACTAGAGGCAGTTACAGTACCCCGAGTCGAGGGTATTCATACTGCAGAAGAATTTATTGCCTACACAGCCCGTGTCAGCAATCCCGGAAACCAGATAAACAATGAATCTGCGCCGAAGCTCCTAAAATATTTGGCTAAACATAAGCACTGGTCACCTTTTGAAATGGTCGACGTAGTAATGAAGATTGTAACTACTAGGGACATTGGCAGGCAGATTTTGCGTCATCGTTCTTTTAGCTTCCAAGAGTTTAGTCAGCGTTATGCTGTGGCTGAAGATAGCTTTATGCTGCGAGAGGCTAGGCTTCAGGATACTAAGAATAGGCAGAATAGTATTGAGACGGAAGATGAGAAGCTAAAGAAGGCTTTCGAAGATATGCAGTGGCATACCTATCAGCTGTGTCGCTCACACTACAATAACGCCTTAGGTCTTGGTATTGCCAAAGAACAGGCTCGCGCATTACTGCCAGAAGGTCTGACTAAAAGTACAATGTATATGAAGGGTAGCCTTCGTAGTTGGATTCATTACTGTGACCTTCGCAGGACTAATGGTACTCAAAAGGAACACCAAAATATTGCTATTGAATGCTGGAGACTTATTCTAATTGAATTCCCTAGTCTTGCGGAGGTTTTGGATGAGTAGAGAACTTTTACAAAAAGCGCTTGCACAGCTGATCGAGATTGATAGTTTCTATATGCCTTTACCAAGGTCAGCTATCTCTCTAGAACGAGAGATTAGAGAATACCTAGACAAGCCAGAAGAACCCACTGACTCTATGTACTTTATCAAAGCCTGCGAGTCCTATAGACAGGCGATGAATGTCTTGGAGCAGGATCGTGATAGCTGGAAGAATGAAGCTATTAACGGTGGAAATGCTCCGTACTTGCGAGAGCAAGTAGAGATACTAAATAAGATGTTGGCTGAAGTAGTAGAAGAGCGAGATGACGCACAAGCTCAAGTACGTGGTTTAATGAATCTGCTAGACCATAGAGATAAGGAACGAGATGATTGGGAAGAAACCTCAAATATTTACGCAGCTAACGCAGAGTACTGGCGGAGTCAACTTGCAGAAGTAATTAAAGAACGCGATACATACCGCACTAGATGGCTAAAACTACAAACTGAACGAAACGACAGAGTATGGAAGGAGATACGTGATGGACTCAGAGAGCCAACCACTTTACGAGAAGGTGATATATCAGAACGATCTGAAGTTCTATCAACTAAAGCTAGTCCTAAACGAGTTCCGCGATAAGCAGTACCTTCATCTTAGGAAGTACTTTTTATCTTTTGACGAAGGGTACATTGCTAGCCGTGAAGGTGCTAGTATGGAAGCTAGTATGGCTAACATCTTCGCGTTGTTAGACGGACTGCTAGAATTGGTATCGGGCGCTGAAGGTGACGAAGCTATCGAAAGATATTTTAAGGATAAAATTTCAAACTTGAAGTCTAAGGCTTAATGCTTTATAATATATCTTTAAGTGAGGGAATTCAATGAAAGACGAAACGAACTTTATGTTGTGGGCAGTAGCCACTATGCTGGTATTCATCGGAAGTCTTATCTTTATGATACACACCATTGAACGAAATAAAACGGAAAAATATGTTGCTTGCCTTACTGCATATAAAGAAGTTGTAAAAGCCGGAATAACTCCAACCCTTAACTGCGAGCTAAAATGAAAACCATTAACTGTTTTGAAGTTATGGGACATACCGATACAACGGAAGGTCGTGGCCCAATGAAGGTCGTTGCTAGGTTCTCTACTAGAGTAGAAGCAATTAGGTATACCAAGTCTAATTCTTACGCGTCTCGGTGTGTTATGGGGTACTTGTCTGCAAGTGATGTAAATAACATTCGTGAAACTACTATTAATATTTTTGATAGTTTTGACGAAATTGAACCAATGGAAACGGCCGCACTAAAAGCAGCTGCACTAGCGAAGCTAACCGCAGCAGAAAAACGAGCATTAGGAGTATAAAATGAAAACACGATTTGATCTAGAACAACAAATTCTTGATTGCTGGGGAATCTGCGATGACATTAATACAGTATTTGAACATTTTTATGAGCAAGGACAGCCTGTTGATATTGATAAGCTGGCTAACATCCTTTTAGGTCTTAAAGAACTGTACCACATCAAGTTTGAGCAAACTTTCGAGACTTTTGAGCATCTAATCCATACGCGAGAAATCTAAAATATGACTACGCTAAACGAGTATCTAACCGAGTGCGCACGACACTATTACCAAGGTAATCCCGTCATTAGCGACGAGGTATTTGATCGTCTAGCGGAGTCCATTGGTTTTAATTCTGTAGGGGCTAAGCAGCATGAGCATATTCAACGACACTATTACCCAATGTATAGCCTCCAGAAATTCTATGAGGATGAGGGAAAGGCTAATCCCCTTAGTGGTGAGAGCGACGTATCCTTCTCAGTCAAACTTGATGGAGCTGCGCTGTCCCTTCTATATATCGACGGAAAATTCACCCGTGCCCTTACTAGAGGGGATGGAATCGAAGGCACTGATATCACTAATAAGTTTACCGGCTCCAAACTTATTCCTCAGGAACTGCATTACAACGGGGTACTCCAAGTTACTGGAGAGATTGCAGCCCCCAGTCATGTTCCTAACGCACGGAACTATGCGGCGGGTGCTCTAAATCTAAAAGATCCTAGTGAATTTGCAACACGAGCAGTAGAGTTCTTCGCTTATGGTATGCAGCCTTTCCATAACGATACTTTTGACAAAGACATGGAGATGCTAAAGCGTCTCGGATTCAATACTGTAAAGGATGCTGAACTTGACAAAGTTTACCCTACTGATGGGATTGTGTTTAGGGTCAATTCTAATCGTAGATTTGAAGAACTTGGATATACCAGTAGTTTTCCTAGAGGTGCTTATGCTAGGAAGGTCCGTAGCGCTACTGTGGAATCAGAAATAGTAGATGTTGAATGGAATACTTCTAAGTCAGGTAAGATAACTCCGGTTGCTATCCTTAGACCTATTTATATAGGAGATAAATTAGTTTCCAGGGCAACCTTGAATAATATTGGCTTTATAGAATCCCTGGATATTCAGATAGGCAGTAGAGTAGCAGTTGGTCTCGGCGGAGAAGTAATTCCAGTTATCTTTCATAAAATTGAATAAGCAATATTAAAAAATATCCTTGACATTCGCCATCAATTAGCGTATAATTAATTTATACACTAAAAAAGGGTTTAATTAAAAAGATGTTAACTGGGATATATAAACTATACTGGGATGGAGAACCTTATGTCTATGTAGGTCTCTCACAGGATATTGAAGCTAGATACACATCACATTTACATAAGTTACGTACAAATTCTCATTCTAATAAGAAATTAACTGATAAATTCATTGAAAAAGGACAGTTACCTTATTTAGAAGTTTTAGAAGAGTGTTCAGTGGAGTTGCTAAACAGCCGAGAAATATTCTGGATTGATAAGTTAGACTCTATAGATAAGGGCCTTAATATTAATAATGGGGGAGCAGTAGGTTTTGGCCCTTTTTCGGCATATTCTAAGTACTCTAAATTACAAATTTTATGTGCATTCAGATACCTTACTAATACTAAGCTAACATATAGTGATATAGAGAAGATAACTAAGGTGTCCTATTCTACCATAAGATCTATATCTTTGAGTAATTCTCATATATGGCTTAAAGATGAGTACCCCTATCATTATGGTAAGCTAATCTCCAGAGATATAAGGAAAGAGTATACCATTGTATCCCCCAAGGGCACGGTATACAAGACAAAAAATCTTAAGGAATTCTGCACTCAGCATAACCTAGAGCCTGTGAATATTAGAGCAGTTATTTCAGGCAGTAGAAGAAGTCACAAAGGGTGGACTGCATTAAATGCTGATGTTAGTGTATTTGTAAACGGGAGTACGCAAATAATAGTAACAAACTTAAAAAAATTTGCAGAGGAGAATGGGCTAGATCCCCGAGCCTTATCAAAAATACGAAATGGTAGTCAAAAAAAGCATAAAGGTTGGTCCTTATTAAGGGATTGAAATTTTGAACTTGACTTTTTTTAACCGATAGCGTATAATATTACTTATAGACTGATAGATCAAGATGAAAATACAATTTCCAACTACCTGTCCTTGCTGTGACTACCCTCTTGAGAGGGTCAACGATCAGTTGTTCTGCCGCAATACTGCGTGCTCAGCACAACTAAATAAAAAGATTGAACACTTTGCAAAGACCCTAGGTATTAAAGGATTCGGCCCTAAGACCGTTGAGAAACTTGAGCTGTCAGACCTAACAGAGTTGTTTTATTTGGATCGAGATGCAGCTATCTCGGCCCTAGGTAGTGAAAAGGTGGTTGATAAACTTTTAGACGAGGTAAACCGTGCTAAATCGGCTCCACTGGCCACAGTATTACACTCTTTCTCTATACCTCTAATTGGAGGAACGGCAGGCACAAAGATAGCCTCTGTAGTAAGCAACATAGACGAAATTACTCCTGAAGTATGCAAGGAAGCTGGTTTGGGGGAAAAAGCAACAGCCAATCTTATGGATTGGATCGAAACCGAGTATTTAGAACTAAAAGACTTCTTGCCTTTCAAGTTTGAGAAAAAGGTTTCTGTAGTAAGTAGCGATTCAGGTACAGTATGTATTACTGGAAAGCTGTCATCGTTTAAGACTAAAGCCGAGGCAACAACTATACTAACAAGCCTCGGTTTTAGAGTTTCGGAATCCGTAACAAAGACAACAAACTATCTCGTAGACGAAGAAAACAAAAGCAGTTCTAAGCGAAAAAAAGCTGAAGAATACGGTATCACAATCATAACAAATCTAAATGATTTTATTACTAAGGTAAAAACAAATGACTGAAAAAGCAAAAAAGTGGAATGACGAAGCAGTTGAGAAACTCCTGGGTGTCGTTGGTTCCGAATCTCCTGTATCTGCCGGTGCTGTAGAGAAGGCCGCAGAAGTTCTAGGTTTTACTACTCGTTCAGTTGCCGCAAAGCTGCGCAGCTTGGATAAAGAAGTAGCTTCCCTAGCGAAGGAAAAAGTTAGCGCGTTTAGTGCAGAAGATGGCGAGCAACTTGCTGCTTTCGTTACTCAAAACGCAGGGCAGTACACATATAAAGAAATCGCTGAGCTGTTCAAGAATGGCGAGTTCTCTGCTAAGCAAGTTCAGGGTAAGATCCTTGCATTGGAACTTACTGGTTCTGTTAAGCCAGCCGAGAAGGTTGAAGTACAGCGTACTTACACCGAGGCTGAAGAAGTTAAGTTCGTTGCTCTTGTTAAGCAGGGCAAGTTCATTGAAGAAATTGCTGCAGCTCTTGGCAAGTCCCTCCCTAGCGTTCGTGGTAAGTCACTTAGCTTGCTTCGTTCTGGCGAAATCGACAAGATTCCCGCACAGAAAGAAAGCCACACCAAGGAAGGTAGCGACCCAGTTGATGCACTAGGCGATTCTATCGTTAACATGACCGTGGCTGATATTGCTAAGGCTGTTGATAAGACCGAGCGTGGTGTTCGCACACTTCTAACTCGTCGTGGTATTGATGTTAAGGACTATGCAGGGGCACAGAAGAAAGCAAAAGCCGAAGGTAAAGCTAAGGCTTAAGTTTTACAAGGAAACAGAGGCAGACTAATCTGCCTCTGTTTTTTATTAAATAAAGGTGATAACGATGAAGGTAAATGTCCAGTATCATGATACAGAATCTTTCTTAATAGAAGAAGTAGTACGTAGAGCTAAACAGAACTATGGAGATAATGTTAGTATATCAATATCTCCCGAGTCAGACTCACCCTTAGATCTTATTTATTTTGGCATTCAAAGATATATAACCGGCAAACACTTAAGCCTGATATTTGATAGTGGGCCTACGTACTCTCAGGAATTAAAGACTTTAAGGGCCGAAACCCTCTATAAGCTGGGAGAAATATTAGACGAAGTATTAATGGATAATGAGTCTAAGGTGGCGGAATGACTATTGGAGTGTACAAATTAATATTATCTGATGGGTCATTCTACATAGGAAGATCTTGTAATATAGAAAAAAGGTTCTCTACCCATCTTTATGATATTAAGCACGGCAAGTCTAACAAAAAACTATTAGCTAAAGCAAATGAGGGTGTGCTTCCAATAGCATATGAAGTACTAGAAAAATGTAACACTATTGAAGATAGTAAGTTACGAGAAGTACATTGGATAAATGAACTTCGTGCAATACAGGAGGGATTGAATGTATCACTTGGTGGAGAAGACATTCTGTACGGTGAGTCTAATGCCTCTTCTAAGTATAGTAATGCTCAGATACTAGAAGTTTTGATGTTGCTAGCTGAAGGTTCCTATACTCTAAAAGAAATTGAGGAGGAGACCGGAGTAGCAAAAGGTACTCTTACAGATATTACTACAGGTTCTAAGCACTTATGGCTTCAATCTGAATCTCCCGAGCTGTATCAAAAAATGCAGGACAATGCATCTATCCGTAAAGCCAATAGTTTAGCAAATTTAGAAAAAGCTGTCAGATTTAAGCCCCTACAAGAGACCTACCCTGCATTAAAGAACCCTTCAGGTGAAAAAATAGAGATAGAGGGTACACTAACTAGCTTTGCTCAAAAGTACAATCTGCAGATAGGCAACTTAAGTAGTGTAATAAATGGCCGAAGAAAGTCCCACAAAGGCTGGACTTTATATAGGGAGAATGCATCATAGATATATCTGCCGTAGTTCTACATAAGATCCTAACAGAAGGATCTTTGGATCTATGGGCTAAACTAAAGCTATCATTTCTTGACCCTGCCTATAGTTCGGTGTATAGTGCCTTATCTAGGCACTATAATCGTTACAATACGCTACCTACCTTTGAAGATCTAGAAGTATCCTTGCGAGAGGGTGCTACTCTTAAAGCTGTAGCGTCCCTAAAGTTGTTAGAAGCAGAGGACATTAGTGCAGAAGTCGCTTTAGACGCTCTAATAGACCAATACACACAAAACGAGACAATTAAACTTCTAGATCGCTTCATTGATAAATTACCCCTTTACGATACAACAGAAATTAAAGATAACCTAGCAAATATCGTTCTGACCCTAGATGAGAAAACTTTAACAACTGAAGGCGTTTTCTCCATGAACGACATTATGCTATTTCAACAGGACGATGAACGTGCTAGAAATCGTGTTTTTCTTGGCCTTAATAATACATTTGATGCTGTTCTCAATGGCGTGGCACGTCAAGAGCTTATCCTCATTGGAGGTAAGAGGGGTTCTGGCAAATCTCTTACTGTTAATAATCTTATGGTTAATCAGTACGAAATGGGCAATTCCTGTCTCTACTTTTCTATAGAGATGACAGGCTACGAGACCCTAGAGCGGACCATGTCGATCCTAGCCGGAGTAAATCATCAGAACCTAAAGCAAAATAAGTTATCAGATGATGAGTTGCTTCGCCTAGTAAAAGCTAGAGCAGGTATGTTCCAGGATACAGACGATCTAGTATTGGACTTCATGAAGAAGAAAGATCGTTTCGAATTCGAACGTCGTCTAGTACGCGAGAAGCAGCTGAAACCTGATAACCAGATGGTGATTATTGATGACCGTGCGCTATCACTTACCAGTGTGGACTTACACATTGGTAAGATGAAAGCCAAGTTCGGAGATAAGTTATCTCTAGTCATTGTTGACTACTTGAACCAGATCGTTATTGAGGGTGGCTTCTCACAGTTTGACTGGCAGCCCCAGGTTGTAGTATCTAAGAAGCTAAAAGAAATCGCTCGCAAATACGATATTGTTATGGTATCTCCGTACCAGATCGACGCTAGTGGTGAGGCTAGATTCGCTAAAGGTATTCTAGATGCGGCTGATATTGCTTTGACTATGGAAGCACATGATAAAGACCACGGTGCAGTAACTTTCGAAACTAGTAAGATTCGTGGGGGACGTGAAATGAAATTCACTAGCCCCATTGATTGGGAAACACTTAAGATTAGTTCAACCGCTATCGACGCTCCAATTAAAAAAGAACCCGTAAAGAAGGCAGGCAAGAAGGCTGCTGAAGATGCTACGGATTTACCATGGGATGCTTAAATGACCGAAGAACACAAACTACAGAAACTCGTTAATAACTTAAAGCGTAGAGATGAAGAATCCTATAATAGTATCAATAGGTATAGTGCTTGGGATGGAGTTCTAAGTATAGAGCAGCGTTTAGCCCTTACAGAGGGCAGAGCTATGGATGCGCTAATGGCTATAACTATTCTATCTAAATACATAATAGAGAAAGAAGATGAGCGACTACGTAGAAACCCTACTGAAGGATAAAGGCGTATACTATAACTACTCAGGTGCTGACGTAGTTGTTAAGTGCCTGAATCCCGATCACGATGATTCCAACCCGTCACTTCGTATTGACAAAGTGACGGGTGCTTTCCATTGCTTCGCTTGTGGTTTCAAAGGAAACATCTTTAGGTACTTTGGTGTTCTTACTAATCAGTCCTTCCTCAAAGTAGCAAAGCTAAAAGAGAAGATCAAGCAATTACGAATTGACAGAGAAGGGCTTGAAATCCCTCCGGTCGCAGTCCCATTTACACGCAGTTATCGCGGAATTAGCGCCCACACACTAGTGCATTTTAATGCCTTTTATCTTCCGGGTGAATCGAAAGAGTTAAGAGGTATGGAAGATAGAATCATATTCCCTATTAGGGATATTACTGATAAAGTAGTAATGTTTTTAGGAAGGCATACATTAAGCGATGGGAACCCTCGATACCTTAATTATCCTAGTGGTGTTAGTATTCCTCTTTTCCCTAGTCGACTCTCCGTAAGACGGCACAGTATTGTTCTAGTAGAAGGTATAATGGATATGATGAATTGCTACGACAAGGGACTAGATAATGTAGTATGTACCTTTGGTACTAATACACTACAGAAGAATACAAAAGAGAAACTGCTGCCATTTAGAACTCAGGGAGTTACTAAAGTATACATAATGTTTGATGGGGATGAGGCTGGACGCAAAGCAGCAGCTACGATTAAGCCTCTAATTGAAGAACTTGAATACGAAGTAGAAATTATTAAGTTACAAGACGATCAAGACCCTGGTGAACTAAGTCAAGACTATATTGATAGCATAAAGGAATATGTGAATGAAACCTTGTCCGTTCTGCGGTAAAGAAGTTGATATGGAAGAACCTGATACTCTATACCCAAGTGGGGTTGGTTGGGCATATAGTGAGCGAAGTGGTCTTAGACATTTTGTCAGTTTTCGTGATGTGCCAAAAGAACAGTGGTGCTACAGTATGAATTGCCCCGAAACTACAGGTGGATGTGGCGCAGAAATGGTTGGTAATTCTAAGCAAGAAGCGATTGACAAGTGGAACAGGAGAGTTCAATAATGAGAATAGCACTAATAGACAAAACACCTAACCGCACAAGATACGACCAATACTTTAAGTTCGATTTCGAGCACTTCCATCTATGTTCAGAACCTAAGCAAAAGGTTCTGAAGGCAGATGTTGATATTATTATAGATACGAATGAATTTGATTACATCGTTCTAGTGGGGGCTGAAGCGTCCAAGCATTTTGCTAAAGTGAGCGTTACTAATAGTGCCGGATTGCTTGTGGATGACAAGTACCTTCCTATTAGCAACCCCGCTATGCTTGCATTCCGCCCTGAGGGTAAGCCAGATTTCGAACGTGCAGTAGATAAGATACATAAATACATTAGTGGAGATTTGAAAGTAGGATCTCTAATGGGCGACTTTAAAGGAATTGAAGATGAGCAGGAAGCGTTTGACTTCTTACAAGAAATACTCGATAGCGGCGCAACATACGTCGCAATGGATACAGAAACGACGGCGCTTTATCCGCGCGATGGCTACGTACTCGGGATCTCATTATCCTATAAACCTAAGCATGGCAGATATATATCAACTGATGTATTCAGCGAGCGTTGTGTCGATCAACTCCAGAGCATTTGTGACACTAAAAAAATAGTATTCCACAATCGCAAGTTTGACGAAAAGATGCTTAGGTATCATTTCGACCTTAAGTTTCAAGCAGACTGCGACGACACTATGGTGGAGCACTACGTGCTCGATGAGACTGAAGGAACACACGGTCTAAAAGCACTGGCCATCAAGTACACAGACTACGCTGACTACGATACTGAACTGGATGAGTTTAGGGAGAACTACTGCAAGCAGCACGGTATGCTAAAGGAGAACTTCACTTATGATCTTATTCCTTTTGATATTATCTCTACCTATGCTGCGATTGATACCGCAGTTACCCTAGAGCTGCACAATAAGTTCCGTCCTCTAATTGCGAAAAACCCTAAATTGGAGAATCTGTACAAGACTCTCATGATTCCAGGAGTTAAGTTCCTGATGGAAATGGAAGAAGTAGGAATTCCAATGTCCATAGAGCGACTGAAAGGTGCTGAGAAGTACCTAGACGAAGAGATTGCTAAGGCTAAAGAAGCCGTTTATACATTTGAGGAGGTAAAGCGCTTTGAACAGGATAAAGGTAGTATCTTCAACCCAAACTCAGTACCCCAACTCAGAACTGTGTTATTTGACTATGTCGGCCTCACTCCTACAGGAAAGCTTACAAAAGCGGGGGCGTTGTCAACAGACGCAGAAGTTCTCGAAGAATTATCAGAAGAACATCCCCTCCCTGCTGCAATCCTCAAAGTACGTCAACTAGGAAAAATCCGTAGTTCGTATATTAGTAAAATCCTACCGGAACTAGACAAAGATGGACGAATTCGTACTAATTTTAACCTTACTTTCACCACTTCTGGCCGTTTATCTAGCAGCGGTAAATTTAATGCACAACAAATTCCGCGCGATGACCCAATCATTAAAGGATGCATTGTCGCACCAGCAGGATATAAGATCGTAAGCCAAGACTTAACAACTGCTGAAATGTTTTATGCAGCGGTTCTTAGTAAAGACAAGGCACTACAATCTGTATTCTCTCAAGGTGGTGACTTCCACTCAACCATTGCTAGAATGGTATTTAACCTGCCCTGTCCAGTAGAGGATGTTAAGAAGTTATTTCCTTTAGATCGTCAGGCAGCTAAAGCAGTATCCTTCGGTATTCTATACGGTTCTGGCCCACAAAAAGTGGCAGATACCGTGAATAAAGAAGGTGGTAACATGGATATTTCTGATGCACAGGAAGTTATTAAGCAGTACTTTAATACCTTCCACAAATTGAAAGATTGGTTAAATGAGCGTAAGCAGTTTATTTCAGCAAACGGATATACGTACAGCTTCTTTGGAAGAAAACGTCGCCTCCCTAATGTCTTCAGCACAGATAAAGGAATTGCAAGTCACGAAGTGCGAAGCGGGATCAATATGGAAGTCCAATCCCTCGCTTCTGACATTAACTTACTCGGAGCTATTGAAACAGCACAAGAACTTAGAGAACGAGGGGTGGACGGTAAGATATTTATGCTTGTACACGACTCCATCGTTGGCCTCGTCAGGGACGATCATGTTGAACTTTACTGTGAGATACTCAAACGAAACACTCAGAAAGACAGAGGATGTAACATACCGGGCTTCCCAATCGGTGTAGACCAAGAAGTCGGACAAGACTACAGCTTCGGAAAGTTTGAAAAGACATATGAACTTAAATCAGATATCCTTTCCCGTATACTGCCTAAGTAAGTTCCCTCCGTCCCAAGTGGACGGAGTGAGTTTCTACATATCAGGTGACAAAGTATCCGTCATTGATGATAAGAACGTAGAGGGGGGTAGTTTAGCTCGACGCAGACTACATTTACATATGAATGACGTAAAGCTGTATAAGCTAAAGTACGCGATCTTCTTTTTAGCAGACCTAATCAAACTGGCTAATCCTAAGCAGTGGTTTGTGGACTCTAATGGTAAGTGCTTTATCTATACTAAAACACATAATGTACCTCTACAGTTCTATGAGATTTCTAGCGTTGAGAGGCTTCCGTCCTGCACTATCATACAAGCTAAGGGAGTACATGGGAAACACAAAGTGCTGTACCCTCCGACACCAGAACAGAAGTATGTAGGCTTTCTAAAGATGAGTGCACATAGCTACGTAATCTACGGATTTTATGAAACCAAAGAAAAAGACACTAGGAGAAAAATATGAATACTGATGACTTTTTTAACTTGCCAGAAGAAGACCAAGAACGCTTAGCCAGGAACTGGGATAAACGTAGAGCTATTAAGCATCGTATGGACATGTATAGGGAACGGGAAGCTGAACTACTACAGGAACTTAGGGATATTCAAAATAAGTGCCAACACTGGATAGCTACTAAAGATTACGAAGGGGCAGATAGTAGTCAATATCTAGTTACCTGCCCAGACTGCGGTTCAGCGTGGTACGAGGATGCCTAAAGCCGTCATATCAAATCGTATCTACATGGATCTGCCTGAAGACAAGCACGCATTATTTCAAGCACTCACATATAAGATAGAGATATCAGGTCACCTAGTACACGGTGCCAAACAGCGTGCAGAGATTATCAGAAACTATCGGATGGTAACACCTAAGATAGTTTCCATTCCGCAAGGTAGGTTAGACTTAATACCTCCAGGATACGAAATCATAGATAAACGAGTCATAGAGTTCGAAGATTTTCCTGCGCCGAAGTTCGATTTATTTCCAGAACAAACTATTATCTACGATGAAGTAAATGACTCCTGCTTCATTAACGCACTACCTGGCTGGGGTAAGACCTTTACAGCCTTGCATATAGCCCACAAGCTAGGGCAAAAGACTCTGGTGGTAACACATACATCTGCCCTAAGAGACCAATGGATTGGGGAAGTGGAGAAGCTGTATGGATTCAAACCTGGTATTATTGGCGGTGGGGATTACAATACTGGTAGCCCTATTGTGGTTGGAAATGTTCAAAGTCTTGTCAATAATATGGGACACGTTGCTAAGTCGTACGGAACTCTTATCATGGACGAAGCGCACCATACTCCTGCTACTACTTTTACTAATCTCATCAACGAGTGTCATGCTAGGTATAGGATTGCACTTAGTGGGACTATGACTCGTAAGGACGGTAAGCATATTTTATTCCCAGACTACTTTGGACCTAAAGTGTATAAACCGCCCCAAAATAATACGATGAATCCCACGATTCACTGCATTAAGTTGGGAACTCAGTTACCTTATGGCAAGACGTGGGCAGACAAAGTAACTGCTCTACTAGAAGATCCTGAGTACATTCAGCTAATAGCGTCACTGGCTGCAATTAAGGCTAATGAAGGACATAAAGTACTAATCATCGCTGATAGAGTACAATTTATGCATAAGCTCAAGAAGACCTTAGGTGAACGCGCAGTCGTGGTAATTGGGGAAACTAAGGATAGAGACGCCGAAATGCAGAAGATCAAGGATGGATCGGCAGAGATTATCTGTGGCTCTAGGCAAATCTTTAGTGAAGGTATCTCCCTTAACATTCTTAGCTGCCTAATAATGGCTGTACCTATTGTAAATCCTGCAACTTTGGAACAGGTCATCGGACGTATCATGCGTCTAGCAGATGGCAAGTTAGATCCAGTAGTAGTAGACCTACATTTTAAAGGTAAGGCCGAGAACAATCAGGCAAGCGCAAGATTAGGCTTCTATCTCGAAAAGGGATGGGAAGTAAAGATACTCTAGGGGATTAAAATTTTGAACTTGCAAAATCTAGTCAAACATAGTATAATATTATTTGTGAGTGGGAAATGTCAACATTATTTTACAACTGGAAAACTGTAGAAACAGAATCCAAAGGCAACCCATTCAGTGCCGTAGAAATACTGACGAAACTACTCAATGGTAGAATTCTGAAGTATGGTCTACTTAGAAGATTAAAGGGTAGTAGTTTCTTATTGAATCCTATAAAAATCCTTTCTGAAAAGAGCGTAGATATTTTATATGTCTACCAATATCTTATCCTGGCATCTCAGAGAGATTACTCCCTTTATCATTTATATGGAATTAAATCTTTACCGCTTTCATACTATCCTGAACTACGATTAGATAGCATAAAGACTAACCCATTACTTGAAGTAACTAAAACCGATATACTCTTTAAATACGAGGAATTAAATTAAATGTCATTAAACTTTTCACAAACAAAGGGCAAGGCCCAAAGTAAGAAACTTGATAGTTTTGAATATAAAGACGGAGAAAATACTGTTCGTCTTATTGGTGGAGTTCTTCCACGCTATGTATACTGGCTTAAAGGCACAAATGGTAAAGATATTCCTGTTGAGTGCCTTGCTTTCGACCGTCAGGCAGAGAAATTCAACAACTTAGAGACGGATCACGTTCCTGCGTACTTCCCGGATAAGAAGTGTTCATGGGCATATAGCATTAATTGTATTGATCCTAGCGACGGTAAGATTAAGGTACTTAATCTTAAAAAGAAGCTATTTGAGCAGATCCTTAGTGCAGCCGACGATCTAGGCGATCCTACTGATTATGACACTGGGTTGACTTTCGCTTAATACAGCATCCTGCCCAGTATAAATTCTTCTAACTGCTGGAATCTCACTTAGTATACACGGCAACAACGTAATCGGAAACGGTAAGCGTGATGGCAAGAAAACGGTGTATATGTGACAATCAGCAACCAAGCATCTAAGTCCTACATTAGGATATGATGAAGGCTCAACGACTATCCCGGAAGGGAGTAGGGCTATAGCCCGAAACGGAGAAATAGTGATTATAGAGAAAGAGAAGCTGCTAGAGCTTCTAAACCAAGGATATACTAATGAGCAGCTGTCCGCTTATTTTGAGTGTGGAATTACCACAGTTAAAAGAGCAAAAAGCAAATATTCATTAGTAGGGTATAAAACAAATAGTAAGCCCTTAACACCCAAACAAATTCAAGCAATAACTGAACTTGTTAATAACGGGAAATCCCTACAACAAATATGTAGAATTTTGGGATTATCAGAATATCTCCTTAAAAAATATGTGGATAAGGATTTATACGCGAGAATTCTAACCTGTAGCAAGGAAGTATTCGTATCTAATCTAATAAAGGCGGATATATCTCCTGTATTTAATCCTACCGTGGAATCTGCATACATGTGCGGAGTACTACAGAGTGACGGATTTATTACTTCTGATAACTACATTGGTATTACTACAAAAGATAGAGATTTCACGGCCCAATTTGCTCGATTCTTCTCTACCCCCATTAGGGAAGTAGAAAAAAACGGTAACAAATACTTCGCTTGTAGGTTTAAAGATATTCGTAATGTCGAGAAGTTTAAACGAATAACTAATATTTATCCTAATAAAACCTATTCGCCTTATAGGATACCTAATTGGATAAAATCTAGTGAGGTTTTTATGTATGCGTTTATGGTAGGAGTATTTAATGGGGATGGCTGGGTGTACAAAATAAAGGGTAGAAATGCTTGTGAGATAGGTATTGAACAACATATTCTATCTAAGCCCTTTTTACTAGAACTAAATCAGTACTTAGGGTGGAATACTTATGAAAGTGACTCAACTTTTCGTATTCACACTAAGAAGACTGAGGCAGTGCAAGAGTTTTATACTTGGTACTCAAACTCTGAGTTTGCCCTTCTACGTAAAGTAGAAGTACTAGACTCTATAATGCTATAAGATATAGTCTGACCATTCCTTCGGGGATGTTGTATTCAAGCGTGCCAAGACCGGCCCGTTGCCTTTCAATGTTGAGTATACTCTATCGGTTCTCCGCTGTAAAAAGCGTGCTCTATCAGCAACTGAGCGCGCAGCAGCAGATGCAGCCGAGGATATTGATACTAAGTACGTTCGTCCTACTGACGAAGAAGTAAAAAAGACCCTAGAAAAAATCATTGGGGGAGGTACAGACGAGGGCGATGTTACCGAGTCTGAAAAAGAAGCAGTAGCTGATCTTACTTAACAGAGAGGCCCCGTAATGGGGCCTTTTTTGCCTGGAGAAATAACCAATGGGATTTAGTCTTGAAAGATTTTTTGAGGAACTTGAGTACATGGTGTCTCATGGAGTCAGCCACCTGGAAGTTCTAAACTATATTGAACACATGAAGCAGTATGCGAAGGACTGTAATCAACTATGAAACTTCTTGTTTCGGCGGATTACCATATCAAGCTGAAAACAAAGAACATACCTGATACATGGGCACGTAACCGCTTTATATCTCTATTCCAGAAGTTGAGAGAACTAGAAGATACAGTGGAGCTGCACATAGTAGCGGGGGACTTCTTTGACAAAGTTCCCAGCTTAGAAGAATTGGAACTATACTACGAGTTCGTAGCAACGCGCAGCAGAATGTGTACCACCCTTATTATCCCAGGAAATCATGAGGCTATAAAGAAGGGTACTACATTCTTTTCGTTTTTGAAAAACATTACAGAACGCATTAACCCTTGCGTTCATGTGGTAGATCAAGTCTATAACCACGTTGGTATCGACTTCCTACCATACAACAAACTAAAGGATTTTGAAAAAGATCCTGACTTATTTGAGTTCGAAGGTAACATTCTAGTAACTCACGTTCGCGGAGAGATTCCTCCCCATGTTAAACCGGAAGTAAATCTTGAAATTTTTGACAGATGGAAAGTGGTATTGGCGGGTGATCTTCATAGCTATGATAATTGCCAGCGTAATATCCTTTATCCTGGATCCCCAGTTACTACTTCTTTTCATAGGAGTCCTACTAGTACCGGGGTTATTATTCTCGATACCGATACTCTTAATCATGAGTTCGTAAAGTTAGATTTGCCTCAGTTAATCCGTAAGACAGTTAAAGTCGGGGAAGATATGGTAGCAGATCCATATCACCATGTTATCTATGAAGTAGAGGGTGACATGACAGAGCTAGCCGCAGTAATGGATAGTGATCTGCTAGATAAGAAAGTTGTAAAGAGATCGGTGGATACGGCTCTTATACTTTCGCCAGAGATGAGCATAGAAGAAGAAATTACAGACTATCTCACATTTATTTTAGAACTGCCTGAAGAAACTATTGAAAAGGCACTAAAGGTATTCCATGATAACATTAAAAACACTGAAATGGTCTAACCTATTTTCCTATGGCCGGGATAACGTAGTTGACTTTAATAATACCCCTATCGTACAGTTAGTAGGTAAGAATGGCCATGGAAAGAGTTCTATTGCTCTAGTACTAGAAGAAGTCCTGTATAATAAGAACTCCAAGGGTATCAAGAAGGCGGATATTCTTAATAGAAATACTAAGGATAAATCCTATAGTATAGAACTGGACTTTGAAAAAGATGGTGAAGAGTATAAGATACAGACGTCAAGGGGTTCCACGCAAACTGTTACTCTTTATAAAGGCACTGATAACATTAGTGCACATACTGCTACGGTTACTTTCAAACTCCTTGAAGACATTATTGGTTTCGACCATAAGACGTTTGCTCAATTAGTATACCAGAGTAGCGGGTCTAGTTTAGAGTTTCTAACTGCTACAGATACTAACCGTAAGAAGTTTCTGATTGATCTTCTGAACCTTACTAAATACGTTGAAGCACACGAAATCTTTAAAAAAGTAGGTAAAGAAGTAGAGCTAGAGCTGGCTGCCGTTACTGCTAAGATTGGGACTACGCAGGCATGGTTAGACAAGAACTCTAAGGTTGATCTAACTCCTAGAGCTACTGAAGGTGTTCCAGTACTAGATCAGAGTATTCCTAAGGAACTTGGAGCAGTTGAAGCTGAGTTGAGGAATATTGATGATACTAATAGACGTATTGCTAAGAACAATATCCACATTAAGCAGCTTAAAGCTATCGACCCTACGGAGCTAACTAAAGTAATTGATGAAGATACCGATACCACTAAGATTAGTGGAGATAAAGGTGGGCATCAACAAACTATCAAGATTGCTAATGCCTTAATTAGTAAGATCGAGGGGCTTAACGGAACCTGTCCTACTTGTATGCAGCCAGTAGATAGGGACAAGTTGCTAGAGATTATGGAAGAGCAGCAGATCCTAAAGCGCGACGCTGCACTAGCTATATCTAAAATTGACACGATAATATCGGAACGAAATGCTCTTAGAGCAGAACGTGATCGCCTCGTAAAGATGAAACAAGAGTGGGAATACCTACACTCTCAGATTAGTAAGACTCTACCAGTAGATGCTATTGACGGTGCGCAGTTAGAGAAGCGTATAGCCGAATTAAAAGTTATTATATTTGATAACGAGCAAGAAGTTAATAGAATTCTAGCACTTAACGAGAAAACCCATACGCACAACTCTAGGGTTGAAGTTATTAAATCCCAGATGGAGAGTATGCGTAAAGAGTTAGCTGAGTATAGTGAATCTTTAGCAATTCTGACTGAGAAGTTAAACATCATTCAGGTTCTGCAGAAAACATTTAGTACTAATGGTCTCATTGCATATAAGATTGAGTGCTTAGTCAAGGATCTTGAGGATTTAGCTAATCAGTATCTAGCTGACCTAAGTGGTGGTAGATTCCAACTAATGTTTAAGGTAAGTTCTGGAGATAAACTAAATGTCATTATCAATGATAATGGTCGCGATATTGATATTCTGGCTCTTAGTGGTGGGGAGCGTGCTCGGGTTAACACTGCTACTCTTCTCGCTATCCGAAAACTCATGCAGTCATTATCTAACGCGCGTATTAACCTCCTCGTCCTTGATGAAACGGTGGACGCATTAGACGTTGACGGCAAGGAAAAGCTGGTAGAAGTTCTACTAAAGGAAGAACACCTTAATACGTTCCTAATTTCACATGGATTTACACATCCTTTACTAGAGAAGATCCTAGTGATCAAAGAACATAATATATCGAGGCTAGAATGAGCTGTCAAATATGTGGCAGTAAACTCAAGTCTCTTGGTACTATCCCCTTTGATAAGAACGGCGCAAATGTGGAAATAGTTGACGATACTCCCTTCGAGTATCATCAATGCACCGAGTGTTCGGCTATATTCTGTTTAGAGATGCTTACATGGTCTAGTGAGAAATTTAGTGAGAAAGTGTATAATGCGGATTATGTAAAGATAGACCCCGCCTATCTAGATGAAAGACCTATTAACTATGCAGATTTTCTAAATAAACATTTGGGACCTCTGAAGAAGTATAAACACTTAGACTACGGTTGTGGTGCCGGAATTATGTGTAAAATACTCAGGGAAAAGGGGTGGGATTCAGTAGGATATGATCCATTTTCTCACAATGTTCCGCCCAATGAGAAGTTTAAATTTATTACGGCTATTGAAGTGATAGAGCATAGCCAAGACCTAGATAAGACTATTAAAGATGTGAAGCAGTATCTACATAGAGACGGAGTCTTTTTATTCTCCACTTTACTAGCAGATAGAAAAACTGATATAGACTGGTGGTACTTATGTGTTCGCGGAGGACATATAAATATTCAGTCAGAAAAATCCCTAAAAATAGTAGCTAAAAATAACGGGATGTCCTTTTCTAGTTTAGCTGACAATGTACATATTATGCAGAGAACTAGAAATAATTTGAAAGGACTGTTTCATGGTTGACCCTAGGGCTAAGGGGGCTAGAGGGGAGCAGGACGCTTTAAAGGTTTTGAAGGCTTATGATGGTAATAACTGGCAGAGAATTCCCCTGTCAGGAGCACTTGATGCAGCGCACGGACTTAAAGGTGATCTATATGTTCCCAATACCCTAAACATATACTGTGTAGAAGTTAAAAACTACGCAGACGATCACCTTACTTCCAAGGTGTTAACGGACAAGACACCACAGTTACAAACCTGGTGGGAACAAACTATCAGGGAAGCCGCCCAGGTTAGTAGAAAACCTCTCTTGATTTATAAGTTCAATCGGAGTAAAATGTTCTGTGCGTTTAAAGAAATGCCGAATTATTCAAACTATAATTGGATGTACTTAAATATGAACGGACACGAGTTATACACCTCTAAACTAGACGATTGGTTAAAATATGAAAATCCTCGCTTTGTGTAGTGCTTTACTTCTATTAGGATGTAGTGATGCTATTGTACATGTTTATCCAGATAAATGTAGGTTAATAGCTTCAGAAGGTTCAGATACACGGGTTAGCATATCCCAATATAAGGGAAAAGAACCGGGAGAATATAAGTGTGAGATTACTATTCAAAAGGATACTAAGTGAAACGACATTTAGGATGTTTTGCAATAAATATTAAACTGCTGGAGGACATGCCAGAGGTTTTAATGAAAGACCTATTCTCTAAGATGTTAATTATTAGGGCAGAACATATGTTGGATAGAAACGCTATTTTATACATAGCGTATTCTCCTGAACACTTTCCTGAATTAGTAGCTGAAGGATCGAAGGCCCCTCTATATATGGTGCAAATTAATGAATTCGGAGATTTAAGTATGGTAAAGTTAGATGAGTAAGTCATTTGATAGGATCGCAGAGTTAGATAGTGGCACACTAATGATAGTGGACGGGCTTAACTTAGCCTTTAGATATAAGCACGCTAAGTCCGAGGAGTTTGTAGATGACTACATTAAAGTAGTAGAGAGCCTCAAACGCTCCTACAAGGCTAGTAAAGTAATTATCGCGTGTGATAAAGGTAGCTCTAGTTATCGCAAAGCGATCTACCCTGAGTATAAGCAAAATCGCAAAGATAAGTTCGAGAATCAAACTGAGCAGGAAAAAGAAGAGTTCGAGAAGTTCTTCAAAGAGTTTGAAGCTACAATGTTGCAAATCAGTACTATTTATCCAGTATTTCGATATGAAGGTACAGAAGCTGATGATATTGCAGCATATATTGTAAAAAGCATTAAGAAGTACCCCAATATAACTAACATCTGGTTAATAAGTTCTGACAAGGATTGGGATCTTTTAGTAAATGAGTACACTTCTAGGTTCTCATACGTTACTAGAAAAGAGACTACACTAGATAACTGGAACACACATTATGATTGTGATATTGCGGACTATATCTCCATCAAGTGTCTAAATGGTGACTCCGGAGATAATGTTAAAGGAGTAGAAGGGGTAGGACCAAAACGTGCCTTAGACCTAGTTAAGGAATATGGGAGTGCGTTTGATATTGCCGCAGCTATTCCGATTCAAAGTAAGTACAAATACATTCAGTCCCTAAATCAGTGCAAAGATCGCATTCTACTCAATTACGAGTTGATGGATCTTCTAACTTACTGTGATGATGCATTAGGCGACAACGTTTCTAAGATAGATCAAGTTTTGGAGAACTATATTGGCAATTCATAATTATCATTGTGGTAAATGCGGAACAACTCGTATGTTGGAACGCCTTCCTGGAACCGTAGCATCTAAAGTACTCTGCCCTAAGTGTAAAACTAATATGACAAGGATAAATAATGTCAGTAGAAATAAAGATACTAGACCCTAAATTGGAGAGGGAGGACCTTCTTCCCAATTACGCAACTCCGGATTCTGCCGGATTTGACTTAGTTGCCGCAATTCAGGATAAAGTGGAGATTGCGCCGTTTCAAGTTAAACTGATCCCTTGCGGAATTGCTATCAATATGCAGACACACCCACAGGATATGGTAGCTTTTCTGCTTCCTAGGTCTGGTAAGGGCCATAAAGAAGGTAAAGTCCTAGGTAACCTAGTAGGTGTAATCGACCAGGATTATCATGGGCAGCTAATGGTCTCTCTATGGAACCGTAACTCTGAGGTCTACGTCACAATCGAGCCTTACGAGCGTTTTGCGCAGTTGGTATTCTTACCTATTATTAAGCCCCTAATGCGGGTTGTTGATGAATTCTCCACTATTAGCATTAGGGGTGGTGGCGGTTTTGGGAGCACAGGATAATGAGTGTAGTTTTGACAGTTTACTCAACTAATAGCTGTACTTACTGTAGTCGGCTAAAGCAGGATATTCTAAATGTAGGCTTACAGTACATTGAGATCAACCTCGATAAGAATCCAGAAATTAAGAAGAAGATGGTAGATGCGGGTCATCGTAGTGTGCCCATTCTTTTCAAAGACGAAACACACATTGCTACGGGGTATGATAACGCTAAAGCGTATATCCGAACATGGCAAAAGTAATCTGCATACATCTTAGCGGAGAAACTGAAGTCATTGGTGTTGTAGAAGAAGAGGGTGAAGATTATGTAGCTATTTCTTCAGTACGAAGAATAGTACAAACCATGGAAGGTAATAACCTAATGGTTCACTTCGTACCTTTTAACACCGGTGATCTGGATGTACCTATAGATATTGACTACGGATACATCCTAGCCATGTACGTTCCAGATACAGACTTCCTAGCAAACTATTACAAACAAACTGTAGGCGCAGACGTTGCCACAACTATTGGAGTATAAATGCTAAAGTTATGTAGAGAGTGTAAGTACAGTGTAAAAGTTCCAAATGATTACGGACTACGTTGCGCGAGCCCGGAAGTAAACTCTAGCGATCCGTGGGCTCTGTCTTCAAGTAAGGAGTGGGCATTTACGGACTGTAGGGCTGAAAGGGGGCGTAAGTGGTTTGCTGTTTGTGGTATAAAGGGAAAGAAATGGGAGAAAAAAGTTGACTAGCACACGTGCACAGGTTGTAACACGTAGAACGTACTGCCGACCTAAGAATGAGGAAGGCACAGAATTTGAAACATGGGATGAGGTAATAGAGCGAGTTATTCAGCATCAACGTTGGTTATGGGAACGTGCACTAACTCACAAGCTAATGCCTGAAATGCCTCTGAAAGATGTGACGGAGGATCTGAATGAGTGGCAATACTTGGACAAAGATCAAGAGCTGGAGCTCGAAAAACTTCGAACTCTCATGCTTAATAGAAAAGTGGCTCCCGCTGGCCGCACTCTTTGGCTCGGTGGGACTGATATTGGTAAGCGTGTTGAGCTATCACAATTTAATTGCTGCTTCGTCTCGGTTCGTACTGTATATGATGTTGTTGATTTTTTCTGGGGGCTTCTTAATGGGGCTGGTGTTACTGGTCTTACTGAAGCCGGAACACTTACGGGATTTAGGCATAAAATCGAAGAACTAGAGATTATCCGTACAAAACGCGGACCCTACGAGAAGGGGCCAGAGGATAATAATGAAAGCTGGAATTCTCATACCTCAACATGGGTTATAAAGGTAGGTGACAGTGCTAAAGCATGGGCTAAATCCATTGGTAAGCTATTAGCTGGTAAGTATCCAGCAAAGAAACTAGTACTAGACTTTAGTAATATTAGAGGGCCAGGTGCTAGACTAAAGAATTACGGTTGGCTATCTCAATCAGATACTGGTTTGAGCAACGCGTATGAGAAAATATTTCACATACTAAATGCCAAAGCTGACTCAATACTAACAGAGATTGATATTGGAGATATTATCAATCTACTTGGAACAGTTCTTAGCACACGTCGCGCGGCTGAGGCACTTCTTATGCATAAGGAGAATCCTCGTTGGCGCGAATTTGCTAAACTTAAGCAAGGTATGTGGGAGGAAGGTAACTCTCACAGAGCTCAAAGTAACAACTCGCTCCTATTCTATAATAAGCCCACAAAAACCGAGTTAGCCGAGTTTTTTGAAATGATTAATAGAGGCGGAAATGGGGAGCCGGGGTTAGTAAATGCTAAGAATATGGTTAGTAGGGCTCCATGGGCTAAAGGTCTAAACCCCTGCTTCGAAATCTTACTAGCTGATGGTAATACATGTAATTTGGTAACTATTGATCTAGCTAAGTTTAAGAATGATACTGAAGGTTTACTGGAGGCAGCAAAACTGATTGCTAGGGCTAATTATCGTCAAACTGTAGTAGATTTTCGTGATGACGTCCTGCAAGAGAAGTGGCATCTTAATAATGAGCATCTACATCTATGCGGGGTAAGCATGATGGGCGTAGCTGCTAGACCAGATATGCAGCCATATGACTTTGCTAAGCTAGAACGAATGATCGTGCATGCAGGATATAGCATGGCGGAAGAGTTGGGGACACCCTACCCTAAGAATTTAACCTGTATGAAGCCAGAGGGTACAATTTCTAAATGTTACGATAGTACAGAGGGTATGCATAAGCCTCTTGGTAAGTATATATTTAATAATATAGCTTTTTCCGTATATGACCCCCTAGTTAAAGTATTACAGGAAGCTGGGTATAAGTATATAGTGCATCCATATGACCCTACTGCCATATTAATAACTATGCCTGTACAGTACAGTGATGTAGAATTTGATATTGTAGATGGTAAAGAGGTTAACCTAGAGTCGGCTTTGGATCAGTTAGAACGCTATAAGATGCTTATGCAGAACTATTCTCAACAAAATGTAAGTTGCACTATCTCATATTCCTTAGAAGAAACAGAGGAAATTGTTGACTGGCTCTATACAAATTGGGACCAATATGTAGCGGTAGCTTTCCTATTTAGAAACGATCCAACTAAAACCGCTGCAGATTTAGGATACCCCTACCTCCCACAAGAAGTAGTTGATAAAGATACTTATTCAGCTTATGTTAAAGAGTTAAAAGAAGTAAATTTAGAGGGGGTTAGCATTGATGATACTATCCTAGAGTCAGACTGTTCGGGAGGTTCCTGTCCAATAAGGTAAACAAAAAGCCCACACAGATTACTCTGTGTGGGCTTTTTTCATAGATATAAAATTTTTATACTTGACAAGGATTCCTACCTGTGATATAATAGTACTTTAACTTGGAGAATATAAAATGGAAGTAATAGAAGAATTGAAAACATCTGGTATATATGCTTTATTTTTTAATACTATTGATAATAAATACTATGTAGGCAGATCTATACATATTTGGGATAGATATGTAGATCATATACATCTATTAAAAACAGGTGGACACCATAACTATAAGTTAGTAAAAGCATATAAGGATTCACGAGAAAACCCGCAAATACATCTACTAGAAGAAATACTTCCAAATGACACAGAATATATTTCACAAAGAGAAATATATTGGATTAAAATACTTGAAGCATACACTAAGGGATTTAATTTAACTGAAGGGGGGGAAGGTGCAGGATTTGGAGAAAACAGTCCTTCCGCCAAGTATGATAATGATACTTATGAAACTATATTTAAACTACTAGCGATAGGTGATTGGACATATAAAGAAATATCCGAAGAACTAGAAGTAGAACTTAGTATTGTAAATAGTATAGCCATAGGTACTAGTCATCGTTATTTACAGATAAAGTTTCCTGGGGAGTGGGAGAGCATACAGTATAGACACCTAAAAAGGTGGCATATTCATCCTGAAAATGTCTATGTAGACATTTTTAAAGAATTAGTTAATACTAATGTTAAATTTAATGTCCTAGCTCAAAAGTATGGGGTTAAGGACGGGGTTATCGAAGACATTGCTGCAGGTAACACCCATAAATACTTGTGTGACCTATTTCCGGAGGAATATGCAATTCTATTAAGTAAGAAGGGTAATAGAAGGGTGGGCCCGCAAAGTGGCCTCGAGTATCCTAAAGTTATATCCCCTGAGGGGGTAGTATACGATAGTATAAAGAATGCAGCTCAATTCTCAAGAGAACATGGGTTGCATCAAGGCCACTTCGGCGATTTACTTAGAGGAAAAGCTAAAAGTCATAAAGGTTGGAGAATTTATAAGGAGTAAGCCTGTAGTACCTTTTTACAAAGGCCAGATCTAACACAATCATTATCATGAAACTGAATTATATCCACCTCAGGTAATCCCCCTAACCTATTAGAGGCATCCTCTAACCCATTAACATTTTTATCATCCCGTTGAGCTATATCGCCATTAATTACTAGCTTACTGTTCTCTCCTATACGGGTTAATAACAACTGCATTTGTATAGGAGTGGCGCTCTGCATTTCATCAGCCAGTATTAGGCAATTTTTAAAGCTTCTACCTCTCATAAATGCTAAGGGTACAGGCTCTATGTACCCTACTTTTAGACAGTAGTCTAAAAAAGACTTACCAAGTAAGTCGCTAAACGTTTCTAAGTAGGGAGTCATATAAGGTAGTAGTTTACCTTCAATTAGTTCCCCCGGTAGAAACCCCAGAGTCTCTCCGGCAGCTTCTACAGCAGGCCTAGTTAGTACCACCTTATCAATGCGCTTATAGTACAGTTGCTCTGCTGCATAGGCCGTAGCTATATAGGTTTTACCTGTACCTGCGGATCCAATACCAAAAGTTATTTGGCATTTACGTATAGCTTCTAGATACTGCCCTTGGGCGTAGTTCTTAGCAACTATAGGTTCGAATCCGTTAATCTTAATTTGACTAGGAGTAACAGCAGGGGCCACTTTACGGGCCTTCTTAGAAGTTGACATATTATGCCTTTAGATACTCGGACTGGGAAAGCAGTCCTGACTTATACTTGAACCCTTGTGTATTCTTAAAGATAGTTAACGTCTGCTTTCGCCCACTAGGGTGAAAAGAGATATGCATCCAGCCTCCGTACTCGTGAATAATCTGATCAAAGCCAGTAGGGTGATAAAGTGCTTCTGCAACCTTACATAGTTCTAAAACAGAACGGTGGGCACTTCTACAGTCTATAGCAAACCCAGTGGTATGGTGGGACGTATTACTCGAACCAGGTACTGCAGCATTAAGTCTCTGAGTACGTAACCAGCTAGTTACTATAATGGGTTCCTGTATATAGGCCCTAAGAGAGTCCAACTTAGCGGCAGCTATTTTCATATTCTCTAGCTGCTCAGGATTGGGGGTATTCTCAATACCTAGTCTAGCGGCGGTTTCTGAGAAAGTTGCTTCCTCTAAGGTAAAGTACTTGGAAATATTCATTTAAGGTTTCCGAACTTTTTGATTAATCGGACATTGCCATTATGCATGTTACGACATTCTGCGTATATAATGGCATTATCTGCGGTTGTACTCATAATTGAATCAAACGTAACCTCTTGTTCGTCTGATAGCTTATGTAGAGGTTTGCAGTCCTCTAAATACCTAGGGTCAATAATCACTTCCTTCTCGGGTGGAGTTGTATCTTCACATACTAATCTTTGTAGAGTAGTACATCCACTAAGAAAGACTAGAGCTATAATTATTAGATACTTCATTTGTTTGCTCTTTCAATGATTTGATTAAAGGTTTTAACGTAAGACTCTGAAGGATGACATTTGCCCTCAATTATAACAGTTGGAGGTTCCTGCTTCTTATTAAGGATCGCCTTAATATCCTTAGCCGTATTAACATTATTTAATACAGTTTGCTCTAGGTTAGCCTTAGCATATTCTTGTATATCCTTAATACGTTTATCCTTTAGCTCTTCTATAAGTTGAATACGTTCTGCACATATAGTTTGAGCATCTTCATACCCTATATTATAGATATACCTATAACCCCCATAAGCTAAAGCAGCGACAGCTATAATTATAGCCAATTCTTTCCAATACTTAATCAGTAGGGCTGGCATCTTTTTTACCTGTCTTTGTTTGTACTACAACATTAGCTATCTTATTACCTGTAATAATACCAGAAATAACCGCTGTCAGCCAAACTAGGGAGTCTATTAAAGAGGAAGGATTAGGACTAGTACCTAATAGTACAGAGACTTTATACCCAATTAATACATAAATACTAATTACTGCAATATTTACTAAATGGAACCAAAGCTGCGAGGAGCTAGGATTAGTGCTATCCCCTACAGTTAATAGTTGTTTTATATCCATATTAAATCTCCGCGATATTAGTAGTCACCTGCCAGTAGTCTCCGTTCATAAGTACTAGAGTCGGAGGGCCTATAAAAATCGCTTTAGTAATAGAAGTCTCCGTAGGCCTAAAATGGAATTCGAACGCTCCATTCCTATTATTTAGATAAAAAGTTATCAGAGTCTCTTTATCTGTAGTTTTTAGTATATGCGCTACAGAGAATTCTCTTAGAAGTTTAGGCGTTTTTCTTCTAACCCTAACAGCACCATTCGAAGCATAGGTTGGTTCTACATCGTTAATAATAGTTTCTAAGGATTCTACCAACTGCGGAAATCGTCCCGCAGTTGCTGGGTCATTAGGATGCCCCGGGTAGTATGTTGGCATATTTTACTTTCTAGCTTGAATACTCTGCACAACTACTTCAGAAGAGGTATCTCTAAGAAAATAGTTGTTAGTATATTCTGTTATTATATGAGCGGCTAACCAATCATAATATACTATGACTCCTTGAGACCCCCACACTTTAGGGTCCCATATATCTGCCCAAATGTCCTCCCATATAGTACTCATGGTAGGACACCAAACTTAGTACCTATGCCATCTCCTGTAACTACTTTACCATTAATCTTAGTAATGTTGGCTGAAACTTCCCCAGTGGGTTGCCTACTACTAATATTTGTGTCAATACGATTTAGCTCGGGGGTCAATTCAGCTCTAGTAGCTTCAGCATTATCTAGTGATGTAGGAGGTGCGGTGTAACCTGCCGTGGCGAGGCGTGTGCTGATGGCTACGTCGATTCGCGCAAGCTCGGTGGTCAGTTCGGTGCGGACGGCTGCGGCGTTGTCAGCAGCAGAAGGAGCCGATCCCGCAGTAAGGGTTCGCGTACCGTTTGCCCAGACTGCTGTTGCATTGTCCGTCGCCGCAGGGATCGCCGCAAGCACCGTACTGATGTCCCCCGTGATTGCGTATGTCCCGCTAACCGCATACGGAACCACATGGTCAGGAGCCAAGAAGATGTTTCCGGTGCTTCCCGCCGTGTCGATAATGTCCTTGCTCAAGCCGCTGGTAGCCTCTCGACCGTAACCACTGATAACCATCAAATCGGTGGCCGAGGTGTTGCGAATCTTCATTCCGGAAAGCAGGTAGTTCGCCGTATCCGGTGCGCTGATGTAGGTGAAGTCGTTGGCAATGCCTGTCGAGGTGAAGTTCCAATACACAAACGTGGCATAGATCGTAGGCCAAGTCACCGAGCCACCTGCAATGTTGCAATTCACTCGGTCAGTCGCTGCGTCGGTGAAGGTGATTCCCGAGGTCGCATAGATTGCTGGCCCGTCAATCGCGTTGCTGTTGTAGGTCGTGTCGTTTGTCTGCGAGGCCAGATATGTAACGTCCTTGTTGTTCGATGCCGTCCCGCAAGTACCAATATTGGCCTCAATGAATGCCTTGGCACTGGTTCCTGAGACATAAGCAATCCGCACCCTAATTGCCCTATCCCCTACGGGGGCGCTTGGGTCTTCCCAGTAGTACGGGCTGGTTGTCGAGTTGAACAGTTCGACGTTGTTCGTCGTGTCATAAATCTGCACCCGACTTCCGGCAGTTGGGCCGGTGATAGTCACAGACTGGTTGAGCGCCACCACATTTTGATGCGTACCGCCAGCGTGGTCTGTCACGATGTAGTTCAACGAGTCTCCAGAAGGCACATTGTCAAGCCAAACACCCTGCGCTAATGTCCACACCCCACCAGCGTACGTCCCGAAAGGTGCGGCCTTGTTCGCTGTGTAAGCCGCATTCGCCTTCGCGTAAGTCTCGGCGGCAACACCATTCAGCGTACCGGAAGCACCTGCCCGACAGACATACTGCGCCCGTTGATAGACTTCAGACAGAGGACGGTTGTTGCAGTCTATGACGAGGTAGTAGGTCTGTGGACCATCACCATCTCCAAAGTCCTTGGATGTTGAGCCGAACGTGAATGTAACGTCAGACCAACCTCCGACAGTCACTTCGGTTTCAGTGATCGCTGCGTCTGCAAGCGTCGCCAACGGTAGGACGTTACGTCCTGCACCGGAGCAATCTGTTTGATAGTTGTCGTAGGTGTAGCCCCACTTGCGAGCGTAACCATCAACCAGCCCCGACGATACCAACGACCCACCAGCATTCGCTGTTTTGACGAGGATGTCGATGTGTCCAGCAGACCAGAATGAGGTCAGCTTTGTCGTGCCTTGATAGACATAAACGTCAGGAGTACCGGATAGGCCACCGACTGAATACACGTTGGCATATATTGAGCCGTCCGTAAATTCAACTGATCCGCCGTAGAGGTCTTCCAAGTCTCCGGCAGTAATCGACCCATCGTTAATCAGTGTGAAGATCGTCGGTGTCACCCCGTACATCTTCGGGGTGGCGTCGATGTTGGTGCTGCTGTCGGACTCGTTCTGATGGTGCGAGTACAGGTTCTGGACGCTGTAGCGTGTCGTGCCGCTGGTGTGCGTGATTGCCCCGGTTGCCCAGTTGATCGTCCAGTCGGTGGCGACGTTGCCGGTGATGGTGGTGGCTGCGATGTCCTCGACTTGGAGGCCGGAGAATGAGTAGGTCAAGCCACCGTCAGCCAAGATCGTTGCGCCGACTTTGACCGGATGGTAGTAGTTTGCAGATGAGCCTTTGCGAAGGTAGAGATAAACGGGGACATCGACTGTCGTGTTGTAGCTGAAGCTGTCGGTAGTCTCGGAAGATAGTAGCTCGTTGCGGAGTTCTGTTCCGTCAGACTGCTTGTTGATCGAGATGCGCGAACCATCGACCATACCGGATGTTGAAACTGTTACGGTGTTCGGCCAAGTGCCGTAGCCAAGGTCGAACTCGTACGCCCCGATGTCGTACTTGGCGTTTAGCGTTGCGGTTCCTGTTTTTGTGTTGTCACCAACACCGGTAGCTTTGAATGTGATGCCGACAGTGTTCGCTGAAGCCCCGACAGTTGTAAAGTCCGACGTTCCTACCGTCGCAATGGTGTAAGACAATCCCGCGACTAAAGAACCATCTGCCACTGCAGTGTTGTAAGCACTTCCGGTATAAGCGGGGCGAAACGCATCACTAATATCTGACTCATTCACACCAAAATATGTAGTGGCGTTTTCAACTTGCACTGACGTTATTGCAGCCGGTGATAAGTCGGGCCATACCGTATATGCCGGAGGCGTCCCTGTGCCAGCTTGATCCACAAAGTCTGTGGTGGCAATAGTGAACCGAACAGCACCCGTCCCCACCATCCACGCTTCACCAGACAATCCGGCGTTGTTAGTCGCTTTTTCCGTACCTGTAACAACGTGCCAATTAGTCGTATTCCCTACGGCAATATTGTTATAGTAATTTCCGAAAATATTTGTTGTTTGGTAAGCACCCGAGCCATTCAGTCCAGCAAATCCATACACGTTAGATGTTGAAATGCAGTTTGCTACGACCTGACCACCCGAAAACTGCAAGCACGCTATCCCGTCGCGCAAGCCAATAAACACGCAATTCCTGACAGTAGCCGCTCCTGCAACCTGTACGCCTTGCCCGAAACTATTGAACCCACCAACCCCAATCATGTTCTCTACAGTTGCGAGGGCAACGCAATTCATCAGATAGCAAACTGCGTGTGATGATGTTGTAACTTGTACTGTGAATCCGTCAAGCCTTGAGTTATATCCTGTCGCAACAAGCGTTTGCACATTAGCCGTTGGTCGCTTGAATATGTATCCAGTACCAAGTATGCCGTTGTGGAATCCTGCTGATCTGACACCATCTACCGTTGTGGTAACAACCACCGACCCCGCAGGGACTGAAGACAAAGCAGCGTTGGCGGAGCCAATATCGTCCCACGCCATGCCAATCTCGCAGACTTCTGTATCAACTAATGACGCACCTGAACGGCCGGTAATGAATGCGTTTAGACCGTCATAAATTCGCTCTGTGCCACTCGTAGTCCAGCGGGTTTTGTCACTAAGTCCAGCGTAGTATGCCGATTTGATGTAGATCGTACCGCTGTCATTGTTGTTGAAAAGTATCTGGTTCGCTGGCGTCAATGCAGCGTCGGTGTATAGTTCAAACGTATTCGCAGCAGTTGATTTTGCGTAGTAGGTCGTATTCGCTGCAAGCGCCGTAGGCCCACCGTTCTGAGTAGGAAGCGTACCACCGCTGAACTGCACCCCAGTGCCATCGCGCAAGCCGTGATTGGTAAGCGTGACCAGATTGGACGCGCCGAAGGTAACGACCTTCGAATCACCCTTCCCGCCAAAGCAGATTAGGCTGTATACGGTAGCCATTATTTACTCGCCACGCCTTGCTGTTTTTCCCATGTCCTGAAGGCCCCAAGACCAAGCATACCCATCAGCACTTGCAACGTTAGCATCGTGTCAATCGGCGGGAAGGTGCCGGAATATTTAATTTCATTCATCATTTCAATCCTAAGAATTTTGCAACAGTTAATATCTTCTTGGTAATATATTCGCCAATACTTCCAGTCACAGGAGCTCCTGTGTAATCCCAAGTACCTTTAGGTAGGGTAGCAGGCATAAAGTCAACTAAAGTTGTTGTAGCACTAGGGTCTACATATATTTCATTGGTGGGATCTAATGTACCGGTTGGGTAGGTCTTATTGCCTTGGATAAAGTTATCAAACATTATCATATTGCGCTGAGTATTAGATCCTACGTATACCCCATAATCACTATTATTTTGAATTCTAGAGCCAGTAATTACGTTTAAACGTGTTGAATTACTGCTTGTGCCAGTAAACTTAACACCACAGCCGCGATTATAATAAATATTGCAATTATCAAATCGTACTTCTCTAGGGGATCCTTCGGAGGATATTGGTGCATCTGTAAACCGAACACCATCTGATCCAGCCTTCTCAATCTCGCAGTTAAATACTTTATGATAGTCGCCACCTTTAATATGTAAGCAAACACCAGTACCAACTGGAGTTGTACCACCAGTATCGGCACCTACAACATATAGGTTTTCTAATCTACAGAACTTAGCATTTAGAACAATACCATCATCTGAAGAATTAGCTGTTGTTTTAAGAAGGAAATTTGATAGAGAGCAATTAGGTGCTTGTATCTGAATAACGGGGCCTAAATCGCCGACGCTGGGCTGAAATTGAATACCTCGACCAGGGCCGCGAATATGTACATCTTCCTTAGTAATAACTATACGTTCATCTATATTAGCTGTGCCAGTTCCCGGAGCTAGTAGATATATAACATCTCCACGGCCTGATACGGCTTTACTTAATGCAGCAGTAACGGTCTTTAGTGGAGAAGCGGGAGATGTGCCAGGCGCTAGATCAGTTCCAGCTACTGGATCTACATACCAACGTGTTCCGAAACCTTGGTGCGATGCTCTTAAAGATTCAACGTCTAATTTAGCTTGAGCAGCAACTTCCGCGGCGAATCCACTAGCATCTACTTCTGTACCTAGTGAATTATTTACTAGAGTTCCGAAACCTGTGATAGTTATCTTGCCTTTAGTACAAGTTGAATCAACTGTAACAGTTCCGCCATTTAAGTGAATCCAAACTTGTCCAGATGAAGTAGCATGATTCTGGTTTATAATCTTCAAACGTCCATGGAATCCATCGAACGTAACATTTAAACGTGCGCCGTTTCGGTCAAGAATTGCTGTACCTTCATCTGAGTAGCACTCTTTAAAGTAAGAAGCGTGTCCAGAGGACACAGCAGAAGTCTGTCTAATAGTGTACCCTCTAGAGGTCCCATCTACTAGACCACAGCGTTCGTATATACAGTGTGCGTTATCTAACCCATCTATGATGCAGTCATGATAAAGAGATTCCCCACCTTGATAGCCGGTAATCTTACAGTTGTACCATTGAGAGTTGGTGGTTACACAGCCCTGTGTTAGAGTGACTGTTGATCTGAATACATTAAGTGTAGCACCATCACCTCTAAATACTAGGGCAGTTACATTATCTGTTGCACCTACAGTGAAGTTACCCTTCAGGTAGAACTCACCCAAACCTCTTAGTGTAGCGATAAAGGAAGCATCAGCAAACGTGCTAGAAGGTGCCTTTAATGTACCTGCTGGATATGTAGTACCTGATACCCCATTAACTGTATCTATATAAACTTTACCGTTATAACTAGACTGCTGAATTTCCTGCATCTGTACAAGACCTGCGGAGTTATTCGAGCGTACAGCTACATTATTTAGATTAGTAACGTCTAGGATGTTATTATTAGATCCAATTAGAGATACTGAGTATGATCCGTTTTCAAAGGTAACGGTATACCCGTTAATCATTTCGATAACGCGAGCGTACTCAAGACCTCCAAGAGATACTGTTGTGTTGTGGCTGTGGGTATCGTCGTAGAACTGACCTTCTTCGCTATCTTCCCAATCTTTAAGCGCAAGTCTAAAAGCATTAGTATCAAGAGCATAACTAGAACCTCCTAGATACGTTAGGAAGAACTGGGGCACGAAGATCTCCTTCGTTACCCCATTCACTATTAGACCTGTTTGTACATAGTCTGCATCTGCGTAGTCATCTGGAGTGTAGTATAAAACTGCCATATATTACCCCCAGAAGTTAGGTGCACGGTTCTTAGTCGCTACGTTAGTGGATTGATAGTGGATATCAACTGTATGAAGGAAAACATCAGGGACTAGTCCTTGACTTACTGTTAAGTCGTTTGCTGAAAGATACACTCTTCCAAATAACATGCCATCTACCTCAATATCACTAGTATTTAGTAGGTTAGCTCCACCGCCTGGTGCAGAGGCTAATGCTTCACAAACCATATGCTGATACTGAGTAGTAGAAGCGTTCTGAAACTCTACAATAGTAATTGGAGAAGAAAAGGCGGCTTGATTATGGCCTTTGGCCCAGATCAATTCCCAACCCCAAGTAACTGAACCACCTGTTACATACGGGTTATTATGGCTCCAATGTGCATGAATGTATATATCAGTACCTGGAGCGTAATCATGTGGCATATGTGCTGTTATCTGTTGTGCGCTTCCAACTTGGTGGGCATGCTGTTTAATACCTCCACGATATACTTGAACGGTAGGTGCATCTGCATCTCCCTCATGGTAGTGCATTTCACATTGTAGATCGTGCCAGCCCCATGTCTGAGAAGAATTAGGCCCAATTTTAATACCAGATCCCTGAGTTTTAGGCACCTGAGCATTTAGCCCATCCCTAAGGTCCGTCCAATTTGTGTCCATCTCAGTATGGGTTAAGGCTGACCCTTTTCCTGCTCTTGTTGTAATTGCCATCTATAATCCTTACTGATCTAAAATTAGAACCGCTGATAGAGAGGCTCCGGTTGCTGAATCTATAGTACCTACAATAGATCCTGTCTTGTAGTATGGTGCACCTGAAGACTTTCGGGCCCATCCAATTACAGGCTGATCTATAGAGTATACTTTAGACATAGTTACCTGCCCTTGGGCATTCGTATTACCCTCTAGAGCTACCCATGTGGCCTTAATTGTGCCTGTAGGATTACTTCCAGGGGCTGATCCCATTGTATAAGTATACGAGTTTGCATCCACCTTAGTAATAGTGAATACACCGTTATTTGCTAAGTGACTTGCACCTGAGATAACTACTTTATCGTTGGTTACCATTGCATGGCCAGTATGTGTAACTGTAGCAGTAGTACCTGAGTTACTTATTGTAACTGTATCATCAAAGGGTAGATCGCCTGTAGCATTTGATGCTCTTAAGAACACTCTAGCATCCTGAATAGGACTTCCAGTAGTATTAACCACTGTAACAGTAGTAGGTACCGCACCTGCTATAATAGTAGTAGTGGAGCCTCCAGAGTTTCTAACTGAGAAGGTAGAGTCTGCATTAATTGTTACTGAGCCACCAGAATTATTATATACTACCTCATTACCAGTAGATCCATCAGACCCTGCGTATCCTGTAAACGTAAAGTTGTCGAAGGTGTAACTGCCTGCAGCAGTTATTTCTATAGCATGATTAGAGCCATCTGATATAAATGTAAGTCCTGAAGCATTTGCTAGGTAGGTAGAATTAGGTACTAGCAATGTTGTGGTCGCTCTATTATTACTAAAAGTAGTATCAGCTATTGTGGCCGCACCATCTAGTGTAATCGTATCCGTACGTGTAAAAGTACAGTTAGTTACTGAAGTAGCTCCACGAAAGTTAAATGTACCTACATTAGTAAAAGAACATCCTGACCAGTTAACAGTAGCATTATCAGTAATAGTAAAGTTACCGCGTGCTGTAGTACCTAGTGCTAGAAAGGATATGGAGGTCCAATCTACTCTACTTGAAGCATTACGAATTTCGAATAAATTAAAGGTAGAAGTTACTTTTTCTGTATTATCAATTAGAATAGAGGTATTGGAGTCTCTAAAGTCTACAGCGGTACCTGAAGTCCCCATTAAGAACAGACCTTTTTGAAGGTACCCCCCGGGAACGGCTTGGCACAGTCCCCAACGATTTGTATTAGAATCGTTTTGAGTTGCTGCACCAGAAAATGTAGCATACCCGTTTGCTAAGTCTCCATCAACTGATTGCAATATACCTCTGCCCCATCTTATTACATCACATCCAGTTCCACCCTTCGCGTTTGCTAATTGCTTATACCCAATTCCGAAGTACTGTTTCGTACTTGTGGGGGATCCGACCGTTATACTGGGCGTTACTGTTGGGTCAACAACATAGTTCTTCCAGCCACCTAGTGCATCAGTATCCTTACCTGCTACATACCAGGCATAGAATGCTGCTAGGGATGAGCCAATAAGTACCGAGACACCTCCGGCGGATTGGTTATCCACGTTATTAGGGCACTGCTGGTTAATCCATACGAAAAAACAGTCCCCCGTGCCAAAAGTAATACCAGCACCATTATTATACATCATTCCAGTGTTACCAGTACCACCAGTTGTTTGATACTTCGCAATACAGTTAGATCCTTGGATAAAGAAATCAGGTTCTAATATAGGATTAGTACCTGCAGTCCAACCCGTTGCAGAGGTTTCCGCCCAGTTGGTGACAGATTCTGCTGTGCTAATAGTTTGCGCTGTTAAATCTGACGTGTAAGCTGCGGCTGCCATTATACTACCCTAACTTCAAATCCGCGATCCTGATTTATAATAAATGCAATCGCTACTTCTATGCTCTGTAAAGCGGCTGCTAACGCGGTATTACCTTTGGCTACTTCCGCCATTGCGTGCGCTAGGAAATCCTCAATTTCTACTTCATTTGTTTCTGGATGGTAGTGCCTCTGATTGGCTCCATCTACTCCAAACATTTTGTATTCCACCATTACTTTATACTTAGGAGGTAACTCATCATTAGTAAAAGTTGGCTGTGTAATCTCAAGTCTAAGTAAGTGAACACGATTAAACTCAATCTGAGGCTGTACTAAATTGCTTTCAACTTGTATGCCCATATAATCTCCTTAAAAGAGGGAGGGATTACCTCCCTCCTCTAATTATTCGTCACTAATTCTAGACGCGTTAGCAGAACCGCCTGCAGTACCAAGAGAACCAGTACCTTCAGAAGTTTTAATCTTAGGTGTACCTCCACCGTTACGAACACGGAAGAATAGGTTTCTATCCTGTAAGTAAACACCTGTGAAGGTCATCGTAGCACCAGCGGAAGCATCATCAATGTAGCTAATAAATATATTAGCACCGTTTGCCGCAGTATTAGTACTGAAGTCCGTACTACCAATAGTAAACGTAGAACCTGAGTAAGAGGTATACGCATGACGGGTATATGCACCATTAGTACGCTTAATACGAATTGTACCTGTTGAAGGAGTATCTGTTGGGATTGCTCCTGAAACCACTACAGCTACTACAGCCGTACCAGATAGTGCACCATTTAAAGTTAGCTGTCCTAGGTTAATATCATTAACCGGGGCACCATTAACTGTACCTGTAACTGTACCTGAAGTAATAGTACTGTTATCAGCAGGTACTGTACCGGTAAGCATTGGACCAATCCACATTTGACCAGTTGTACCGTAGTCTAATAGTTTGTGCAACTTGGCCGTTCCGGCCGGACTGGCAAACGTTAGGGTACTTCCCTCTACGAACGGGCCATTGGTTTCCGCATCGTAGTTTAGTCTATATCCACGCTCAGCAACTAGAACACGGTCACCACTTACTAAGTTACCCATTGTAAAGGTAACGTTGTTAGGAGGTGTAATTGGGTTACCAGTGATAAGGTCAATAACCGAATCAGTATATGCTAGGTCTAGGTTATCAACACCGAAACCATATGCACCGATAAGAGCAGAACCCGTAGATTGACCGCAAGCTGGGAAGCTTAGTGCCTTTTCAGCAACTGCTGTGAAAGTAGCATTTGCGGCATCTGGAGAGGCTTGAACAATGGTTTTTGTGCCATCAGTCATAGCAGGTGCTGCACCTGTCAGCAACTGAACCCAGATCTTGTTAGAACCATTATCTGCTAGAACTTGTGCTGTAGCTCCGTTACCGAAGGTTACTGAAGTACCTTCGTCAAATGTGCCTGTTAAACTAGTGTATGTTAATTCGTGTGTGATACCACGGAAGAGTTCGCCGTTTAGACCATATAGTGTAGAACCAGACCCTTGGCGGGTTAGGTACTTAATACGTTCGTACAGGTCGTTAATACCTGCTCCGTTTAGGTCCCAACGTGAGTAGTATGCTTCGTTAACAGTATCAATGTTAACGTCCATTGTATTGTAACCTTCAGCATCATTTGCAATATCGCTATAAGGCGATGCTGTCATGTTACCTTCTGTCTCTTGATTGTTCAAGTCATCAGCATACGTTAACGCAGACACGTTATTACCACGTGAGGTCCCGTTAATCTTGAACTCAGAGAATGTCTTACCCCAAACACGAGTTTGAGTAATTAGACGACGTCCGTCAATATCTGCCCCTGCAGTACGCACTTTAAGCATAAAACGGTGTGAAATACCGTTGGCTTCATCACGGTTAATACCTTTGAAAGTATCTCCATCGGGAATACTGTTCCAGAAATCATTAGCAATAACTGCCCCGTTCTGGATAACTTGCATGTCCATGCCTTTATTCGCATAGACTAAGATACCGTCATAAATTATGTTACCCTCATCCTGGATAATAGATCCGCCAAAGATGTATTCGGCTGTAGTATCATCAATGTTATAGCCATTGATAAGCGTAATAATGTTATCCGTTGAACGGTCAGAGGGGGTATCTCTAGAGATATCCATGTAATCATCTGCCGCTACTTGGGAAGCGTCATCAGCAAGACCTTGTAACCAACGGTGTAACTCAATAACAGTAACGTAATTTACGCCAGCTGTTCCATGAGCAAATGTCCCACCGCCGTCTAGGTAACGAATATCCTTATCGTTCTGAATCTCCCAACGGGCTGCATCTAGTGCCATAGTAATCCTTTCTTAACTATAACTCAGGGATATTCTGTCATCCCATATATTATCAAAATTTGCGTCTCCATCAGCCCAAGTCTCTGATACATCACCATCAATCCCTAGAACAAGCTTTCTTATTCTCCAGGCTGCTGCCGATGTTAAAGAGCCTACAGCCGCTTCACCGCGGTAAATTAAACTATCTGTTACAAAATCTGTTTGCTTTGCGTAAGGCATTTCTTCCTCTCCACCGGGTGGACCTGCTGGACCTTGGGGCCCTTGTGCTCCTGATGCAACTAGTATCGTAGTGGAAGGTACTTCAACTACTACGTTGGTATTTTCTGTAGAAGTAATTATGGAACTAGTATCTACTTCTACACATATAGTGGATACTTCAGACTCCGTAACAGTATATGTATTGTCTACAGTACTTACTATTATCTGAGTACTTTCAGTAACTAACGATTCCATTATCTAGTTACTTCTTTGACTAAAGTTATTGTGCCTGTAGCTAGAGGGGTTACTACTCCGCCTGCACTTACTAGTTCTAAACTGTATACAGCGCTATTAAAAGTGTATGCCGCAGTAGTAGTGGCCGACACGCCTAGTCCAACCGTAAAATCAGTAGTATTAATTACTAACTTTCCATTTTCTGTAGTATATTCATCCAGTGTAGTCGTATCATCTATTTTGGCACGTAACTGCATTCTTGCAGTATACCCCGTTAAGTTGATAGGCTCATTATACTCAATGACTCCCCCGCTAATATAGGTCTTATACCCTAGGGAATTAACAGCATTTAATTCAATTGTATCGGAGGTTAATTTAGTAGCAATATGGTATGTTTCAGTATTATTAATATCCGTCATACCTACCACGTTGGTAATTTTTATTCTCCAACCATTAGGTACACCGTGTGAAGCACACGTGATAACACAGGGAGCAGCATTGCTGATCCCTGTGATAGATTTATATATTTTCTTACTAGATTCCCAGCGGAGTACCTCGTTGAACGTACTGCCTTGGTAAATCTTCAGGTTTAATTTAGCTGGCGACGCCATCGGAACTCCTTATGAAGAGATTGTAGTTTCATTTTTCTATATTATACCATGGGAGGTACCATGTGTCAATGATAGAAATTTATCACCCTACTTAGTATCGTGCTTGTGCAATTCTATCATCTGGTCCTGCATTTGCTTCTGCCAGGTTACTAGAAACTCCTGTCTAGTATTCATAATATCTACTTGTTCCTTAAGACCTATAAATCTAGTATTATCAAGCTGCATATGATACCACATTATTGAGCCTCCGAACATTAGAGCTAGAAATACAAAGCATACTAGAACAAACATACCTTTAATAAAAGTTATATGCTGGTCTAATACTTTACTAATAGACTTGACAGTACCGAGGTCATAACTAGTGGCCTGCATACGCTCCAAGGAATGCTCAATTTCAGCCAGAACTTGTTTAGACTTAATTACATCTGGGTCTAATGATCTTGAATCATCCATCTTGCATCCTTTTCTAGCATCTCTACTTTAGTTAATAGTCGTGCATTCTCGGTATTGAGAATCTGCATATTTCCCTTACAGTCGTCTAAATTGTCTCCCAGCCTATCTACTAGCTCTTTAAGAATGCGTACTTGGCTAGTAAGGTGCTGAACCTCTAAAGTTAACTTTGCTACCTTAGATATGGCTTCCATACGCTCGGCTTCACTAACTTGTAACTTTACCTGTATCTTAGAAGACTCCTCGAATGCTTTATCCCGCTGTTTCTCTAGATGAGTAATTACGCTTTCCTCTGCTCTATCTTTAACGATTTCTACAGTATCTCTGCTAACCTTTCGTTTTAGAGCTAAAGCTATGCCACCCAGTGTAGTGGCTGCAGTTATTAATCCAGTTATAATCGTATTTAAATCTAATTGCAAAGCTATTGGATCACTCATTTTTCTTCTCCCAATCTATGGGATACCTAACAAGTATCCACCAACTCATTATAGCTGCTACGATTTCTGCACTAATTGCCGCAGGTGGGGGGTACACACTAAGTAGCATTGCTACACATGACCCTGTCCATAGCATACATCCCAGTACTGCATCGGTTACTAATAATAGCTTATCTCTGGACTTATGTATAATAGAGTACAATCCAGCCAATCCTTGGAGCCCAAATAATATAGCCCAAGTAGTTTCATTTGCAAACTTACTCATGAGAGTATAAGTTGGCCGAGCGAATGTATCGCCCGGCCAAAATAGTAGAAATGACCAAAATATAGAAGCTAAAGACACGAAGAATCTAGAAGCAATTAGGTCCGAGCCCCACATAATATCGTGGAGCCTCATTTTAAGAAATTGATAGTAGCTCATTTGAAGAAAGACCTAATAAAATACCATACGCTCTCATGGCTAGCCTTATGGTGCACTGGATCAGCTTTAGGGAACCCAACATCAACTAGGTTTTGAAACCTTTCATTCTGATCTGCTACTACTTCAGTTAGTACCCCCATCTCTTCCCTAATGTGTGCCTCTAGTCTGGAGTCAATACGTTGTACAATATCTAATAACTCTATAATTAGGTCATCTGAGTGTCTGTGATGTTGCGTTGGTTTAGGGTCTGTATCACGATTATGTTCTTCCATGTACCCTCCTATTCTAAATAAATCAGAGGTTTATTTATCTCCTTAATAAATTCAGACGGTATATTAGAGCCGGAATTAAGATTAAGTATTTTTCTTACATATTCTACGCACTGTACTCCCGGCATCGCTTCTATATTAGATAGAGATAATACGGCGTCTAGTATTGAATAATCCGTAATCCCTATATCAGAGAAAGCTCTGTCTTCCATTTCCGCTGTGAAATCCATATCCATATGAATAACTGAGAAAGGTAGAAAGTTACTTAAAGGTACTACTCTAACTTTAGGAGGAACAGCTTCTAAAACAAGTAGTCTACCCCTATAATTCCAAGCTACTCCTACATGAATATAATCGGAACTTGTAAAGGTTTTTACTAGTAGCCCTTTTAAATCATACAGGGAACTAAGTCCCCTGTATGACCAGACTAGAATATCACCAGATTTAATCTTATCGCGATATTCTACGTACTTCATGATGCTCTATTCTCTTCGCTTTCAGAGAACTCACACAATGCATCTACTCTAGTAATCTGAGGTAGAGGATTCAACCTTAGTTTCCAATACAACGCGCCAGCCGGCTCTGGATCACGTTTAAGTACGTTATTGTATAGTAGCTTTACATAGGTCTCATCATCTACATTAGAGCCAAATCTACTAATAAACTCTGGGCTATTGATAAACTCTTTAGCAAGTACCTGAAGAGGTATACCTCTTTTAAGTTCCCCTGTCCAGTATTCCAAACCCTTAGGCTCTGGTGCACGGTTAAGTGCTGCTTTGTAAAGCCTAATAACCATCTGCTCATGTGGATCCATAGTCATTCCTGCAAATTGTGTAAATACCCATAAGTCGTGAATATCTGCTTGAGCAAATCCGTAAGGTATAAAGGCGTATCCATTATTACCCCAACCTGTACCCCAAGAGTTTTCAACAATCCAACATTGTTTATTATCATCATAACCTACAATAAGCATAGCATGGCTACCAATAGCTGGTTTTGTATAATAACTATTAACTATATACCACTGGTATATTTCGCCATCAGAGTTATCAGTCTTAGGAAAGTCTAAGAAAGGGGCTTTTAGAAACATACCTACAAGCACTGGACAACCTAATGCTAGAGCGGTTTTAACCCCTATCATATTGTAGTTCTCAATACGTTCGTATCTACCTACTTTCCATGCTTCTGCTTCTTTATATGCCTGTTCAGGCGGTTTATCATTAACTGCCCAAGTTACAAAAGGCCACGTAGATTCTAGGCATACTCCTTGCTTATTGAGGCAACGACATATATCTCGCATATATGCTCCCCCATCTTGACCATGAAGATTAGGGTACTCAGCACGCTCGTTATAGTATAGGAACAATCTAGAGAAGTCTAGCTCTTTTCCGGCTCTCTTAGCCCAGATTTCGCAGGCACTAACTCCCGCATTTGCGGTGCAGGAGTTAGTGTTCTGTTGGTTCTCTATATTACCAGCGTACTTTCTAAGGTCTACAACTGGGGGCAATCCAGTTGTAGTTCCTGTAAATACATAATCCCTAGGGTCGGGTAAATCTGGTTTTAGGTTAGTTAATTGATAGGTCATATAGGTTCTCCAATTTAGGGTGTTAATATTTCCAAGGATCTGCCAACTGTAAGTATTCCAGCAGTCTCAAGGGCTTCTACACCCTCTATTGTACGAATATCAGTTAAATCTACAATGCTTGCCGCGCTTAAATCATCTAACCAGATTTTAATTAATAAATTGGTTGTTGCAGCAGTATATATCGCTACCTTTTCTTCATTAGTAAACCTACTACGAAAATCTAAAACACTTAATTTACTTGTAGGAGATTCTAATATATTAAATTGCTTAAATGGATCTACAAATATAGTACTTTCTGTACGCCAGCCCTGTTCTTTTTCATCCCATTCTATAGAATTTGATTCTATTAGTAATTGCTCACCATTCATTAGTTTCATTTGGTACCTCTCAATGTAGCAGTGGTACCAATAACTGAGCCTTTACATCCTGGTACTGTTGCAGTAGTAGAATCAAAAACTCCACCTGCACTAAATTGCTGATTAATAGTATATGTACCTTCTGTAGCAATTCGGATAGTTTGCCCAACAGTTTTAGATTCTAAAGCAACTCCTAAGATAGATTTACGAGCAGTATTATAATAAAAATCTGCTATATATAAAGCTCCTGGTTCCTTAAATGTGCCTACAATATTTCCGGAGGAGTGAAGTATTGCGCTTGAGGCTAAAATTGGATTCCCATTATCTCCTCTTAGTATAACAGCATTACCAACACTCCCACCTAAAGGTGTGCAAGTAAATATAGCTGCATCATAACTACCGTCACTATTGGCATAAGATATGCGATATATAACAAAACCTGAAGCACCTAAGTTAAATGCTTTGATTGCTGTGCCAGTAGTACTGGTAGTACCCCCATTCAAGCCACTGGCAGTTAAGGACCTTACTGGTAATACGTTTTTTCCGGTTGCATCATATGTGCTAAGATGAGAAGTAGTACTATATTGAGTTATAACTGCAAAATCTCCAGAATCTAGAGGGACTATAGCTGGTCGTAAGCTAGTAACTACACTAACACCCAAGTCAATTAAACTTCCTACTGTAGCATTACTAGAGTTATAGATTTGTAAGTCTGGATAACTAGAGCCCTCTCCAAATACAAAAACAAGATTACCATTAGATAGCTCAAAAATTGATTTATCTCCATAAGGTATAGCATTTGCACTACTACTGCCTACAGTAGTTAAACTACCTATAATAACTCCACTAGAATTATATCTTGCAAACTTCATTCCTGCTGTAGCGGTGGACCTATAATAATATATAATAAAATCATTATTAGAACACCCCAATACTTCGAAGTGATAAGGATTACAATTTGATTCTACAATAGTTTCACTACCTTGAAGTACTCCTGATGGATCATATCTTCTAAAGGTTGCATTAAGAGTAGTTAATTCTGCATAAGCTATTATAAAGTTTCCATTAGGGGTAACATCTATGGCCCAGTAATTATAAGCTGTACTACTCATAGAGTCCACAGTAGTAGCTGCTACAGCTACTGTTCCATCGTTATTATATATAGCAAATTTAATAGTAGAAGAGGTATTCCACACTACTACAAATTTAGTGCTATTTAATTTATGAATACTGTATCCACCTATACTAGTATCACTAGTTACTGTTACTTTAGATATTACGTCAGCCCCCAAAATATTCCGTATTCTAAATTGTAAGTTACTACTAGCTGAGGAACCATTTCCGGAATATAGAAAAACAATATTACCATTTTCTAACTCACATACAAAATCATTCATTTTGATATCTATGGTGTAGTTTGCATTGGTTTCCATAGGTGCTGGTGCTTTAATCGCACTACATCCTGCGGTAGTAATATTCTCATTAGCAATGCCTAATGCAGCATAAGATTTAAGTACTTTACCTTGTTCAGAGTTAGTAACTAAATCACCGGATGTAATTGTACCTCCAGCTAGTGCACGGATAACGGCTTGTTGATTAATATTACTTGTAGTATTAATGCCCATAGTTTACTCCTCAAATCCGTAAATATTAACAGATACATTTGCTAAACTGGAGTAAGTTACTACGTATTTACCAGTATCCGCAATGACTCCGGTTACTTCAAAAGTGCCATTAGCATCAACTACTGCATCATATACAAGATACTCAGAAGCCGCTGGTGTAGTAGTAGTAGTGCACACTGCTAGTCTTACTGTAGCTGGAGTAGTATTACGATTACAGAAGTTCACAGTGCATATCCAAGCTTTTGAAGCTGGCACAGCCGTAGAAGCAGTATTAGTTACAGCTACTAAATCTGCTTTATATAAATTCTTTGCAGGCATTTACATGCTCCCCATAAAATAGGCTTTTCCTAATGAACTACCTGCCGATACATTGGCATCTAGCTTATTAATAGCCTGCAGGATTGTGTCGCTGGCTGATATAGTACCTGCTGCAGATGTAAAGCCTGTTAATAACTGTCCTGTAACATCTGCAGCTGTAGCAGCCGCCACAGTACCGGATGAGGACTTCAGCAATCCGGAAGTGACTGCAGACATAGTAATAGAACCTACATTAATCGCCTCACTGTTCTGGAATGCCATATTACCCACATCTGATACAGTTACTGCAGCTGTGGGTCCTGTGGCGGTAATTACCTTACCGCCCAGGTTAATACCTTCTTTTACTTTAAACATAACTCGTCCCTTTCTTTGAATCGGAGTTAATTACTTTATAAAATCCTATTTGCTTGGAATACATAGGCATATGTAGTTAATGGAGCTGAGGCAGATAGCTGCACTTTAGGGGCTGCTGATGCAGTTCTAAATACTCTACAATAAACTGCAGTTGCCGTACCACCGTCACCTGCCTTCATTAGAGGTATTTCAGTAAACTCGTCATTAAGAGTTGCTGCTCCATTACCAGAGAACCATGGGAGCACCCCATAGTAGAATTCATTAGTACCGGCCTGAATACGAATATTATAAGAGCCAGATACAAAAGTAGTTCCTGAGATACCTGTGTCAGTCCATGAACCATTAGTTAGTACAATACTTGCAGTAGTATACCCATATCGTCCATCCGATATACTTGTATCATACGATGCACCTAGGGCTAATTTAATACCATTAGGAAAGTATACTATACTACTATCACCATTACGAGTACAGATATGTACCCATGATGATGGTATATCCAATGCTGAAGTATAGGTTACTACTCTAAAGTTAGCTGCTAAAGAAGTTGATGCTCCACCTATTGGTAGGATGTAGTATAAAGAGGTCCAGGTGGCTAAAGGAATGCCTGCTGCGGTAGCTGTTACATTAGCTGCTCCCCCGGCCCCTGTAATGGTCCCCGTAGTGGGGCAATATATGTCAAAGTATCCAGTTGTACCATACTTGGCACCATTACCGTTATTAATAGAAATAAATCTAGCAGACCAGAGCACGTCACCTGCAGCACTTACAGTTATTGTGCCCCCACCGTTAATAGTTGCATTAGCTCTTAAATCTGCTAACCCTAGGGAAGCTTTGAAGCCTTGGGCAGTGTTTTTTCGTATAAATACATCTGTAGAACTATAGAATATAGTATCAGTAGTAGCTTCTATTGCAGAATGGGAAGCACTTAAGTAAGCTGCTTGTACAAACTCTGCGGCAGATACTCGACCTGGTACTACTAAGGATCCCGTTGTGTTACTTAAAGGCAGGCCTGATGAAGTTCCCGAAGCTGAAGGAGTTGTTTGAGTATAGCTATTTGTTGTGCTAGTGTAAAAATTGGCCTGGGCTCCGGTAGCCCCTACATATATTCTATAAGAAGTAGCTCCAGGTACTGCAGTCCAAGTCCAAGTAATAGAAGCTGTACTCCCTGTAGTTACTACACCAGCAGATTCGACACCAGGTAAAGTAGATAGTCCATTGATATCAATCGCTACGATTCTGGCATACGTAGTAGTCGCCGCCATTGATCCGCCTGATGCGGATGGAGTTCCTGAAGGAGTTCCTGGGGTGGTTAGTGCAACTATTGTGACACCGTTGGTAATGGAAGTACCTGCTCCCAATAAAGAGGCTGACCCAGTAGTTCCAGATAGTGTAAATCTTGTAGTATTATTAGTTGATAAAGCTATTTGACCTGCTTGCTCTGTAGTAAGCACTAGGGTTCCAGTACCTTTATGGCGTATTCCGGAGCCTGCATTAGTTCCGCCATTATCTCTTATTATACGTAAACCATAATCCGTATAAGTTGTATCTCCTATTAGATCTATATAGGAATTACCACTACCAGTTCTACCATTTCCTAACTCAATTCTACAAGATCCTGTAGATACAGTAGTATCTCCTACAAATAACTGTCCGGAGCTTACAGTAACGGTGCCTGCCGAGTCAATCCGCATACGTTCAGTTAATGTATTTGTCGCGCCAGCGGTGTAGAACCGCATATTTGACAGGTAGGCACCTTCTACATAACTACGAATGGAGCCTAGGTAGTTTGCTCCTATAGCAACCATGTCCACGGCGGCGTAATCACTAACATCACCACCCATAACATCAATGGTTATAGCCGCGTTATCCGCTCCAGCCACTCCATCTCTTACATGAAGCTTAGATAGAGGAGCGCTGGCACCTCCTAAAGACATTCTCTGTGTTGAAGTAATTCTCATCGCTTCAGTCGGACTACTCGCACCGTCAGCCGTGGTGCTGAATGCAAGATACGTCGGCATCTCCGTAGTGGTTGGAGTGCTTTCGCAGTAGGCAGTGATGTATGCGCCATCGCGCATGATTGGGGTACCACCATCAACACCTGAGAATGTTAGTCGTCCAAGAATGTCTCCCGTCTGGACTGTGCCGCCCGTGTAAGTATCGACCGTCGTTGCGCGGTTGCGGGCAAGAAACAACATTGGGTTATTCGTTGCACTGTTGGCGAAGATGCCAATAGATGATGAAGATGCACTAGAACTGGCTGAGTTGACTTGCAGTTGAGGAATAAGACCAGCACCGCCACCTTGCGACGATCCCGGTACAGTTGCGCCCACTACAGTTCTTCCGTTCGCATCAATCACAAACGGCGTACTATCCGGCGAAGCACTATCCTCCACCACAAACGCATTACCTGTGCCGGTGTTCGTCACCGTCAGCGCAGCACTGGCACTGTTGCTCAATATCGTCGTCGCGCCTTTGATCGCGTGGGTGTCGGTGGCTTCAGCGTCACCTATAGTTGCATTTCCAGTTATTACTACATCATTAAATACATTACTACCAGATACTGAACCTAGAGATACAGTCCATAAGGCATAGGTACCGGAACCTGCTATAATAGTTACATCTATAGTTAAGGATCCAGTACCACTATTATAAGCGGTTACTACGCCTGCCATCCTAGTGGAAGGTACTGTAGTATATGCAATAACTAGGTCCATACCTACTACTATTGCTTTACCTGTTTGAATAGTTAATGTTTTAGAACCTGTCCCTATAGTTAAACTAGTAGTACTAGTAGCATTAGTACCGGGGGCATTTAAAGCCGTTAGTGCAGAGGCTGCAGCATTAGTGGCGTGTGTACCTGCTGTAGTAGCTGAATTAGCTGCCGCAGTAGCGGAGTTAGAAGCATTAGTAGCGTGAGTAGAAGCAGTACTAGCCCAGTTAGAAGCTGTAGTTGCTGAGTTAGCTGCATTAGTAGCATGAGTAGAAGCAGTACTAGCCCAATTAGAAGCTGTAGTTGCTGAGTTAGCTGCATTAGTTGCTTGGGTAGTAGCAGTACTAGCTTGATTTGTAGCTGTAGTAGCTGAATTAGCTGCATTAGTTGCTTGAGTGGATGCTGTCGTGGCTGAATTAGCTGCCGCAGTAGCGGAGTTAGAAGCATTAGTAGCGTGAGTAGAAGCAGTACTAGCCCAATTAGCTGCAGTAGTAGCTGAGTTAGCTGCATTAGTAGCGTGAGTAGAAGCAGTACTAGCCCAGTTAGAAGCTGTAGTTGCTGAGTTAGCTGCATTAGTTGCTTGGGTAGTAGCAGTACTAGCTTGATTTGTAGCTGTAGTAGCTGAGTTAGATGCCGCAGTAGCTGAATTAGAAGCATTAGTAGCATGAGTAGAAGCAGTACTAGCCCAATTAGCTGCAGTAGTAGCCGAGTTGCTAGCACTGGTGGCATAGTTGGAAGCTGTTGTAGCCCAATTAGAAGCTGTTGTAACAGATGCTGCTGCAGAAGTTGCTGCAGAAGTAGACTGTACAGCTACCCATGCTGACCCGTTCCAAACTCTCATTTCTGGAGTTACAGTATTCCAATAAATAGCTCCCGTAACTAAAGCAGCTCCTTCATTATCTAAAGTAGGGTTTGCCGCTTTACTACCTAAATATTTTTTATTAAAGTCTGTTAACCCAGTACTAACTCCAGTAATTTCTGAAGTAGTGGCTAAGGTATTAAGTACATCTATGTAGTCCAGTTGTCCAGGATAAAAAGTGCTCATCTTTTAAATCTCCTCAATATCTATCGTGGAACTATACATTTCGTATATAGGATGAGTTACTCCCGGCAACTGAGATAGCTTTCCATATATTTGGTGGGTTTGTTCCTTGGCCCAATCTGTGCTATTATCAGGAAATAGACTAATAAATAAAGGTTTAGACAACCCATTACCTTTTAATATTCTCATCATCTCTAACCTATCTGACGCATCTAGCCACTGTAGGTCGAAAGATAAACTATTATAACTAGTATTTCGGACGGTTACTAAATTACCAGACTCACTTCTAACGTGGGAGCTTAGATCTTTGATAGTATTAGATAGACCGAAACTTGTATTAAATTTAGGTGACCAATGTCTGCCTATAATCAATCGGGAAGCTTCTATGTACTGTGCGGAGTTACTTGTATCTTCTATTTCAATTGATAGAGATGTAACTGCTAGTCCTACAGCTGTAGAGGGTAGCCAAACTCTAGCATACGTTCCACCTCCATAAGAATAACTATTGACCCCTAGTGGTACAGAACCCCAGTTCCATAAACCTAACTGCTGGTAAGGACAGGCATTTATAGCACCTGTATCAAAGACTGTGGTAGCGCCTGTAGTACTAATTGTAGGTACAGCCGTTGTTCCAGTATGTGTTGGCGTTGTTCCTGTGTATCCTCGAACTCTAATAGTAGCTACTGAAGATAGATTACAGAAGGGTATAATTATACCAGTTAGGGTCTGAGAAGGGAAACTCACTATTAAGTTCGCCTTCGCAGTGTCAGTAGTGCCAGTAGTTAGAGATCTCCACACCAGCGATTTAGCATCTAGCTTAAGATTAGTTACTACTACCTGGGCCGATGCCGTGCTAGATGGTGTCATAGTGGTAGTGCTAGCATCTACCAGATTTTCGTATATAATTCTTAAGTTATTAGATGCCATTTTTACTCCTTATTGTTGAGCTCTAAGCGCATCTCGTGCTGTGGCCGCTTGCATATACAGACTATATAAAATTACGTATAGTTCTGTATGTGTACAGGTTGTACCTAAAGGTGCTCCTGTTTCTGGATTGAGTAGGTCAATTGATCCATTTTCTGCATCAAAATCTAGTATGCAGGAATCGTTGCCTAATCTAGCTAGATTGCTATCAATTAGGGTCACTATTTCCTCTTCGAAAATAGCTACAGGCAATCTACCGTAGTTATTCTTTATAGTTACTGTCTTACATCTTTGCCACTTAGTACCAGATACTGCAGATTCGTTATAATTTGCCATAATTTAACCACATAAATAAATACAACCTATCATCTTAACTTCAGTGGGAGAACTAAATACTAAGTTCTCTCGTGCTTTTGCCACTGTGTATCCTCGAACAATATCATCAGACTGTTTCATACCTTTTCCAGGTATTGAGGATGCAGTAATTAAATCACCTATTTCAATATTACCGTTTTCCCCACATACATTAACCTGTCCTTCTCCCAAAGCATTTATAGCCACTAAGCTATAGTTATTTTTAATAGTATCATATTCCGGAATGGGGGTAGGTGCATCTGTGTAGTCTGACTTTATGATGTTAGTAAATACAGCAGGAGTGTACCCAGTAGCTAGTAACTTAGGTATGCTAGCAATAACTCCTACGGTACCTTTCTGATTTGGGGATGTAGTTAGTGTTACGCGACATATAATATTTGAAACACCTTTTTTATACACTACTTCAGAGTCTACTACAATATCCCCTGTTTCTACAATATCAGATAATGCTAGTAGGGCATCGTGCGCTCCAGTAAATGGTCCATAGTTAGTACCACCACCCTCAGCATAAAAATCAAAACCATTAGCAGCACCTATTAGACCACCTGTAGACGTTCCACCGTACCTCGTACCTCTAATAGCATGTGCGCTTGCCCCTGCATTATTGGAGGTACCTAATATAGCTACATCATTTCCATTATTATCCCCTTTGATGCCAATGGCTCCCGAGGAGTACCCATACACACCAAAAGAGCTGCCTGTGCCATATACACCGTAAGATCCTCCTGCCCCATAGAGCCCATAGGAGGAGGCGTAGCCGTAGACCCCATAAGTACCTGTAGCTACGTTAGCATAGCTACCGGATGAACCAGTAAAATTACCTGCAGTACTACTAGTATTATATCCAATTACTGGAGCTACTGAACCACTCCAGCCTAGCGCAGCGTATGCTCCAGCAAAGGAGAGACTTTCTACATACATTCCTTTTACGGTTGCCTGTAGATTAGTACCATCCCAACGTAGATAGTTAGTAGAACTTCCTATAGAGAACTTGTACGCTCCGCCACTATACCCTAGATAGTATCCCGTTCCAGTAGCATAATCTGTCTGGCCCCCCTTCATGTGTCCAGAAGTACCTACAGTTAGAGCACCTGAAACATTTAAAGCTCCAGTATCTACAGTAAGAGCGCTTAAAGCACCTACCTTAAAAGTTGCTAGGTAAGAGGGGCTTACCCAAGTATATGATCCGGAAAGTACAGTTCCATCAGCTATGAATAGCCATTCACTGCTGGATAGGGCTCCTGAAGGTGGTAAAGTATACCAAGTTGTATACCCTGTAGCATTTCCTGCTGTAGGAGCACCTATAGGTACTGCTGGTGCGGCGGGTAAAGAACCACCACTTTGTATTTTGTAAGCTTTTACGGCTGTTGCACCTGTAGCTCCAGCGGTCCCTGTAGGGCCTGTGGGCCCTTGAACTCCTGTAGGACCAGTATTACCAGTCTCGCTGTAAGGTACAAACATAGTACCGAATGAACTGAGTATACCTGTCTGTGCCGCAGTAGCTTTATAGTGAACTACAGCACCACTACCCTTCTGAGTAAGATAAGTAGCCGAAGATATAACTGCGGTTGCTACAGCGGTCCCAGTGCTAGTAGATATCTGAGTATACGTTCCCTCGGACCCAGTAGGGCTATAGTAAAACGTAATCAGTGGTGAAGTCATACCAGTGACTGTAGCCGTAAGTGTAATGTTAGCTGGAGTATATCCACCACCATCAGCTAGCTTAGTCATAGTACCGGAACTAGATGTTAAGGCTACAGCGCTACTTGCTAACCTGTTAGCCGCTGCGTGCAACTTTAGGTCTCTATCGTTAACAATGGTTGCCATTATACAAGTACCTCTACGTCTATTGTGCTATCTAACCAACTAGGTGCTAAACTAATAACTTGCCCTGTAAGTCCATTGGTAAGTCCGAATCTAGGATACTTCAAGCTAACTTGTTGACCTAATTTTAAGCCTAGTAACTTAGAAGTACCAGTTAGGGAGTATACGTTGTGCTGCTGCCTATAGTACGTCATTATTCTATCAGCTTCTGCAGTAGCATCCGTACCTTTTACTAGCAAAGTATTCTTTTGCTCAGGGTCTATATTTAAGCCATATAGTGCTTTTACGCCTGTGCCATCCGTTGCAGTTTTTGTTAAGTATTCTGTTGCGTAATCTGTTTTGTGATCCTCAGGAATTGCTGTTAGTAGATCACTTTGCACTGTCCAGTTCTTACAGTACCCAATTGTGCATGTGGCACGAACTGGTACACGTTGGGATAAGTTAAAGGATCCTTGAATTATATCATTATCAGTTATTTCTGTAATATCTGAATTGACAAACGGTACACCATACTTAAGAAGCTGTAACTTACCTTCCTTAGACATTACCAATTGCGCGCCTACGCTGGCCGCTAGTTCTGAACAGATTGAAAAGACTGATTCTGACCCAGTAACTTGAACGCCGGTTGGTTGAGTATTAGCCGTTGAAAATGCTAAAAGGTTTGGCAGATCTAAATCTGAGGCTGTAAACCTTTGGTAAGAGTTGCCGTACTCTTTAACTAATAACGCAATTATTTGTGCAATATTATTAGAGTATGTACTATCCGTAGCACCAGTAGTTAAGTTAATTGACTTCTGTACTCCTTGAACCGACATTGTAATAGTGCCTGCTGGAGTATATGCCAACTTAAACTTACCACTAGGGGCTGTATAAGTAATACCTGATAGTAGGTCTCCGGGCCCGTCTTTATCTGTATAAAGTGGAACTCCATTATCTCTAACTTCTATAATACGTTCTGAGTTATCTCTACAGAACATATACTCTAGCTGAGCTGGATCTACGTATAGAGGTTCTATATTATGAACTTCTCCAAATACTAAAGGTTTAATAGTATCTTGATTAGTTTGTCCGTCTGCCCAGGTTCCATAAGTACCTAACTTATCTTCAGTTATAGGGGAATTTAGTTTCTGTAGTTTATCAATAAAACGAATATTTAATAAGCTACGTTTCTTTGAGTCTATATCAGCAATAATACCGCTAAATATTAGTTTGAACTTTGTTTTAAAATCTGCTAAATCTGTGGAGACCCAGAAAGGGTCTCCCAAATATATATTAATGGATTTATTAACCCATAGGTACTTTGTATTATCTAACCAATCATCCAATTCTCCATTAGGGTTTAGGATCTCTACATCTCCATAGGACAGCGACGAATCGCTGTCCGATATGGATTCTGAAAACTTAATCCTATTTCCTAGAACTGGATTAAAACTAACTAGAGAGTCTTCCGTTAGGTAACCAGTGGATGAAAGATACAACGTTTCGCTAGCCCATCCGCCACTGTACTTTGAGATAACTACCTCAATAAATAAAGCTTTTATTGCTTTAGGGTCTTCCAACCACGATTGTGAATAAGACATTAAACCATCCTAACTTTTGATCTATCGGCCCAAACTACCTCTGAAACTGCAGTATCTACAGCCTCTGCGACAGCCTCTGCCATTCTATTAGACGAATCATACGTTGAAGTTATTAGGCTTCCAGTATGCTTAATCTGCTCTTCTCTCATTCTCTTAACTTCTTCACGAAGATACTTAAGTTCCTGCAACAGTTCGGTATTGTTAGTAGATAACATTCCCATAGTCTGTCCAGCTGGATAAACTCGTGCAGGTGTCGCGAAGTCGACCAACTCAGGACCCTCTTCACCCACTAGAGACATACCACTAGCTAGACCACCTCTGGCGTACTGTCTAAATACTTCACCATTCTGTGAGGCTGAATGGGCAAACACACCCTTAATATTAGATAGACCTACTGCTCCTGTCTGCAACTGGGTTAACCAATAATCATACCCGGCCTGTTCTGGTGCTCTACCTAGACCCTTATAGTATAGGTCGTTTACTATTTCTTTATAGGCTTCGTTGTTAAACGCCTTAGTAATAGTAGTAGTATCTAAGGCACCTGAAGACAGCTGACCCATCCAGTAATCCATACCAGTGGATTCACCTTTACGCCCTAAGGTATCTTTATATAAGCCGCTAACTAGATCGTTATAGATATTGGGCTGAGTGTATGATCCTCCTGCTGCTCCTGATCCAGCAGCTATTGCAGCTCCTAGGGTATTTTTAACAGCATCCATTGCAATACCTAATTGAGCTGTTAATTGTGCTGTTGTCTGAGTATTAGTAGCAATGATACCTAGAGCATCTAACTGCAGTTGCTCTACGTCTGCCTGTGCACTTAGAGAAATTGCCGTACTGTCTAGCATCTGTAGTACACTATTGAAGTCTTGTGTATACTGTGCTGAACTAGCAAATAGACCTCTTGAAGCTTCTAAGAACTTATCACTAACTTCTGGTAGCTTGTCGATTGCTGCTTGTTGGGCAGTTTTCTCTGCTTCCGTTGATCCTCTTGTAAGGGCTGCAATTACTGTAGCTTCGTACTGAGACTTAGCTTCGCCGTACTTTTGGGTCGGAGTTAGTGTAGAACTATCACTTAGCAGTAATGACTTCTTGTAGTCTCTTAGAGCTTTTACGTTATCTCTTAGAACTTTAACTGATTCAGTGTAGGTATCGTTTAGCTTTTCTTGAATCTCTTTCGCATCTTCTAAAGCGTATATATACTCTAGGATAGGTTTGAACTGTTCGCTGGTTCCTGACAGTTCTTGCTCTCTGGAAATAGCGTTAGCCTGACTCTCTCTGCCTGTTAAGTTATATATGCGTTGCTCTAGGGTCAACTTCTGATTGTTTAGTGCGAGCTGTTGTTGAGCTACCAGAGCTTTTCTGAACGTACCTATTAGCTTCTCTGTTTCTGAAGTTAGTTGGCCGATATCCTCAAAGAACTTGGTAAACGCGGCGGTCTGCTTATCTATATCTACTAAAGCTTTCTGAGCTGCGGTACTAGTTATCTCAAATATTCTATCAGTAATCTCTGTAACTTTATTATCAGCTGCGCGCTTATTTTGAGCTTTGTATAGAGCTAGTTGAGCAGCCGCATAAGTTGAAGTTGAAGAGGTAACTTGTTCTAGCGTTGCTCCTACTTCTAGTAACTTCGCTGTGTAGTCCTCTACCTTATCATTAACTTCGGCTTGTTGTCTCTCCCAAGTTGATAGTCCTAGACGGGCTAACTCTCTCTCAGCTTTCTTTGTATCTTCAGCCAGCTGCTTTAGTATGTCGGCCAGTTTCTTGGCTGAATCTTCTGCGTCTTTTTTGGAGTCTTTTTCTGCGTCCTTACGTAGCTGAATATCTCGTACGCCAAAATCTGGCATATCTATATTAAATCCACTACTTAAGCTTGCTATAAGATTTTTCCACTCAGGGCTACTTAATAAGGTTTTAAATACCGTAGATAGCTTAGTAATTTGCTCTTGTGCAGTTGTAATCATACCTGCCACCGATATATTGGAAGCCAGTTTTACAACGCCCTCACCAATTACTACATTCTTCATTAGAGGAGTTACAACGGTATTCATAATGATGGAACCTACTTGACTAGCAAAAGTATTGGCTAATCCAATACTTAAACTATCTGCTAGATAAGTGCCTAATTCCTTACCTACATTTTTTCCATCCTTAAAGGAATCCATTATGTTATCTTGCATTCCACTTATTGAGATTCCGAAAAGTTCGGCCTTCTTAGCGCCATCTTCTAGTTTCCACAGGCTTTCATATGCTGCAATATTCGCTGAACTTAAGTCTTCTGTCGCTAGTATGTTAGCTCTTGTGCTAGTAGTTAGAGCCTCCTGAGCCTGGAACTGATCTAACATTCCTCCAGATACTTCCTGTATCGCCACATTAGTGTCAAACAGTAATTGTGCTCTAGCCTCTTCAGCGGATGCTACTGCCTCAAATGCGGGCATTACATCAAGTAGGGAGTTTAGTAGATCTATTCCGGCTTGTCCCGTTGTAGAAAGTGACTCAGATACCGTAGTAAATGCGCTCTTAAATTCTGCTTTAGTTTTAGGTACTTGTAATCCAAAGTCCTTTAATTGTTTACCAAGTCCAGGTATTGCGTCACCTAGAGCATTATCCTTACCACTAGCTGCTCTAGTATCTTGGAAGGTATTGAAGAGTCTGAATCTTACAGGGTCAAGTTTTTCAGTCTCAGTCAAGAAGTTGTCTGTATAGAACTCCATCTTTTCAGTGAAGGATTCTAACCCACCTGCTCCTTTAACTAGAGAATCTTGTAGCTTGATTACTTGATAAACAAAAGCTTCTGCGTCATTTGCACCGGTTCTAGTAGCGTCGGCGAGTTCTTTTTCAGCATCCGCTAATTCTTTAGCGGCACTCTGAACCTCCTTACTAGAGGACGTTAACATGTTATTTGCTAGTACTTCCTTATACGCTTCTTTTTCCTTAGTTGTAGCAGCTCGGGTATTATATACTGGGTCGGAATCTGCACTTCCTTGACTGACAAGGTCCTTTACCAGATAAGAATCTACTTTATCTTTTATTATCCCATCTAGCTTTGATTTGGCTGAGGCTACTTTATCTTGAGCTAATCCTATAGAAGCACTATTGACAACCGGATTTGCAATAGTGGGGCCAAACTGAGGAGTCTTAGGATTTAGAAATCCCAGTACTCTTTCCCCTCTATTATATTTATCCAGTAACTCTTGGGAATCTAGGAAATTAATACCTGCTTGCTCGAAGGATAGTGTTACAGTACGTAGTTGGCCAGCTAATCTTATGAATGTTTCTCCGAGCCCCTCACCTACTTGTTGGAAGGCTTCAATCCACGGAGTGGCTTTAGTTATTAAGCTATCAAATGCCTTACTAAATACACCTTGTAGAGCATCTGCAATTTCATCCCCTTTTAGTCCCTGTAAAGAGACTCTTAGATCAATAGGTACATCCTCTAAAGATTTCATTATAGGGTCAATAGCTTGGATAGTGTATCCTAGGGTACTGAGCCCTTCAGATATTGAGGTATCCATTTCCTTGAATACTAGGGATAACTGTTTAGGGACTTCCCCAGTTACCTTCTTAATATTTTCAGAGATGCTAGTACCACTGTCTGCTCCAAAACCTAAAAATCCCGAATCTTGCCAATGTGTGGCTACTGTCTCGTACTCATTAACTATTGCAGTTACATTCTTAATTGCGGAACTGGTACCTTTAATTATTAGACCTTTATCTACAATTTCTGTAGAACTAGAAGAGCTTCCAAATATTAAGCTGGCTAATCCACCTCCGCCTCCGCCACTCTTTCCTTCTACAGTTCCGAATGATGAAGTTTTACTTAGGATATTAGTACTTCTAGCAATTCCTCCTGCCATCTCTGCAATATTAACATCGACGCTTCTTAAGGCGCGTAGCATAGACTGGTTGTAATCTAGCATTTCAAAGCTATGTTCTGCTAGAATTTCAATACCTGAACGGATTGAGTCAGACTTGGCTGTAGAGTCACCTAGTACAGATCCTGTGCCTTGTTTTTCTTGTCTTTCTTCGGCGGTAATTCCGGTTGGGATGGATACTGAAGCACTACTACCACCACCTAGGCTAGACATAATTGCTAACATAGCGGCTACGGCCGCAAATCCTAGGGGTCCCATAGTACTAAACATGGAGGCTGCTCCGGCGGCTGTTTTTACAGGTATACTAGCAGCATGCGCTGCTGTTACAGCCCCTTCTACAGCTACTTCTGCAGTTCCTCCGGCTATTATAGCAGAAATTTTAGATCCTAATAAACTTATCTCTTTAGTAAATTCTACCACCATCATGGCCATTTTAGCCATATGCATAGTTTTCTCTATACCATCAAGTACTTTGTAAGCTACTGTCTTTTCAGAGAACATCTTCTTGAAAGCGCCAGCACCTGTACCTATTACATCTAATTGGTTCTTTAGAGAGTCTTTTTGATACTTCTTCTCTATTTTAGCGTCGGCCTCATAGAACTCTTTAGTATCAGCTCCATACTCCTTCAATGCTTTTAATTTTTGATCTATAAGATTTTTATCTAGGCCTTCTTGCTTAGAAGTAAAGTCCGTTAAAGCCTTAACGCCTTTAGACAGTCCATCAGCAATTGAATCCCCTACGTCGCCAAATACTGCAGACAGAGATCTACCGAATTCCTCTGTATCTTTTAGGAGTGCGGAAATTCCTGCCATTTCTTCTTTATACTTGGCTGCTGCATCTGCTCCGGCGTTGGTTGCGTCATTAACAGCAATAGTACTATCTCTTACAGCATTTTGTTGTAGTACTAGTGCAACAAGTAGGTCTACCTGTTTCTGTCTTGAAGCATTTAAGTCATCTATTAGTGCAGTATTTGGTTCTGAACTGTCTTTGGCAGCCTGTATACTAGCATCAATATTGGATATTTTTCCTTGTACCCCTGTCTGTGCTTCTTTATCTGCTAAGGCTTGTTTTTCTAGTTCTAAGGCTTGTTTTCTTTGTGAGGCTTCTGCTTCAATTCTATTTAAGCTCTTTACATGCTCAAGTTCTGTTATAGCCCCCAATTCTTTTAGCCTATCTAGCTGGGAGGTTGCATTAGACTCTTGTGCTTGTGTTAGGTTCTCTAAGTTAGTCTTATCTTTTAGGCTATTCTGATCTTTAATACTGGCTATTTTTGCTTCGTTAGTAAATGCTACTTCTGCGGCAGCACCTGCTTTCTCTATGTATGCAAATCTAGCCTGTTCAATTTTCTCATCAAATCCCTTATTACTCTGGGCCTTTAAACCTTCCTGCTGAGCTATAAGCTTTTTATTTCCTTTAGAACGACTTATTAGCTCTTCAAATTTTGCAGCTTCAGCGACCTGTTCAGTAGCTAACTTGCTAATCTCTAGGTCTCGTTGTTGGGCGTCTATAGCTAGTTTAGCCGAAATAGATTTATTAGCGTAAATACCCTCTTCCTTAATAAGGAAGTCTAGTCTTTTTGCCTCATTATCTAGTTCTTCTTTCTTTAACGCTAAAGATTTTTGGGTCTGCTTTAGGGCCTCTGCTCGTATTTCTCTCTGATTAGTTAGGGAGGCTTCTTGAGACTTAAGAGCTGCTGCATACTTTTGCTCATCTCGAGCCATTAAAGCCCCTTGCGCTCCAGATAAGTTGTCGTCACCTTTTAAGCTTTTTCCATCTGCAGTGCCTGCTTGTACTGCTTTAAGCTTACCTTCTGAAACCTTTAGACTATCAATTAGATCTACTAGTTTTTTGGCCGTTGGATCTTCTTGACCAGGTTTTAAGGCATCTGGATTATCTTTAAGTTTTAGAGCAAGTTGGTTAACTGCAATTAATCTTTCATTTGATAACTTTAGACCCTCTTGGGATAGTAATAATTTAAATCTGCTATCTATAGCCTGCTGCTCAATACCTATTTCTTGCTGTGCAATGGCCCCTCTGGCTTTAACAGCCTCAGTTCCTTCAGCACCTGATAGAATAGCTTTAGATAACCCTAAAGAAGCTTTAGCTTTAGCCCTCTCCATGCCTGCTTCCATTTCAACTAAGGAGGCTCTTATTCCTTCTAGCAGACTAGCTTTTAGGGATTCTTTTAACTTTTCTTGCTCAGTTTTTAAGTCCTTTATTCTGTTAGTAACTCCAATTATTGCAGTACCATATAAACTCATCTGACGGGATTGTTCCTCAGTTATGCCTTCGCCTGCTTGCATAGCGTAGTTAATTTCATCCCGTAGTTTAGCTTCTTCTTTCTGAAATTTAGCTTTATCTTCGGAGTACTTTTTCTCTAAATTAGCTATCTCCTCAATTGCCGGTCTCATGGCTAAGAGTTTCTGTTGCTCCCCTTCGGGCAGTAGCTTTAAGGTTCCCGTATCAGAGATAATTTTAGTTAAGGAGGCCATACCCTCTTCAGCGGTTGTTATACCAGTAACCAGTTCTTGGAAACCTTTAGCAGAAGTTTGAGCAATTTTAGCTACAGGATCTGACACGGCTAGAGAATTAACATACGTGTCATATTCTTTAGTGGCTGCGGTTAGACTCTCGAAACCTGATTTGATTTTAGAAATAGGGTTATTAATGTCATTACTAGCTTCTTGCCAAGCTTTGCCAATTTGTTTAGCAGCTTCCGGAGCTTTGTCCATTAAGTCATTTAAAGCAGCTTCTAGCAGCTTAGGGTCACCCAGCAACAATTTAGGGTCAAGGCCGGCTTTTGTTAGCTTGCTATTTAACCTATCTTTAACATCGGAACTATCAATTAACTTAATACCTTCAGTTAAAGATTTTGATAAACTTTTCGCAATATCATTTTTAGCACTACCTCCAAATAGTCCCTTAACCCAGTCTTTAGCCTTATCCCACCCAGAAGCTTCGTCTAAGGTCTTAGCAAAAGATTTACCTGTTTTATTAATAGAGTCACTTAACTCATTAAAGGCCTGAGCTTTAGCAGATATGGATTCTACTCCTATACGCTCTAAGGGGTCTTTTTCAGCTATAAAAGATAGGGTTCTCTGGGCTCCTTCTGCTGCGGAATCCAGGGTTTTTAAGTCCTCTGAAAATTCTTCGGCAGCTTTTCCATTTTTAGAGAAAAGTTTATCAAGCCCTGCAAGTGCTATGGCTCCTATAGCTATCACCATAAATATCTGGTTAATAGCGGCACTTAGTAGCTCTACCCCTACCATAGCCAATCTTGCCGCGGCACCTAGTCTAATATACGCCGCCCCTAGCATTCCTATTCTGGCTCCACCTTCTCCTACGGCGGCATTGTGTCTAGCAATGTCTGCTCCTATCTCTTTCCAGGCATATTTGATGCCACCAGTTTCCGCATTTTCTACTACGGAGTTACTAATACGGCGAGATCCTGCACGTCTAGTTAGTCTATCAGCATTTCTCTGTCTTAAATCTAGTTCACGGTCTGGAGCATCACTTCTACCTTCTGCAGCTTCTGCAGCTTGTTGAGCCGCAGTTACGGCCCTTATTTCCCCCTGTAAAGCAATGTACGCTAATCTCTTGTCATTTAGGGACTTAAGGGCTGCCTCATTCGCCAGTTTTTCGGCTCCGCTACTTTGTTGTACTTTAGCAGACATATTTGTAATAGCAGTATCTATGGCAGATAGTTTTTTACCTGTCTCTGCCGCAGCTAGTCCAAGATCTTTGGCCCCTCCTGCTATTGCATAAAATGTGGCGCTTTTCTTACCAAATAATTTGTTCTCTTCCATTAGCTGTACGGCTTTAACTCTCGAAGCTTCTGCAACTTTGTCGTATTCCGCAGCTTCAACACCATACTTATTAGATTTAAACTCAGCTAAACTAGTATTAATGCGCTTTGCTCTGGCTTCTGCCTCGTCTGCTGCGGCTGCTAATCCCCCTCTCCATTGAGAGAGGGCAGGGATGGCCTTACTTAGAAGCATTCCAGCTATTCCAGCCATTGCAGCCCCTAAAGCTACTGGAGATTCACCCAGTATTTTAGCAATGGGTCCTAAAACTTTATTTATTAACTGTCCACCAGCTATTGCTAAGTTGGTAAATGTTGCCAGCAATTTCTGATACGGGTTAGCGTCTATATTAATAGATCCAAACTTCTTCTCACCCTGTTCAAGTACTGCAATAGCAAAAGACTGGCGTTTTTCAAATTCTGTTAACTGTGTAGCTGTCTTTCCTAGGGTTATAGCATAGTCTCTGGCTGCGCGGTCTACCTTAACCATAATGCCTAGTTCGTCTAGTAATTCTGGCTCAATTTTAGTAATACCACGGGATAGGCGACTAAGAGCATCTCCCATATCACGACCTAGTGCCTGTGATGCAGTTTTTGCAATCTTAGTCATACGTTCCATCTGTTGACTTGTAAGACCTGCTGCGTTGCCCTGAGCTACCGCAGCCATACTTTCCTTCATATTTACTGCGCCATCACTGATCTCAGACATGCGTTTAGCAAGAGTACCAAGATTCTTTCCACTAGCTGCGCCTAGCTGATTTAAGCCCTCTACCATGTTTGTAACGTCTGCGGCTTTGCTAAGAGCATTGAACGCGGCACTAACGGCGAAGATATTGGCGGCGAATGTAGCATAGACGTGCACAAGCCCGCCTAAGCCTTGGGCTTGGCGTGCGAAGTCTCGGGATCCTCCACGTTCCATACTACCAGCAGTTCCACGTCCTAAGCCTTCGGCTGTAGGACCATCTTGGGGCCTGGCTGCGCGTGCAGCGCTGGTTTGCGAAGCTGGTCGAATATTATTAGCAATATTCTGCGCTCTACTTAGTTCTCTGTTTAACCCCTGGGCATCTCTTGTAGCTTGTGAGATGTCAGTATTAAGGTTAAGACGCATATTAATAGTATTACTCGTCATGTGTTACCTCGCACGAATTTTTGCATATAATTTCAATTGTCCTATTATACCACTACACATACCCTATGTCAAGGATAAAATTTTTTGAGCATTAGCAATAAAAAAGGCCACCAATTACTTGGTAGCCTTTTGTTTGTGCTTTGCATTTAGTATTTCACTTCGCTGTCTATCAAGAAGATTTAGTATGAAGTATATAGTTTTTGGATCCTCTATACCTACGATATTAAATACATCCGATACACCTGCCATGACTTTACCCATGTAGACACCGTTCATATCATCCCAATTATCTTGGAGCATGTTATAAACAGTCATTGCCTCCTGGACCTCGTCTGGTAAATCAGCGTATTCAAGCGGAATTTCCTCATCTATAGGGTCAGTACCCATCATTTCACACATTTCAAAGTACTGATCTTTGGTCATTCCTGCCTGACTATTCTGATAGAAGGACTTTATTTGGTCGTTGACTTTGTCCCACTGGGCAGCTGAAAATTTGATAGTTCGGTCACCGTTTCGCTAACGAAAGAGTCAAAGTTAGAACTAGCCTTCATTAGATACAATGCGTTTTCACGAGAGTATCCTAGGAAATCATCTGGCTTTTGTCCAGATACATCCACAGGGGCTAACTGTTCTAAGTAAGAAAACTTTAGGCCTTCCCAGCCGCGGATACAACTATCAACATATAGTTGTAGGAATAGATCATCATTCAGCGACTCTACTGGTTGACGATTTTTATACTCCAGTTTTGTGGCCTTTTTTCTAATTTTCATTAGTTCTTCACGAGAAAGGAAGGATAGTTTTAGTTTGAAATCCTGCATTCCAGGATATTCTACTTCCACTTCTTTAGTAGGAACTAGGAGGCTCTTAAGACTGATTTCTGACATTTAGTGTTACCTTATTATAGTTATAGAAAAAAGAGGGTGGGCAAGCTTAAAACCCACCCCCGTAAAACATTAAGCTGAGTAGTAACGAGCCGTTAAGTCGTTAGTGTTCTCAATATCGAACGTACCAGTAGTATTAGCAGTATCTGTACCTTGTGCGTTGAAGGTGATCGTTGTAGCAACAACGTCAGCAATATCAACAGAAGGAATACCGATCATAGCACCAGGCATATCTAGCTCAACACGAGTAGGAGCTGTAGATCCACCAATTTGGAAACCTAAAGCATACTTAGTGTCAGTTGCAGTTGCGGAAGCAGTTAGAAGATCCTTTAGAAGAGTAGCTGTTTGAGGTTTATTCTCAAAAGTACCTGTTCTTAAGTATGCATTCATACTACCAGAGATAGAACGTGCACCTGTGTAGTATCCGATAGGAACGTTTAGGGTTCCGATATTGTTAGGTGTAATATAGTTAATGTTGTTAGCAATAGTAATATTACCACCAGTTAGAACGACAGAGTAGGCTGTACCATCAGTACCGCTATTTTTACTTACTAGAGTTACGGTTGATAACTTGTTTGTAATATAGTTAGCTGTAGTAATCTTACCTGTAGCTGTTCCTGTTAGACCACCAGAGAATACTGGATCTTGATCTGTACTTAGGGCAGCATTAGTAGCTAGCTGATTCAGTTTAGTACCTTTAGCTGTCCAATTGATCATTGCGATAGCATCTAGACCGAAATCAATCTGAGCCTGATCTAGTGCGCAGTTATCAATAGTATAAGTTGAGCCATCTACTACGAAGATAAACCCTAGGGTTTGTAGTTGATTACGTCCTGATACTGCTGAAGTAACTTGACCGTACGACGTTGTGATACCAGTAGCGGTTGGGTACTCTACCCATGCTGCCTCAGTAAATTTAACTGACGCGCTGGCGGTCACACCTGTGAATCCTGTACCTAGACCAACTGCTGGAGCTGTTAGATACTCGAAAACAATTGCGCTAGCGGTATTACTAACAATCTTAGCAGGAGCGTTAGCTTCTTTAGGAGCTGCAGTACCTGTTAGACCACTAATATTGTAGATCTTGCCTACAGTTAGTGTAGTGGCCATCGAAGTACCGGTTAAGGTAGCTGTAGGGGTGGCTGTAGTTGTGCGTGAAAGCGCGTGGCCTGTTCCGCCAACTGTAACACCTGTATCACCGATCGCTACAGAACCTAGTAGGGCGTTCCATAGAACACGCTCTTCGGCGGTAGCTTGGTTAGTTGCTAAACGTGGACGAATGTATGTTGAGAAAGTAATATCCACAGGGTTAAGAGCAGTATTGAACGCACGCTGTCCACGGATAGGCGTTGTACCTGCTTCATTGATCTGGATATTAGTTGTATTCGTTGCCTGTGAGAACTTAAAACCATCAAGAACCTGAACTTCAAAGGTATTTGCAGTTGTAAGACCAGTAGTAATTACTGCACCTGTGGCAGTATTAACGTTCGTAGTAACGAATACTCTAGAATTTCTTGCTAAATTATAGGCCATATTTATTCCTCGATATGGTTATTGTACCTACTAACACTATAACTAGACATTTATCTGTTGTTGTGCTAGGACAGTACGGGGTACTGGACAGTAATGTTAACTTCACCCACTCCGTATGGCTCTAACAGTCCTTCATCTGTTACGATTGAATTGATTAGTATTTCAGTCGTTTGAGCTCCGGCGGTTTCAGTATCATACACTAAAGTCCGGTTTGCGTCGATTACCTTCTCTACATCTTCTAGAAGGTTCTCTAGTTCGATTGCAGGGTCTTCACCCTTAACATAAAGCTTAAGAGATATTCCTAGAAAGCCCCATTTGAAGCCTCCAGGGTGATAGTCTCTGGATTCTGATCCGGTTGACATATAAACGGCGGGGAAATCCATAACTTCGTCCCAAAATTTCAATTTAGGGTATGCATTACCATATATATTAGTAGTATATGGTGCCTCACCGTTTATTAACTTTAACTTCTCTGCTAGAGCCTTGGCAATAGATGTTCTTACGCTCATAGTCTAAGTTACCTCGAAATAATTACTTTTTCGTAAATTTTCCTCGGGCGTAAGGTATTGCAAATTGAAAATATTATGCAAGCCACTAACTAGAGGGTGGTTTATAGGTACTATATGATCTATATGTACCCCTTTTGGTCTGTTATTATAGAAGTCTGCTAAACCTTCCTGACCAAATAGCGTAGTCTGAGATTGTACTTTAACTCTCCTACGCTGCTTTTTATTATAATAGTAAGCCTTGTTTTTAGAATAGTGTGCTTTACAATACTCTCTATGATATTGAACATCCCTTGTTTCTTTAGAGCATTCTTTGCAAGTATACCTAATTCCTTTAGTATTCACGTTAGTTTTACTAAAGTTTTCTAGTTCTTTTATCTGATTGCAAATAGTGCAACACGCTTTACCTACCTGCTCAAGTAACGCTAGTCTTAACGTTCTATTACCAATACAGTTTAACTGGGGATAGCAAGGTAAGTATTCTTTTAACCTATTCCGGACAACTATTCTACCGATTTCATAGAATTCTGCAATATTATTAATAGTTTCCAAAGTTAATACTGCATCACAGAACTCAGATATAGGAATGGATAGGTTATTACGTTTATTTAAAATGAAAGTTTTGGTGTTAAATAATTGCTCTATCATATAGATACTGATCTTAGCCTATTTCCTACGATTGTTGAGGCAATCTCTCTAATAGACTTAGAAATTAGGGTTTTTGGGTTTCTCTTTTCGGATCCTTGTAAGAATCCAGGTTGGAATGTTTGATACGGGTTCTTCATATAAGAGTAGAAAGCGGTAATCATACCTGCTCTAGACTCTGAAAGACGCTCTACTTTAGCAGACTCTGCAAAACGCCCTGTTCTATTTACTAGGGCGGGTTTCTTCATATTTCGCTTAATTTGGTCGGCTAGTTGTGAATTAAGTAGGGTCTGTAAATGTACTAGATTCGTGGGTCTGACTGCTGAAGAGCTTGAACTAGTACCTACCTTTACGGTGTGCTCTCTAGTTTTTGAAGGCTTCGTTTTCGAAGGCTTGATAGACGTCTTAGTCTTACTACTCCGTACACTATCGATAGCTTTTTTAACACTATCAATAGCTTCCTGAATACTATTATTCTTCGTATTCTTAGTAACTTTAGGAGTTACAGTATTTCCAGGATTAATAATGTTTTTACCAGTCTTTATAATACTAGCAACATTTAGCTGTATAAACTCAAGAATACTGGGGCTGCCTCGGGCACCTAGAAGCTCTTGCCCTGTTTTTACACTATTAAGAGTTTTAATTAAATGTGCTCGTAATTCCTGAGTAATCGTGGTGTCTCTCACTACCTTTCTAATCATCCATCTCGACTGAATCATTGCTGCCCTTAGGCTATCTAATACCTTACTTAGGCGTTTATCTTGTTCTAATTTGTTTAGCTCTGCGTATACTGCGTCATAAAGATCTTTTTGTATTAAGTCCTTCAACATCTCTTCATATGTAGCAGCTACCGCTTCTTTGTACTCCTTAGTTCTTATATTAGATATAACTTTTTGTACCTCTTGCTTAGCATCTTGCTCAGCTTTTTGTCTAAAATCTCGTAGTTTAAAGGATACTATATTATTTACATCTTTTTCTATTTTGGAGATGGCCTCACCTATTGCACGAACCTGAGCTCCGGCTTTATTATTTAAAGTACTAAATTGTAATTCAATAGTAGCGCTTGGGGAGGTAGCTGAGGTCATATTTTTTCTAGCTATGGCCCACAGTTCACTGGTTACAGACAGGTTAGAAGTTAACTCGTCTAAAGAGATCACGGACTTCATGATACCATCTGTAATACTATCTACACTAGCACTTAGGGAGCCCGTAACTCTATTTAAATAGGCATCGCGAGAGTTATTATAGTCCGCCCCCAGTAGGTTTCTTAATCTTAGGGTTAGTACTCCTGCTAAGTGGCCTGCCTGTAGGTTTACATTAATAAAGTCTATTACAGATATACCGCTGGTATTTTTATAGTTGCTTTCTGAAGGATGTGTTTCCTTAAGGTACTGTATTACCAGTACTCTTAGTTGGGAGTGATTTAAGTTTTTAAATACTGCTTCAGTATCATATAGCCGAGCCTCCGTTTTTCTCCCATCTAATTTTAAATCTAATACTTTATTGGCGGTTCCTGTGGCTTCCTTATTTCTGGGGTAGTAATTTTTCTTCTCAACTAACCACTTAGAGAAGGTAGGTTTAGAAATATCTGCATCTACCATCCGGAAGTTCTCAAGTAGTGAGGCGGCTCTTTCAGCAATCTTTAGTAATTCAGGTGAGTCTGCGATAGATACCTCAGAGCCTTTTGTTGTTTGTACATAAAATGTATTAGATTTATCCTTAAACTGTTTGGCCAAGATACTAAAGGCATCTATACTAATGACTCCAGTATTTCCTTGAGACCCCTTCTCTAGTGCAGGTCTGAGTACATCCTTAGCATCTAAAGATTTGGTTAAGTCTCTTCTATTTTGTACGGCTAGGATTACATTTTCTAAAATTCTTTTACCAAGTACAGAAGTAAACTCATTAACGCTCATGACACATCCGCTAAATATAACTCCAACACGCGCTGGATATGGGAAGGTAATGTATTCTTGGTAATGTACTCGATCTGTACAGTATTAGATCCAGCATCTCGCTGTGACTTAACTGACATATCTGACTTCAGATAATAAGTAATTAGATCAAGACAAGCGACCTTAATATCCTCTGGCAGTGTTTCGTATCCAGCCGTGTACACAACGCGATAGGCATTCAGTTGCTGTGGTATAATCTCCCAGTTAAGAAAGTCTATATAGCCATCTTCTAAGTTAACTACATAATCTGTGAATTCTACTAAAGCGGTATAAGTAGCACCATAATCTGAACTATACTCAACTGAGGAGATAGCTAGTACTGGGAACTCTTTTAAGTAGACACGTGCTGAACCGCTAGCGAATACATCCGTCTTAGCGTCATTAACGTAATCTACAAAGGTTCTACGACAAGTACTTTTAACTAATGCAGAGGCTTTAGGGATAATAGATTTAATAGCATTATCTTGCGTAGCACTAGTAATTCCTATGTAGCTCTTATATTCTGCTAATGTAACGAGATCTGTTGCCATTTATTACTCCTTATATTCTTCTATGTAGACTTGTTAGAATCCACATAGAAGAAGAGGGACCGAAGTCCCTCTTCGAAGCTATATTAGCTCCACTTAAATGTGCTAACTCCTAGACCATTGGTCGTAGAGATTTGTGTCATACCAGTACGTAGGGAAGCTACGAATACCTTACGCTGAGTTTCAACTAGATCTTGCGTATCGAAACGTAGACCACGCTGATTACCAACGATGAAGTTACCTGGAGCAAGACAGATTGCACCGATGTTTGTAGTAGCAGTATTTGCGCCACCAGCCTTAGTTGGGAATGCATCGCTAACTAGAATAGGTGTATTACCTACTGAACCAACTTGTCCAGTTAATAGCGTAGCAACAGCGCCTACCTTGTCAACTGTCTGGAATAGGGTGTCATCTAGAAGATCGTAATAGATCTCTGTAGAAACAACGAATACTAGCTCAGAAGGATCAAGACCCCAAGCACCTAGGTCCTTACGTAGTGCACGTAGGTTAGCAATAGATGCAGCACCTGTGTTAGTTGCTTGAACTGCTGCAGTCGCATCATAGATAGCAACGCCTTTAACAGGGTCAGCACCAGAACCAGCACCTAGTAGGAATGCCTTATCGACAGCCTTAGCAACACGACGAACCATTGCATCACGTACGATAGGAAGAATAGCGATTAGAGAATCTTCATCTTCTTCGTAGTTTAGGTACTCGTTAGTCGCTACTTTATATGCGCTTAGAGTAATTTCTGAGAATGGGTGAGTTTGTGTAGCACCTGGAGAAGCAGTAGTACCAAATGATGAATTAGCCATCCAAGTAGCAAATCCAGCTTCTGGATTTACAGGGATCTTCATCACGTTAGTATTCATGCTTAGGTTACGGAATAGAGGAGCCATAACTAGACGACGGCGAATCTCGTTTTCCATATTTAGAGAAACTTCGGTTTCCCAAGTAGAAGAGTTGTCAGGCTGGTGAGGAGAAATACGAGCCTTTTCTAGAAGTGCATGACCGTACTTGGTAGCTTCTACGCTCTTGTTCATGATCTTAGCAGCTAGAACAGCTAGTTCTTTTTCTTTGTAAGAGATGCCGTCGCCGGAAGTCTTATCGCTGAAATTCATCTTGCTCTTCTGAATAGCTTCTAGTTCTTTAGCTTTTTCAGCAATAGCAGACTCTAGACCTTCTAGGGCTTTCTTTGAGCTATCTGATTGCTCGTTTAGGCGCTTTTCAACTTCGGCTAGAAGCTTTTCTGCACCGGACTCACGTACTTCGATGGCTGCCTTAACAGCTGCATCAATTTCTGCCTTGCGCTTAACTTCAGCTTCAGCAGCAGCTTTTTCAGCTTTTTGCTTGTCTTCCATAGCTTTAGTAGCTGCAGCAGCTGCATCAGTAGCAGCCTTGGCAAGTAGTTGTTCAAGTTCTTTTGGATCCATATTCCATTCCTTTTTAATATCCGTAGCTTGAGGCGATGGAGGCGTAGACTCTTTAGTCTCTTTACTCTTTGCCACAAACTGGTTTTTAAATTTACTATAATCCTCGTCATTTTCGAATGACTTAGAAAGACTAAACGTACTATCTTGATTACACGGTACTGATACTACTGAAATTTCTAGAAGTTCAAGCTCTTTTATTACGAAGAGATCAGTTACTGAATCATAAACAGCATCTTTGACGATAAATCCTACGCTAAAGGCTGTAAGGACTTCGTCTTTTATTAGGTTGTATACCTCTTCCGCTGCGGAAGAAATACGAGCTTTAATCCAAAGACCCTTCTCATCAATCCTATGATCAACCATTCTACCGATAGGGTCGTCATGGTCATGATAAGCTAAAATGATAGGATTCTTTAGATAGTTGTTTAAGGCCTCATTCCATGCGGGCATTGGAATTACGTCTCCGGAACGATCTACTGCAGTTGTATTTGCATACCCCTCAATATAGATCGAGCCTCCAGATTCATCATCTCCGGCTGCCTTCTTGAAATACTGGTTTAAGTATAATATCTTATTTTCCATAAGACTCCTTACTTCTCCGGATCTTTCGGTTTAGGGCCCGTAGCGGGTCGTCCACCTTGGTCTGGGTTTGTAGCAGAGCCTGCTATATTTGCCGGTACTCTTATTTCATCCTGACCCGAAATTGCAGCATAGCGTAGCTCTGCTCGGGCTTCGTTCGGGGTAATCACTCCACCGTTTACTAACGAAACATGATATGTAGCTATGTCTTTTATATCGGGTTGAAGGGCGGATACTGTAGAAGTAACGACCTCAACATCGTAACCAAAGAAGCGTTCCATTGCTGACGTATAACGCTTCACAATAGGTACCACTGTCTCTAGATAAAATAGTCTTAGATTTGGAGAGATATTGGCATTATTTCCACCGTAGATCAGAACTTCCGGTACGCCTAATGCTAATAGAATCTTAATGTCATGGGTCTTGATAGAGTTATCAAAGTCCATATCTTTAAAATTTGTGTCTCCGATGCTTTTTAGTTTTAAGCCAGAATCTAGGATCATGGGACGCTTAGCCCCGTTTTTGACGGAGTACTTAGTCATCCATCCTTGAATTGTGCGATCTTTCGCAATCTGGCTTAGAGTATTTTCTGTTTCGATAACGATACCTGCAATGGCGCCGTTATCGAAAAACTGTTCTTGGAAGGTTTGCATCTTATACATAATCTTAACAGATCTATCTGCTGCCATTAGGCGACTAGATCCTCTATATACTGAGGAACTGCTAAGATCTTTAATATGTATAATTTCGCTTGCTTTAAAATCGGTTTGGCCATTGTAAGTATACTTACTTACAAAGGTCTTAGTATCTGGTGTGACTGTAACATTTGCTGCTGGTAGATGGTATAAAAACACTCCATCGTAGTACAGGAAGATATTACCTTCTAATATAAAATCTGTGAATATATGAGTTCTAAACTCTTGAGCAGATTGGTAAGGGTTAGGGCGGAAGTTCAGTAAATTAATTAATGCCTTCTGCTTTACACCTACTACTACGCCTTCAATAGTCTTGTCCTTAACATCGAAATCCAGGCTTGCACACGCTGAAACAATTAAGTTAGTACCGCGGTTAACGGCTTCCAACTTATCGAATGCTTGAGCATATGTAATACTAGCATCTGTGCCAATGAACATTCCTTCGGCTTGGGCTATCTGCTCCTGTGCTGGGTTCGCTTTACGAAACCAGTTTATAGGATTCCAGTTCATGTTGTTCCTTAGTAGAACGAGCTAAACATTCCTTTTGGCTTGTCGTCAACAAGTCCTAAAGCTTTAGCTTTTTGCTTCTCTATCCAACGACACTGTTTATCTGACGTATGAAGTGCGGGCGCTTTTCCAAATACGCGATGTAATGCAACGTGATGTTTATTACAAAGTGTAAACACTAAATCGTAGATCTCAGAACGATGGGCGTCAATGAACTGATCTCGGATGGCTAATACTGCTTCGTCACTACTAATATCGTGGTTATGCTCTTTAGCCCACTTTTCAAGCAGTAGGGTCAATGAGTTCGTATGGTGCAATTCTAGGTCAACTGCAGAGGAACAAATAAAGCAAGCGCTCTGTTTCTCGTATGCTGCCTTCGCACCGTCTCGGATCCATTTGACAGCCACCCGCTTATTAGTATTTACAGCCATTCATTTTTCCTACTTCAGTTTATTTTTAACTATTATACCCCCGGAGCTAGCCAATGTCAAGAATAAAATTTTTCATGCTCTATAGATACAAAAAAGCCCGCACAAGGCGGGCTGATTGTTACCAGTTAAAAATGCGGGCTAGTAGCCCTCGGTTCTTGACCCTAGAAAGCTCTTTTAATAGGTGTTCTTCTTTTTCTGCTAATTTATGAAACTCTACTGCAAGTTCCTTGAACGCCTGGGCATTTTTAATTACCTTCATTTCGGCAATATGGTCTAGTTCCTGCTGTTCTAGTTCTTGCTCTAAAAGAGCTATCTTATCTTGGTTTATTTTATTTCCATCTAGCATATTAGCAACTGAGTATTTTAGTAGGGGCAGGTGCCATTCCTGCAGGTTAGGGTCGAAGTCTTCCCTAGTAGTGTTTAGGATCTCATCCGACCAATAGTTATGAATGAATATAGGCTCTACTAAACTAAGGTGATCTGCATGGCACTCGAAAAGAACTTCACCCTCAGGATGCCCCTGCCTATCAAATTCAGCTTGCATAGCTTTAGCAGCTTTGCCTTCAGTCATCTTCTTAAAATGCTCTTTCCAACGACGTACTATGTCGTTGGATTTGCCTATGTAGTAACGCCCACTCTTGAAGGTGAGTTTATATATTCCGCTAGTCATTTATCTTGTTCCATGCTTCAATTAGTATATCTTCGTAGTCTTCATAGTAGTGAGGATCGCAGTCCATCCTAAGAGAGGCTCCACATTTCTGACCTAAAGTGTCGGAGCATTGCACACTCATAGATTGCCAAGCCCATCCATAACACTCTGACGCAGCTCCTCCATAATCAACTGAAGCAGGAGATCCACATTGTTTGCAGTTCTTAATCATATTGTAAAGGTATAAAGTGCGTATCTAAGGGCATCCGCTATGTGCGACGCCGAGTTGTGAATAGGTTTCTCGCGTTGTAGAGCTTCGTTAGGATCCCATTGGTATTGGTCTAGAGAATCTAAAGTATGAATACATTTATGTAGCACTTTTAAACGACCCTGTTGTACTAGGGTCTGAACGTACGCGATTCCTTCTAGAACTGCCTTGTTTGCTTTAATTGTAGCTATATCATAGTTGTAAGCTAAGTCAGCTCCGAACTGAGCTGCAGCAGAGTCGATGAAGATCGTCTCTACATCATGCCGTCTAATGATTTCGCGCAGTTCTTTAGCGTGTTGTGCGGTTGTTTTTTCAGCTTCTAAATAGTCCTCGATAACACAGAACCAGTCTTCTTCCACGTTGTAAGCTATAACTACGAAAGCAGTAGGGTCTTTGTACCCTGGATCTAGGCCGCCAAATATCTCGTACTTACCTTCTGGTAGTTCTTCAATTATGTGCTCGGCTTCTAAAGTATAGATTTGACCTTCGAAGCTGTTGAATGACGCTTCGTATTCTTGCTCGAATTCAGCCTTGGACATGGTCAGCCGCGCTTCGGCAACGTCAGCTTCGCTCATCCTAGAATTCTCTCGCCAGTCGGCGTGGATCGAGATCCATTCTTTCATGTCTGGAGATACGCCGCGGTTAAAGAACTGGCTAAACCAGTTTTTCTTACCTCGAGGCGTCGAAATGAATATAGCTTTCGAACCTGGTCTATCTAGGGTCGGACGCAACGACACATTAAAAGCAGCCTCACCGTCGCTACTCAGAGCAGCCTCATCAAAGATAATCAAGTTGTAGGATCTTCCCACACAAGAATCCACCATTGACACGCTACCCATGCGAATTGTACTACCGTTTGATAGCTCTAGTACGCGTTCTTTAAGGTTATCTCGCTCCAATTCTAGGTCGAACTGCCGTATGAGTTTACGTTGTAGCTCGAACGAGATCGTCGACAAAGCATAGTTAGGTGACATAATCAGCACGTTCTGGTTTGGCACTAGAGCGACCATTTGACCGATGATGTTCGCGGCAAAAGTTTTGCCCAGACGACGCGAAAGTGCTGCGCAAACGAATCTGTACTGAGGGTCATTAACTGCGTTAATTAATGCAATTTGGGGTGCGTTCAAGTCATCAAAGACTGTACGTGGCTCTGCACTAGTAACAGGACTAGGAAGAAGTTTCATATAAGAATCAATAGGAAGCTTAATAAACCGCTTGTCCCCAAAGTTAATCAAGTGAGTAGTTGTTACACCCGGTCTACTAACTTTAAGCATAAACTAACTCACGTAAATCTTTCTCAACGCAGTCAAATACATATTCCCACGATTGAGGATTATCATATATTTCAACGTCATTATACCACACACTACGTCGTACACCATTACCCCATCTAAAGTCAGTCTCCTTATACGGCTGCAATACCCAAGTTCTAGCCCCAAGAGACCCAGCTAAATGAACTACAGATGTATCTACCGAAATTACGAGATCAAGTCCGTTAATACACTCCGCCGTATCAGTCCACGAGCCAATGTCCAACGAACGCACATACGGAGGAACGATAGCACCGGGCGCCAGACTATATAAGTTGCAAAAATTAGCAAGCCGCTTAAAACGCCCCACACTAGTGCTACGATACCTATCATTAGCATGAGTAGGAGAGCCAGCCCATACAATACCAACATTGAAGCCCGGACCAATATCTCTAACACTGAATTTACCACGTAACCAATCTCCACTAGGAATATCACTAAAACACTCGCCTAAACTACAAATAGGGTAGGCCACTAAATCAGACGACGAAATATCCACCGCATCCCGCACACACTCATAATCGCTAAAAAGTACCTCTAAAGAAGGGTGGCATTGGACGAATACTCGCTCAAACTTTTCAGCTAATAATGACAAGTACCTACCAAACATAATATTATCCCCAATACCTTGTTCGGTTAAAACTACTATATCCTTACCAGGACTAACACGATCCCAGTAGTTCAGTCCTTCCCGTGTATTCTTTAGCTTAATAGGAGGATTCTTTAGGAACCTAGCACGGTACTCCTCCCAAGCTGGTGGAAATACATCGAGCTTTCCAGAACTAGCTTGACGTAAAAGAGCAGTAGATAGATTCCAATGCGCTTCCCAGAAATCTCCCTTGCGCATGATAGCCTTCATGTACGTATCTACAGCACGAGTATCGTCCCCATACATATAGTACGCTAGACCTAAATTGTTGAGAGCGTGCAAATCGGTTCCGCTATTAGGGTCTAGGAAAGGGACTTTATCTTCTAAAGCCAGTTTATAGCAGCGTATCATATCTTTGTCTTGGCCTAATGCTTTATAGCAGTTGCCAATATTTACATACGCTTCTTTACATGGATACTCCGCTAATACTTTTTTAAGCATTGGAAGTGCCCTTTTCACGTTACCTTTAGTTAGGTACTCTGTTGCCTTATTATAGTCTAAGGTTATTTTAGTTAAGTTTTCTATCATTCTTTCGGCGCTAAAAGTTTTGCTATAAGGCTACCATACTTGGTGCCGTCCCCGCCAAACTCATTCATTTGAACATTTACCTGAGTCTGGACTTTGTTTCCTTGTTTTATCTTCTCTAATTGAATCTCCCGGTCTAAGATATCCATTGACATCTTGTGAGACATCTGTAGTAAATCTGCGATATCCTTTGACGATCCGACCTCAGCCTCATCTAACTCTTCAAGCTTTTTCTGGATGAGTAAATCCATGACTTGTCGCATTCTAAAGCGATTGTTGAACCCTATGTCAGCGAACACGGAATTAATGTACGCTCGCACTTCAGGGCGCTCTAGGATCTCTGCGATGTGATCTTTAGGGTAACCTAAAGCATCTGATACTTTTTGGATCGAATTACATCCAAGATATTCATTTGCGACCTCTAACCCCTCAGGGGAGATCTGTACTGCTTGGGCTGGAGAGGCTACTGGTAACATAATAGGATAAAAGTTGTGGCAATGATGATATTATAGCAGGTTTAGGGAATGTTGTCAAGTGTGAAAATTTTGGATGGGTGTGGACACGATGCTACACCTTAGGGTCGATAGCGAAAAAACCAAAATATTTTCTCTGCGTGCTACACTTGTTACACCTTAGGGTCAGTCGAAAAATCTCATAATATTTTCTCTGGGGGTGGGCCCTGCTGTTGTAGGAAAACAACAAGTCTACTAACCCCCTCTATTATAGCACACTTCCTTCTCACGTGTCAAATCAAATTTTCTTATGTATATAATAAACTTTCCTTATATGCCTGGAGCATACCCTGGCCCTGTTACAATTTGTTACAATTAGATGCTTGCATTGCGATGCGAATCGGAGCATAATAGCTTCATTGGATGACTAACGAGGTAACACGAAATGACACAGAAACTGTTTAACGCATACGCAACAAAGCATGGCATCTTCACCGCTATCTCGTTGTTCCATGTGCTCACGCAAGACAAGGCTCTCATCAAGAATTTGGTTACAGAATTTCGCACTTGATTTTGTTGTTTAACTGATTTATAATAGATTCTTACACACTACGAAAGGAAACAAAATGACTACCAAAACCGTGAATTACACTCCTGAGCAAACTGCTGCCGTTGTTGCTGATTACCAAGCAGGCGTGAGCGTTGAGCAAATTGCTGTTGCTGTGGGCAAGAGCGTGCGAAGCGTGGTTGCGAAACTGTCACGTGAGGGCGTATATGCCAAGAAGGTATATACTACGAAGAACGGTGATGCCGTTGTCAAGAAGGACGCACTAGCGTCTGAGCTGATGCTGTTGGTCGGTCTGACCGAGGCCGAGGCCGATAGCTTGGCTAAGGCTAACAAGACAGCGTTGGCTAAGATCGTGGCCGTTGTCAAGGCTAACGTGGTGAGCGATGCTAATGACGTAAGCTAATAGCATAACATTATGCCGATGGCGTAAGCTGTCGGCATAATGTTAGCATTATGTGAAGCGAATAAAAAAGGCCTTATAAATCAAGGACTTAGGCCAGGGGCCTGGCTAACCTATTGATTTATAAGGCTTTTTTGGGTGTTGTAAAAATACCACAGGCGCGCCATTATACCACATCCCCCTAGGGATGTCAAATAGAATGTTTTTATAATCAGCATAAGGTGAGCTTATATGCTGTTAGCATACTAGCCTATGCTAACAGCATAATGACACGAGCATACCCTGGCCGATTCCTGTTACATCTTGTTACAATTAGGCGCTTGCATTTCCTGGGCGATGAGAGCATAATACATTCATTGGATAAATGAATGAAAGGAAACAAAATGTTCGGAAGCACTTTTAACAGCAATTACATCATCGCGATGATGGACGTTTATTTCGAATCCGTAGAAGATACTAATCTCGGAATGGAAGAAACTGTTTATATTCTTTTTAGCATGGGATGCGAGATCTAATCATGTTTAACATTATTCTTACCGATACTTATAACGACTATTCAAAGACGGTTTTCCGTTCTAATTCGCGTGAAATGGCAATTCAGATTCGCGATGAAATGAATCGCTTGAATGCTGAGGCTGCCCGCTTGACTGGTCGCGCTATCCGTTATGCTTATTCGATTCTTCAGGTAAAATAAAATGGCTAAATATGATACCGTTAAATTGCAGCGCATCGCGGAAACGTGGGCGATGGAATGGTGGAAGGCTGCGCGTAAAATATGGGGTGATAATATCGGCGCAATGCCTGCAATTAGAATGAATCCGCGTTTAACTGCTACGGGCGGGCGTGCATTCCTAGATCATAACTATTGCGATTTTTCATGTTATCTCATGGAACGGGAACCGGACTATTATAAATCAAATACTATTCCGCATGAATTGGCGCATCATATTGCATGGCGTTTATATAAAGATAATGGACACGGCAAGGCATGGAAGGACGTTTCTAAAATGTTATATGGCGATGATAATCGCTGTCACTCCATGGGAACAAAATACCATCATCAAAAGGCGGGTAAATAATATGCTTGGGCTAATAATGTTTATTTCAATTATGATACTTATCAATGCCGTATTATTGGAAATATATTACGACGATGACTAGGCAAGGAACGTGCCAGGAGCAATAAGAAAAAGGCCTTTAGAATCAAGGACTTACGGGGGCCCTGGCCTAAGCCTTTGATTTATAAGGCTTTTTTCTTGCACTTGTCATTATGAAATGTTTTTATGGGCACATAAGCGCAGCTTATGGGGTGCGCCAAAATTATACCACACTATTTGACCACGGTCAAATCAAATGTTTTTATGAAGGGCATAAGCCTGGCTTATGATGCTTGTTACAATTTGTTACAATTCCTGGGCGATTATTTTCAAAAAACGCTTGCATTCTTTTCTGGAAGGACTATAATTCTCTACATGGACACAACGAAAGGAAACAGCAAGATGATTAAAAAGGTTGAAATTTTCGACATGGATGGCACGATTGTTGATTCGACGCATCGCTATCGGACAATGCCATGTGGCACGAAAATTGATTTGCAATTCTGGCGTGATAATCAAGATAAGGCAATGGATGATAAACTGTTGCCGCTTGCGGATTACTATAAGGAATGCTTGGCAAATCCTAATGTTTATGTTATTATTGCGACTGCGCGTGTATTAAATGAACCGGATTATAAATTTATTAACGAAATTCTCGGAAAACCAGATTATATTATTTCTCGCAAACCCGATTCTAACATTTCTGGCGGGTTGCTTAAAATAAATGGATTGGCTAAATTCTTTAATCTTCGCAATTTCAAAAACGCAACATTCACTTTTTATGAGGATAATGTAAGCTACTTAAAAGCGGTTTGCGATAAATTCAATATAAACGGCGTATATTGTCCGTCGAAACAGGGGCACTAAAATGATAGAAAAGATTTTCAATTTTGTATCAATAATCGTTATTTTTCTGTTTATTACGATTGTTCCCTATGCTTGCACTACTAAAATAGTTAATCTGTAATTAAACGCGATAATCCGGCGATTCCGGTATTAAATAAAGGGTAATAAAATGAGCAAAAAACAATTTTTTCTAATCGTTGATACTGAAACCACAATTACAGATAAGGTTTTTGATTTTGGCGCAATTGTTGCAGATCGCAATGGTAATATCGTGGCGCAATGCGCGGTTATCGTTTCGGATTTTATGGGCGATGAATTGTTTTATGATGCAAAAGATAATGGTTTTTGGGGTAAAAAGGCTGCCGTTGAACGTAAAATTAAATATGATGCAATGGTTAAATCCGGTGCTCGGATGGTTGCATCTGCTAATGCTGTGAATCGTTGGCTTGAAAAAGTTGCTGCAAAATATAATCCTACTCTCACGGCTTATAATCTTGCATTTGATCGCAATAAATGCGCGAATACTGGAATTGATTTAACCATGTTCTCGAATTCTTTTTGTTTGTGGCATTTGTCTTGCGCGGTATTTGCTAAGACTAAGGGTTATCGTCAATTTGTTTTGAATAATCATTATTTTGGTAATCGTACCGATAAGGGCAATATGACTTATAAAACAAATGCTGAAGTTATGGCGCATTATGTTATCGGACAATTTAGCGAAGAACCGCATACAGCATTAGAAGACGCACAATTTTATGAATTGCCAATTTTGGTTTCTATTCTAAAGAAACGCGATTATAAAGATAAAATCGGTCAAGCTTATAATTGGAAAGATTACCAATTAAAAGATAATTTCACGGCTTAATAAGCCGTTATAATAGCCGGATTATATCCGGCTATTATTTCGCCCAGGCCTGTTACAATTTGTTACAATTTTTCTATGCTCCCAGCATCGAAAAAACCCTTTAAAATCAAGGACTTAGGCCAGGGCCTGGCTAACTCATTGATTTTAAAGGCTTTTTTCGGGTGGTGGCTGGCACGGTTATTGCTCTGTTACATCTTGTTACAATTCCTGGGGCGTATCATGCAAAAAATGCTTGACTTCGCTATCCGTGGGCGTATAATTCACTACATGGACAAACAACAAGGAAACAGCAAAATGAACAACGACAAAATTTATATCTACAACCGCGAATGGAAATGCGTGAATAATGCACTGGCTGCGTTTATTCTAATAAAGGTTTCGGGTTACACTCTCATGGCTAAAGGTAAATAATAATGATTAAATGGATTGGAACAATTGCGGGAATTATCGGTTCCCTATTGGTTGCGATGAATAACGGTTTGCAGTTTATCGGATATTCTGCTTTCCTGATTGGTGCGGTATCGTGGCTAATCGCTTCTATTCAAAATAAGGATAAAGCGGGAATCGCACAATGGGGATTTTTTACTGCCGTAAATATTATGGGGATTATAAATTATGTTTGATTTGGTCGATGAAATGATGGGGGAAGAATTGGTTGATTTTGAAACTTTGGAATCTGCCGGATTAGAAGATTCTTATTGCGGGGATACTGTTCCCGCTGCACAAAAGGCATATTATGATGATGAACAATAAAGAATTAGAGGTTTTAGATTTTGCTTATGACTTCTGCAATATGATGAAATGGGAATTACCAATCGAACGCGTTAGAATAACCAAAATGATGCGTTATAAGGGATTATGCACAAATGACGGCGAGCGCATTTATCTGGTATTATCCGAAACGACTAACGAAGATAATAAAGACTTTTTCGCTACGCTAATTCATGAGTTAATCCATGCGAAATTGATTATGACAAAGCACTGGAAAAAGGCGCATAAACATGGTAAATTGTTTAAGCGAATAGCTAAGAAAATCGAAAAGAAAACAAATGGATTTTATACTGTAAAGGAAATAATATAACCGCCGAAAGGCGGTTTTTTATTGCCATATAATCCAGGCTGGCACGATTCTTGCGCCGAAATTTTCGTGCCAGGCAGGGCCAGAAAAAAGCCTTTAAAATCAAGGACTTAGGCGGGCCCCTGGCGTAAGTCATTGATTACAAAGGGAATTTTTAGGTGCTCGTCATAATATGCCTGGAGGATGCTTTAGGTTTCAAGTAATGATGGAGGCATTATGCACATGGGATACTTGACATTTCAAATAAGACCTGGGCATCCTGTTCTGTTACATCCTGTTACACTTCCTGGCGCACAATGTTGAAAAAACGCTTGCAATATTTTTGGAAGGGCGTATAATTCTTTACATCGGATGATGAACTGACCTAGCGAAACCCGATACTCTCAATCAGGTCAAGGAGAATCAAAAATGGCTGCTAAAACGACTGTTGCGAACTACTCGGACGATCAAGTTGCCCGCATCGAACAAGCTGCGGTTGCGGCTGGTGGCAAAATCAATGCCGCTGTTGCTGAAATGCTTGCGGTTGAAATGGCGAAATCGGTTCGCTCACTGGTTGCGAAAGCCTCGCGTATGGGCCTCTACGCTGCGAAAACCTACGTTCGCAAGGATGATACTCCGGTTCAGAAAAAGGATGAGTTTGCGACTGCGATTGGTAACATTCTTCGTCTGAGCGAAGCTGATACCGACTCGCTTGCGAAAGCTAATCGCAAGGGGCTGCAGGCGATATTTAACGCCCTTGCGAATTCAACTCCGATTGACGGCTAATCGGTAAAAGGTTTGCCGGATTACCTTGGAAATCCGGCTTATTCTAATAAGGGATTATATTATGATGCGACTGACTCTTGATTATTCTGATTTTGGCGTCGATTCGATTGTAGATAGCGAATCGGTTATTGTTGAGAAACTCGAAAAGAAACTCGAAGATGAATTCTGTAATTGGGATATTGATATGGCTTTTGATTGGGATACTCTGCAACTCGATCACGTTAATGGTTATATTGAAATCGGGTTTTCCGAATTTAACTAAGGGGATACAATGAGCGAATATGATACCTATATGATGATTGAAGAATACGTCTGGTTTATTCAATTTATACTCCAGATGCTAGGATTAGATATTGAATTCTTTTAACCGCCGAAAGGCGGTTTTTATTTGTCTGGGCAACTCTTATATAAGACATAAGAACTCTTATATAAGACCTGTCTTATGTCTTATATAAGACCCAGGAGCCTCACTAACGAAAAAAGCCTTTAAAATCAAGGACTTAGCCCAGGGCCCCCATAACCTATTGATTTGTCAAGACTATTTTTCGTAACCACCGGCCTCGGCGTGGAAGTGAGCACTCACTCCCGACCCTAAATTGTAGCAAGTTTCGTGCCACCGAAAAGAGGATAAACCTGTCCCAATTTAGGGTCAATGTGTTGCGTGGAACCAACAGGTGTATGTTTCACGCAACACCGGAGGTGAGCACTCACTTCGCACCTGGCGCGGTGCGCCCCAGTGCAAAAACTTCAAGTGCAAAATCTCCATGGTTCTGCGCCCATTATAGCAAGTGCAAAACCTCTGTGTCAAGATCAAATTTTTAAGCCCTGACCCTAAATTGAGCAAATACCTCCAGCCACAGCCCGCCTGCGCCGGCCGCCGCAAGTGCAAAAACTTCAGTGTGGCCGCTGCAACTTAGGGTCAGGGCTGTCAAGATTATTTTTTAAGAGCCACCTGCGCCCATTATACTCCGGCACCTCCCCAATTGTCAAGACAGGATTTCTGACCCTAAATTGGGCAAAGTCGAGCAGATTCGAGTAAAAGCGAGCATATTTGAGCAATTTGATGCAATTTGCGTTAATTTAGGGTCAGGACGTAGCAAATTGGACCACCAATAAAAAATCGGGGGTAGGCTACTTTGTAAGCAGTTACAACCTGCGTAATTTCCGTCTTGATTTAGAATCCTGGTCAGCGTATAATACTAATCATTGGGAGAGAAAAATATCTTCCTGGTGTCAGAGAAGAAAAATTGAACTTGAAGAACGATGATTAAGCGTTTATAATATGTAAATGATGTGAGAGAAAGGGAACGATATGAATGATGAACAAGTCACATCGCTTTGGTACGATACGACTGAAACCTGGGGTGTTACCGTAGATGAAGCACAATTCGTGACATTGCAAGATACCTTAGTAGCTTTCGACTTACTTGAAGATTTTGAGTTTTGAAAATTTGATGTTGATTCAGTAACTGAGACGCTTTATAATACTTACATAGGGTGATGAAACAGACTGACCCTAAATTGAACGAACTGTAACAGACTGACCCTAAGTTGAACAAACTATAGCAAACTTTTATATCACTAACCAGTCCAAGGAGACTCTAATTATGACCACCAAGACCGTGAACTACACCCCCGAAATGACTGCCGCTGTTATTGATGCTTACAAGAACGGTGATACCGTCGAAGCAATCGCTGTTGCAACCGGTAAGTCCGTCCGTTCCATCGTTGCAAAGCTGTCCCGCGAAGGTGTCTACGCAGCGAAAGCGAAGACTGCGGGTGCTGTAAAGGGTGCTACCAAAACCGAGCTGGTTGCTCAGATTGCTGAAAAGCACGGTGTCGAAGCTGACGCACTTGCTGGACTCGAAAAGGTAAACAAGGACGTATTGCTTATCCTGTGTTCCTGACCCTCCTGGGTTGACCCTAAATTGCAGCAAGCAGTAGCTCCAGATCGAAAGGTCTGGAGCTTTTTTATTATTGTATAAAAAGACAAAGAGCTCTTATTTTGCATAATAAAAAAGGGAGCCGATTTCTCAGCCCCCTTAACTTAAATCTTCTCCCGCAGCGACTTCTCAATTAAAATCAATGCAGTTTTCGTTACCTTCTCCATCGACTCTAATAAATCAATATTCAAATCCAATAGAGTAGCGATGCGTTGGATATATTCTTCTTTACGAACAGGGGGTTCCCCCCGTTTATTTAAGTACTCTTTCTTTTTATAAATTCCTAGAGAACTCAGCTTAGCGATAATTGACCTAGGTGGAATTTGCTCATTCACTTGTTCAGATACCCAGTCTGCTATTTGCTCAATACTTTTTCCAGACTTATAGTCTGATACAACTTGATTAGTTATCTCTATAGTGTATTTCATATTACTCATCCCAAGGTAGTCTTGTGCCAGTCTTTGCTGGAGCTAAGTCTGAACTAATTAAGGATTTAGGTGTCTCATCCCAATTACTCGGATTTAGTACCATATACTCATGTCTAAAACTAGGATGAGCTAACCAAACTTGGGTTAACATAATCTTAGCTAACCTAGGAAGCTTATCAAACTCATCAATCCCAGTAACTGTAATACTTGTAACACTAACAGGATTCTTAACCGTTCCTGCTTTATCACCAGTTTTAACAGTCGACCCTAACTTGCGTAATTCTAGTAACTCATCAGGAGTATAGCTAGGGGGATTACAGGTCATTGCAGAGTATAAATCCTTATCAGTAACAGTTTGAACATTAATCCAAGTGCTGTAAGGAATACTTTGATACTTCTTAAATGCAGCTAGGAATAAAGGAACTAAAGCACTAAAAGGAATCATGTCATCTGATGTAGCTTTAACTCCCGTAGGAATAATTGTTCCTCTAGGAGTAGACATCAAATAGAACAACAAACCCTTCAACCAATCTGACCCTAAATCGCAGCTAGCTAAAGCATTCTTGATTGTTAGTACTGCGTCATTCTTACCATTACTATCTTTCACTGCCTTCCAATTACCAATGTATGCTAAAGCTTGGGGTAAAGCCCAGGTGCTGTATTTAGCAAAAGCCTTGCGTTGATCAGTACCATCTGGACCATCTTCATAAACCAGTTGAAACGGTACACTCTTCAAATCCTTCTTACTTAGGGTAAATATCTTATTCATTTTAGTCTCGGTGGATGCGGAATTTTCAGCAGTTTGCTATATCCGCTTAATTTAGGTAAAAAACGTGAAAAAACATGCATTACAAAAAATTAAAACACTTTCCCCAATTTATCAAGTTGGGTTAAGCTTACAGCGGGTCGTCAGCAGATTTAGGAGAATGTCTAGTGGACCGTACTCCCGAAATTGATCTTTACGTTTTGGGAATTCGCAAAAGAACATTTCGGGGGTCCACAGAATTCTACAAATCTGCAACACCCTTAAATTAGAACTCTTTAGTTCAATTTATATAATATTATAGCATACATAATCATTTGTTGCAAGTCAATTTTTTTCATCCCCATAAGCTAGAGATAATATTTCTGATTTAGTGGCTAAGGACCAGCCTTTAGTTGACTTTTGATCTCCTTTAATTACTAGAGAAAGGGACTGTTTTAGCAGGCTATGAGTTGCTGCGAATGCAGATACTCCTCTTTCGTATATTCTATAGAGTTTATTGTCCGGAGATTTAATCGTGGCTATTTGCTTAGCAGGCTGTAGATACCAACCCTCATATATCTTTAAATACCCATTTAGAAGCTGCTTGACCCTAGTCTGTTCTAGGTTGTGAGACTGGCAGAATTGCTTAACATCTAGAACCTCTGTCTTTTTGCCATCTTTATATAGGTAGATAGATTCTATAAACTTATGTCTTTTCCGGTCTATTCTATCTATGACTAGGAACGCTTTAGGATGTTCCTCTCTTAGATAGTGATGGGACCTACCTGCTAGAATGGATCTAATAGTATCTTCAGCAACTCCCGTGGATTCTTCAATCTCTCTAACTAACAATTTAGGGTCTTGAAGAAGCTCTAGTACCTTTAGGATCTGTTCTTCTGTGAATTTTGCTCTCTGATGTGAGTGTCCTTGTTTACGACGAGAAGTCTGCAATATCTTTAGGAACTCTTCGGGGAACTCCTCCTGAATCCAGGTATGAGTTCTGCCTGCTTTAATATTATATAGCTGCCCTTCACTAATACCTGTTATTTTCTCTATATCTTTAAGAGATAATTCCGGATCTTGCAAAAGAGGTAGAGCCTGTATAATCTGTTCTTTACTGTATTTAGCTCTAGGGTGCTCTGTACCTCCTCTAAATATATCTACTTCCGCAATATTGAGACCTTGATTAATAGAGTTTAACCTATCAATCCAGTAAGCTTCTCTAGAGTTGAGATCAATTATCCTACATTCTTCTATAATTTCTAAATTGGGTAGCCCACACATTTCATACGCTTCATTCAACTTAGGGTTATAATGCCCCTGTTCAAAAGAATACTTATGTGCTTTAAACCTTGCTTCTATATTTCTAGACTGCCCAACATAGGGCCAATCTTCCAACCCTTCAAACACTAACTTGTAAATACCTATCATTTTTGTACCTTCTTTGTGATATTAACTTTTGGCAATAATAAATTATACTATATTTAGGGTAAAATGTCAAGTATAAAATTTCTTTTGGTGCTTGGTTAATAAAAATTGACTTGAAAATTATTGTGTGTTAGTGTATAATAATATTTTAGTGGGGAGATTTATGTTTGATCGAGAGTACGTTACTGCGTTAGAAGATATAATTATGGACGAACTATTGCCTATGTATATTGTAGGTTGTAGATCTGTTGGTCGTGACCCTAAATCTAACCTAATTTTAGAGAAACTAATGACTGCTAGGATGAACCGGAGAGAAACACCTTGGATACTAAAGAAAAGCGAGTAATATACAAATATAATGTTGGTCGTAGCGTGCCTGTTGGAATGAATGATGTAGTTGTACAGGCTAATAAAGACTACCTATGGATATGGCATAAAGGTGGCGAAGAAGGAATGAGCCTAGAAACTGAGGTAGTTGGTACTGGCTGGGACTTAGAAGAATACGGAGAAGAATGGTTCCATATTCAAACCGTAGAAGAACAGCAGTACGTTTGGCATATTCTAGGACGTTATGTATGAATGGAGAACCTATTATGATGTCTACAGTGTTACATACAGCAAAGCAAACAGATTTCGAACAAAGACTAAGTATAGAACTAGGCAACTTAAAGAATATGCTTCTATCTAAGAACAAAGCTTATGGCAATAGTGCATTAGAACCTGTACGTATATTTGCTCGTTCGGATAAACTTGAGCAACTTAGGGTCAGGATAGATGATAAACTGAATCGTTTGAAGCAAGGCCTACCAGACGACGAAGATGTAGTATTAGACTTAATAGGCTATTTAATCTTATATAGGATCGCAAAAAATGCGCATTTATAAAACGGTTCAGACCTTCGTAGTCACATATGAAGTACGAGAAGAGGAAAACCATAGGTTCCTGGATATGTTAGCAGACCAGGACGATCTGTCTGAGTTTGAGGTAGAACAGACTTACATCGGAGAGCAGATAGTTCATGCAGAATCCGATTGAGCCTGCGGACGAAGAAGTAGTCTTTGCTCCGGAGGACGAACCGATTGAGTTAGGTGGGATAGCTGATAAGCCTCCCGTGCCTCATATGGTTAAGCACGTTATGGAAGTGCTGGCACAGAGCGCAGAAGCTTCTTATTTAGTATGGCTAAAGCTCAGCCTAAAGTACGGCAGTATGCAGAAAGTAGTATGACTGAACTTACTGAAATACTGTACAGAACTAACAGGTCTATTTCTAGCGCTTGTGAAGAACTATCAGCTGTCTTTGCTATGGAAGACTTAGAAGACCTGGAACAATGCAGCCACTGCAACGTATGGTGGCACGACTATGAACTAATACCTGATCAAGACGATAACCAGGTGTGTAAATTTTGTGGAACTTATTATGGCTTATAATATATCAATAGAGAAAAAAGAATTAGATGGGCTTCTCAACTACTTGTTAGACGCCCCGACCCGAAGTGGTATGTACCCTATAGTTGTTGCAATTTTGGGTCAGGTGGAAGCACAGAACGCTAAAGCTAAGGCAGAAGCTGACCCTATGCCCCGGCCTGAGAATGACTAAGACTCTCCTTAGCCTATTTGATTTTAGTGGGCGGTGGAGTCGACCCTACGTTGAGGCAGGTTGGGATGTGTACCAGGTAGACATAAAGCTGGGGATTGATATACTTAGCTTAGAACCGTGTGATCTACCCCCTAAGATAGATGGAATACTAGCGGCTCCTCCTTGCACAGACTTTGCCGGGAGTGGCGCACAATACTGGAAAGCGAAAGACTTAGATGGAAGAACAGAACATTCACTCGCGCTTCTTGACAAAACCCTTAGTCTGGTACGGCACTATGAACCAGTATTCTGGGCCTTGGAAAATCCGGTGGGTAGACTCCCTACACTACGTCCAGAAATCGGAAAGCCCTGGTACTTCAACCCAAATGAGTTCGCAGGATGGCTTGAAGGAGAATGTTACACCAAGCGAACCGGTCTTTGGGGAGTATTCAATAAACCCGAAAAACTGGCCCTTCCCGTCTCAGGAACCTCCCCAATAATGTCATTAGGAGGGAAATCTGAGAGAACGAAAGAACTACGATCAATGACCCCATTAGGATTTGCATATGCTTTCTACAATTCGAACCACTGAAGCCTCATTAGAATTTACACAAGCTACAGTTGATGAAACTATTACAGCTGGGTTACTAAAAAGCTGGACCACCTGCGATAAAGACGGGCATATATTAGCAGTAATGTGGGCAGATCCTTTATTTATGTACCAAATGGGAAACGAACTATGAACTACTACATTACATATAAGAACGGAAGAATCGACGCTAAGTTTGCGTACCGTAGCAGCTTGAACTATTATCTATTAGAGAACCGTGATGCAGTATACCGTGAATTCAGTGCCTGAAGAGTTTGTTACAAGCTTGAACGTAAATACCACTATTGATACTTATGACCCCCATGGCCAGTACATACTACGAGCTGCTTGGGATATGTTTAACAACTGGCGTAGGCAATGGCATTATAGAGACCTAACAGAAAAAGAACAGCTAAAACTATATGAACGACTCACAGGTATCACAATCATTGGGCATCCAGAATTTCGATCTTGAATCGGAAGCCGATCCTTGCTATAATATTATTTCTGTGATCGGGGGAAAAGTAATGATTAAAGACATCATTCGTTTCATCATGAAATCTGAAGGCGTATCGGCTAAAGAAGCTATCGAGATTTGGGAAGAAGAACTGAAAGTTTGCGACAACGATTGGGAAGAAGCTCTTTACAACTTTGGAATGGAACTGGACTACGCGCTATGAAAATCGAACTGCACGCTTCAACCCGTTGGGCTAACTGTTCTGTGAATGCTGTGATTGACACCTGGGAAGACTTGGGTGTGTCTGATGAAGAATGGGATAATATGCCGGACGTAGACCGTCAGTATATGTTACAGGATTGTGCTTTGGATATGGTTGGTTTTAGCTTTGCTGCCAACTATTAAAATTTGAACTTGACCCTAAGCCGTAACAATGCTATAATATTATTTCTGAGTGAGTGAAAGGGAAAGAAATGCTTAACATCATCTTGATTTACACTCATCCAATTCATGGCCGTTGCTATCTATGGTCGGCGGGAGAAATGCAGTATAGCCTGGGTACGGTTAGCACAACCTACTGTAAGTTTGATGGATACACTCTAGATGAAGTTAAGGCTAGAGTGGAAGCAAAAGGATTTGCCCTGGTAGTTTAACACAATGCCCTCTTAGCGTAGTGGACGACGCAGCGCTCTTCTAAAGCGTTATACGGGGGTTCGATTCCCTCAGAGGGTGCCATAAATGCGATTATTAGAAGCTTGTAAATTTGTATGTGAATTTTATAGTATAGATATCGAAACTTGTCGTAATCTATACTGGGACGAAGTACTTGCTTATCTAAATATTTTGAATTGGAAAGATAATGTACACACCAGATCGTTGGGTAATTTTGACGTTGCGTCATCCTGAGTATGCCCCGTTCTCTAGGGTGTTTGCAGGTTGGTACGGCGGATATACTGGATCGGACTCATGGAAGATGAACTCCGGTATTAAAGGCTGGATGCAGCATAAAGATTACTTCGAATTTGATGGGGCTAGTGGTAGCGTGTACCGTTGCTACAAGAACGCTCATGGAATGTCTGCTTACATGGGGTCTGTTTTAGCTAACTTCCAGGATCAACTGGCAGCGCAAGGTGGACAGCTCGTGATTGAAGATGAACATAATCTAGAAGGAATTATACTATGCTAGAAGCTAGGGAGCATTTTGAATCTTGGTATCAAAGAGTTTATTGGGACTTTCGAAATCATGGAGTTAGGTATGACAAAGAAAAAGACCAATATAACCACTATGATGTAGATTTGGCATATAATTCATTTATGGAAGGATGGAATTATGTTAGTGAAACCGCGTGACCCGTTTGCCAAGGCGGTTCGTACCGACCCTATGTTTAGGCAACGTGTAGTAAAGAGCAAAAAGTGCTTCAAGCGGCATGAAAAGCATCGGACTGACCGTGCCCAAACAGCTTGAAGATCGTCGGATTGAAAAATTAGAGTATCGACTAGACCAGGCTCACCGTGTGATTCGGGAACTTCTCGGTGCTCTAACTTGCCCGTCTGAGGAACTTAGAATGTTGGTTCACGATGTAGCTAAAGAATACATGGAGGAAGTATATGACAGAATGGGACGAGACGGAACACTTCCTGCCTCACGGAATGGGGGCGAGGGAGTTGTGGATGACGGAAGAACAGAAGTACCAGTACTTTGATCGTGCTTTAGGGCATTTGATTGGTACGATCATGACGACTCCTCGCAGTGTATTAGAGGAAGTCATGGAAGAAAAAGTATCAGACAGGTTGGTAGAACAGTTTGAGGAGTATATGACCCAGGGTGACCTGGTTACAGAGTGTAACTGCTGTGGCTGGTGGCAGAACGATCACGATGGCATTCATGGCGACTTGTGTTGGCGTTGTGCTGAAGACGAAGAAGATTTTGATCTTGAAGACGAAGCCTAATTGCTTTATAATATTACTTGTTGTGTGAGAAAAAGAGTTTCAACCCTAACCTAAAAAGGCAAAATAATGGCTAAGACTTATACGTTTGTGTGTTATGATAACGAAGATAAATGTACGACTGAAGTAACTTTTAAGACCGATAATGACTGTTGGGATGGCTTTGATGGCCCAATGTCCAAGTTCTTTGACTTCCTGAAGGGCTGCGGTTTCGTGTTCGATATTAACTCTGAGATCGGAGTTATGGATGACGATGGTGATTTTCGCAGTTCAGTGAATCAACATTTTTGATCTTGAATTGACCGCTTAAACCCTGTATAATATTACTTATACGATGAGGGAACGCAGCCGACACCGACAAATAAATATCGCCACTATGTGCACAATATTGTCGAGTACGTCCTAGAGCAAGTACCCATTATCAGTACCATGAGTTGAGGCTCTCAGAAAAGCCCCTAATATCATGAGTTTACGCTGTCTCAGAAAACAGGATGAGGGAGGCATCTCAATAGACAAGGCCCTTAGTGCTACTAATTTCTAGCTAGGTCGATTGGTTACCTATCTGCGTTCGCAAACCCAGCGAAAACCAATGTGTTGCGGGGGTACGGGCTTCACCATACGAAGCCCCTTTAGTAAGCATCAACTTGTAGGACTTTACCAGTGCTTCGGTATACGGGACAGCCAAAGATGATGCTTTCTAAAGGAGGTAGTTATGACACACTTTGCTATTATATGTAAGGATACCTGGAAAGTTCTAGGGTACATTCCTGCCGTTAATCATAATCAAGCTACGGTAATGGGACAAATTGTATATCATAAAAATATTGTTGCAGTACTTCCGGAGGATAACTGTGCAACTTCAGACTAATGATTTGGATCAACTAGAGTTCGAGTGGGATATGTCAATGCTTCATGCCCAACTGGACATTTTGAATGCCGTTCGTAGAGAAATGCCTGAGGATCAAAGAGGTATAGTTGAGCGTTACATGGTTGAAATCGAGGACGAAATTGCCGGAATGACTATAGGTGAAGAAATTCTGACTTGATTTTGTTTTGTGTTCGGCGTATAATATTATTTCTGGGTTGAAGAACACTTCAATGAAAGGCAAGTTCTTTCAAGCGTTTAATCTTCACCCCAGAGTATTTAAGGTAGTTCACTTGGTGTTTCTAGACTCCTCAAATTGGGGAGATGAAAACTTAATATATGGTAAACATCTACCCCATGTACCAAGTACACTACCTTAAATGCTTTTAAGTAAAGCTAGCAGCAAGACTGTACCTTAGCAATAGTTCATTCGAGAAGGGGTAATGGCCTTCAGCTACCTAGGGAGCGCATACAGTCCCAAGTGTGAGACTCGCTCTGACTGATTCGAACAGATCAAGAGATAATAACTAAGGTGAAACACGAGTACTTAGTAGCTTTTCTTAAAAGTAAGTAATTCCGGGAGTGCAAGTAAGGTAGGTTGGACCTACGCAGCGCTGTAAACGCTGTCCTTCTAGGCACGAGGTTCGATTCCGTCCATTCCCGACCAAGTTTATGGAGCTATCGTCTAACTGGTTAGGACATCACCCTTTCAAGGTGGGAACGTGGGGTTCGAATCCCCCTAGCTCTACCAAATAGAAGTAGAACAGTGGCACACCTGGCGACGTGCGAAGCCACCGCATGAAGTAGCCGCTACCATCGAAACATTTAGAAAATTTGGGTAAATCCGACGACTCTAGTTGTTTTAGAGGCCTAACGTCCGCCAGACGCGGTAACTGGCTTAGTATCCTAAAATGTATTAACTGACCCTAAGTTGCGAAACGCGGAGACTGAGTGGAATCAGTCTAGCAAACCCAATACGGTGGGAAGATGAAAAAATTCAGGATTCACGACGACGCCCGAACCTACGAGATTCCACTCTGGTATACGGCCTAATAGTGACGAGCAACAAGTAATCTTACAGTTAATACTTTTTAGTATATTAAGGAGTTATTATGATACAGATAGCAATGTGGCCTGATGGCACATGGTGTGAACTTGAGGACATAGAAGCGTACTTGCACTTCATGTCAGATGACTACGAAATTAAACAAGTTACTACACTAAAGTATTACGAATTATGCTTTGGTGATTAAGAAGGTATTTGGGGCGGTGGCGTAACCCGGTAGCCGCGCTGGTCTTAGAAACCAGTTCCGAAAGGAGTGAGAGTTCGATTCTCTCCTGCCCCACCAGATAAGCAGTTCAAGATATAGAGCCACCGTGGAGAAATTGGTATACTCACAAAACTTAAAATTTTGCGCTTCGGCATGCCGGTTCGATCCCGGCCGGTGGTACCAAATACTATGGAGCTAAAATGAAAATCAGAGTAGAAAGAGATACATCGTATAGCTATTATCTTTTAGATGCCGAGTATCTAGCTATTATTGATCCAGATAGTTACTACAATACGATTACGGTTTCTGATGAGTTTGTAGCTAAGTACAGAGCATTACAAAAGTTAAATAACGAAATGCAAGATGCGCTAAAGGCGATACACGATGAAAGTTTCCGCACGGTATACAAGGCAATCTAAATGCTCCGGAAGCTTAACGGTCAAGCGATGTCCTCATAAGACAGGGAAAGCTGGTTCAACTCCAGTCCGGAGCACCACGGGTTGCAAGCTTTAATGGTGAAGCATACGGCTCTTACCCGTAAGAACACGGATCGTTACCGTGGCAACCCACCAAATTTTAATCTTGAATTGTAGTAAGATTCTTGCTATAATATTATTTCTGAATTGATGAAAGAAGAATACTATGGCAAACATCTTTTTTGCTAGCGATCACCATCTAACTCATACAAACATACTCACTTTTAAGCGCTCAGATGGAAGTCCTCTTAGGGATTTCCCTAATATCACCGAACACGATGAGTACATCATTGCTCAACACAATAACCGTGTTCGTGATTGCGACAAGACCTACTTTCTAGGTGACGTGGTCATGAGCCACAAGAATCTTCACCTCCTGGGTAGGCTGAATGGAGAGAAGGTTCTAATTAAGGGCAACCATGATTGTGCTAAGCTAAGTCAGTACGAGCCTTACTTCAAGGATATTCGTGGCAGCCACCAGTTTAGCGGTATTATCATGACTCATATCCCTATTCATCCAGAGAGTCTGGCTAGATGGGGCGTCAATATTCATGGCCACCTACACTACCATCGTGTTCCAGATCAGTACGGTAATCCGGACAAACGATACTTTAATGTTAGTATGGAATGTCTAGACGACTATACACCGATCAGTCTTGAGGAAATAAAATCTAGACTTGATCTCTGAGTTAAAACAGCGTATAATATCTTTATTGAATGGGAGAACACTATGAACGAAACGACACTAGAAATTGTGAGACTTTTGAATGATGTTGGCCTGTTCCCCGGAGAGACTGTATTAGTAGAGATCAATGACCTGGTTCAATCCACGCTTGATGAAGCGTACAGTGATGGATACCTCGAAGCACAAGCTGAGTTTGATGTACCGGAAGAATACGAGTACGACTACTAAAAATTCAGACTTGACCCTAAACTGAAATTGCTTTATAATAGTTATATACACTGAGGAAAACGAATAGCGATAATTGACGAATTATCTACTCGGGCGCAAACGGCGGGTGACGCGTCCTGATATAATCTGATCTCCGCTGCGGACAGTTAGCTACTGACTCCAAAATTGATCCCTAAAGTGTATACATATGGTGGTAGAGACAACGAAACTCTCCAACGCTTCTAGGTAAGTGCTTGCAGAACGCTACGGCGTCAATATTCTGCATAAACCTAGTACCCTACTGATGAGCTAGTGAAACTCTAGCGAAACGGCAGACAATCTAGCGAATAGGTGCGGAGAGGCTTCAATCCAATCCCCTACATAGCGGTCTGTTCGTATAGGTAAAATCAAGAAGTGTGGAACTGTCAAGCCACTAGCGGAGAAGTCAACGCTCTCCAATATACTGCTAGCGCTAGCTATGACGCAGTTGACCCAAGCTGTAGGGGGACTATAATTCTAAATGACCCGTAATAAAGCATTATTGGATATCTACATAGTGCTTACGGAACAATATAGAATCTTGGTAAAACGGGTTACTTTAGACGACCTGGGAACAGAATAAGTCCACAACTTAGACCGTGTTAAGTATAAAATACGTTTAGTGGTGGTAGTGCGAGGCTATTGTTAAACGGATTGCTAAGATCCGGCCACTTAAATAAATCCAGCGCGAGTGCAGCGTTCCAACGATAGAAAGCATCAACGGTAATAGTTGGATTATCTGGTACTAAGGTGAGTATGTAAGGGAGCCAGTAGAAGTCTGATGAACGAGGGTCGCCTCACCCCCTGCATAAAGGCCGATTGAGAATCGACCACCTAAAAGTCCAAGGACACAAGTGACTATAAATATAGTGTTAGTGCGACATTGCCCTGTTTAAGCACTTAAATCCTAGAAACTGGCAAAGGGGTATCCGCCCTATGTATAACTGGATAGGCCGTGCCTACAAGCCGAATGTAACTGGAGACTGCCTAGGCCACCCGTGCCTCGATCGCAAACGGTAGGGATACAGGCCAACCCCGGAGTGAAGAGTTTTCCACTAACTTGGTTTCTTCTTCAATCTACCTCCGCCTCAACGGTAAATCAGCTGTAGATAGCTCGTAAATCCGTATGAAAGATATTGTTAGCGGTGTTTCCTCGATTCTTCCGTAAAAGTAACGAAGTGTAGCCTGACGCTGGCTATGAGTCCCGTAAAGACAGTACGTTGTGATATGAGCCTGACCAAATCACAGAAATCTCGTGGTTAGGACTCAAAGCCTCCTGTGTAAGGAGGCTTTGTTTTCTGTAGGTTCTTGTAGGTGGACATAGGTCGTTGAGATACACGACTGAGAATGTCGAATCCTTTAGAATCTACAGAAAACAAAAGGAGAGTATATGATCCGAGAATTTCAGCAAACATTAGAATCACAACTAAAGACATTTGACCCTAGGGATGTAACGGATTTAGCACATTTCAAGTCCCTACGTTTCGACGGTAAGCAAGGCTGCCGTCGTTACATCGTTGAGCATCCGTTTCCGGATGTAATGTCGATGATGCTGCATAAGATTGCTGTAGCTTATCTAAAAGATAGTAAACAATATACTGCGTCAGAACTAGCGAGGTACTAAAATGAACCTAATAAACTGCGAAAACTGTGGAGTTGTTCTAAATAAGAAAGCGGTACACTTTGCACACGATATATGGAATGAAAACGGCGAATTAGACGAGGACTTTGGAACATATAGTTTCAAAGAGGAAATGATGGTTGCCTACGTCAGATGCCCTGTCTGTAACGAAAAAGTATTGGACGAATAAATGTTAGTTAAACTTCTGTCAGACCTACACATTCATAATAACAACCCGTTCCGTTATACGGATCACGGAGAGTATGTTTGCGTTCTAGCAGGAGATATTAGCGAAGGTATGCATGGTGTGGAGTGGGCGTTAGCTTGTATTCCAGACCACATTAAAGTGCTGTATGTTCCTGGGAACCATGAGTACTATGGTCAGATTTACCAGGTGCTAAATGCACGTTTTGCTCACCATAATAAGAGAGGTACTCATGTAACTGTGCTGCAGGAGCAGTCTGTTACGATTGGTGACATTGAGTTTGTAGGCACGACCCTATGGTCAGACTTTGCGTTGTATGATAACCCTTCAAGGCACGCTATCTACTGGAAGAACGGCCTAAACGACTCCAGGTGGATTTGGCGGGAAGAAGGCGGTGGGATTGGCCCACAAGACTTCCTAGACTGGAATGCAAGGTCACTCGCGTTTCTGCGTTCAGTTGCAGAGACCCCCAAAGATAAGACAAGAGTTCTTATCACTCACTACTGTCCAGATCTTTCGGTGGCGCCCAGGTACCGAAACGATGAGCTAACCCCTGGTTTCGCTACGCATATCCCTGTGGAGACACATGAAACATTCGACTTCCATTTTCACGGCCATACCCATGATAGTATGAAATATGAGTACCCATTCGGTACTAAGGTATTCTGTAATCCTAAGGGTTACGGTATGGAGAACGTATCGGGATTTAATCAGGAGCTAGTACTGGATATTTAGAAAAGGAGTCCTTATGGAACCTAGATCTAGCTACTACTACGATGGCAAAGTTTTCCGCCTTAGAAGCAAATGGAACAAAAGATTCAGATTATTTTTAATGTTAGTATGTTTTCTAGGATTAAGTGGATATTCTAAGGATATTTCTGATGGTGAAGTAGTACCACAGAAACACGCTTTAGAGTCTCACGTTCTAGAAGAAAATCCCAAAGTATCAATCAACGACGCAAAGAGTATAGTTAACGCAGTTATTAAATGGGGGACTGAGTTTAGTATCGACCCTAAATTGTTACTAGCTATAGCTAAAGTGGAAAGTAACTATAACAAACACGCTATATCGCCTTCTGGTGCTTATGGACTAATGCAGGTTATTCCTGTGTGGCATAAAGATAAGATTAAGAAGGCTAAAGAAGAACTTGGAAATCCTGAGGTCTTCGATATTCACACTAATATATATCTAGGTGCTAGTGTGCTTAGAGAGTGTTATAACAAGAACCCTGGACTCAGTAAGGCGCTTTTGTGTTATGCTGGCCAAACGCCAGGGTATGATAAGAAAGTGTTAGCAGCATATAGGGCTTTAAAAATATTCACTTGATTTTTCTTTTTGTTCCGTGTATAATATTATTTATCAACTGGAGAAAACATCATGGCAGGGTATAGTAAAGAATTGATTGTAGGTGCTTACCTACACAAGTTCATTCATTCCGGTCTAGTGGATATTGATACTCTTGTGGTTTTAGAAGATAATGCTAATCGCTTCTACGATAAGGTAGGTAAAGATGAATTCAGAAAATACGCCGATGTTACACCCGATAGAATTAGAGAATTCCGGTGTAGTGTATAGATTTGTATATTCTGACGGATTCTCTAGACTTCGGACATTTCCTTCAGACGAAGAAGCTAGATGGTTTGCTCATAACGAAGGAGACCATCTAATGACATATATTAAGATTTAATTGCGGGTTTGTGGCGGCACGACTAGAGTCTCATAAGCTCATAGGAAGGGAGTTCGACTCTCCTGCCCGCAACCAGTTGGCAAGTAGCTCAGTGGTAGTAGCCGTGCACTGTTAATGCACTGGTCGTAGGTTCGATCCCTACCTTGCCAGCCACCAAATTAAAGCGGATACTAAAGATGTATGACGTTCTGCCTCCACAGACCCCAAACGATCATACCTCCCAACTAAGAGGGAAACAACGTTCCTTGGACAAGGTTACCAACTATCGGTGTAAAAAGTCTTAGTCTGCTTTAATTTGTAAACTAAAGTACTTTGTCTAGGTATATTGTCAGCCTGGCCAGACGGCCGCCCTTGGAAGGCGGAGGACGGTGGTTCAAATCCACCTACCTAGACAAAGTACTTTTAAGGGGGATGATTGAGCTGAAGTTCTTGGATGCTTTGCAAGCATTTGCCGCAGGGTTTGATTCCCTGATCCTCCACCACCAACAACACCCGTCACACTTCCTGCATAGCATAGTGCTCCAACGATGGGTTATCCCGTTCAAGCTAATCTGGTGAAAGCGACTGGTTGAAGCCCAGTAGAGCGAAGCTCGAAACTTCGGAACGGGGCCAGAACAACTACGGTGTCGCATAGCGGCGATTGCAGCAGCCTCCAAATCTGTCGGAGAAATCCCCCGGGGGTTCGAGTCCCTCCACCGTAGCCAACAAATTTTGTTAAATTAACTGTTGCGTAGTAATGCGTTACTTCACATACTATGAGCCTATAGATCCCGCAATTGAAGGGGATTTCTGGGGTTAGAAGATGACGAAGCTAACCCGACATTTGTCCGTTGCGCACGTCCGTAAGGCGGCAAAGAACGTACTACGACCTTTCTCAGTTAATTTAATTAAGTTTGTTGCGTAAGTATAGAGATACTTCATGGATGAAAATTTGACTTCTAATCAAAACTTGTGGGTTCAAACCCCACTTTCTCTATCTAACTATTCTCAAACTTAATAGTATTTTATTGCTGCGATATAAAGAGTTACTTCCTGCCAGCTTTACTAGGATAATCGAGGGATTACCCGAACTCTCTATAATTTTTCTCAATAACCCTAATTTTTTCGTTGCGTTTTATACAGTTACTTCATTTAGCGGAAATAAACACTGTATATACCCTTTCTCGGAAACCCTAAAAAATGTCAAGACTAAATCAAAAAATTACACAACCTCAAGTTGAAATCGCTGTGTCTGCTAATGGAAACGTACAAGTTGCCAAAAGTGCAGCCCAGGTTTTCTTCGAGACCCTAGTGGGTCATATGTACGGAAAAGATCGCTTCTATACCTCTAACGAGGATATTTGTAAGCGTCTTAGCGTAGATATTAGCAAACTGGTACGGGCTGGAAAGTCCGACTACGTTGCTAATGTAATTCTGTATGCTCGTGAACAGGCAATGATGCGGTCTATGCCTATTCTGGCTACAGTCTATTTTGCCAAAGCACTTCGTGAAACCGGAGTTGCCTTTCCACAACTGCGTCGTCTGGTATCTTCGGTCATCCAACGAGCTGATCAGATTACTGACACCTACGCAGTCGCCCTGGAGGTTTTCGGTGGAAAAAACAAAGTGCCGATGGCTCTCAAGCGTGGTGTAGCGGACGCAATGAACAAGTTTACCGAATACCATTTCGGTAAATATAACCGTGCAGCCGGTGTCACATTCAAAGATGTGGTGCGTATCGTACATCCAGAACCAAAGGATGAGAACCAAAGCGTCGTGTTCAAGAAAATTCTTGAAGATAACCTCGCTGTGCCATATACATGGGAAACTGAACTCTCCATGAACGGTCAACTTCCGAAAGAAGTTCAAAAGTCAAAGGCTCAAATTTGGGCTGAGCTCGTTAAATCCGGCAAACTCGGATATATGGCACTACTTCGCAACCTTCGTAACATTATTCAGTCAGGAGCTGACGTTACGGATGAGGTGGCGAAACGGATTTCTGATCCAGAACAAGTCTCGCGTTCTAAGCAGCTTCCCTTCTCGTTCATCAAGGCTTTTGATGCCGTTAAGGATGCTCCCACTCAGTTGAAATGGGCGGTTAGTGAAGCTCTTGATGCATCCTGCGCGAATATTCCTTCGCTAGGTAAGAACGTGTGGATCATTGTCGATGGTTCCGGCTCTATGCTGGGTGGGCAGATGTACAGGGCTGCCCCTCTGTATGAGACGCTTGGAGATTCCCCGTTCCAGACCGCTGCCGTGTTCTGCGCGGCTCTGGTGAAATCTAGTAAGGAAGCGACTAATATCGCGGTTTCCATCTTTAGCGACAACGCTCAGATGGTTGATCTTAATCCTCGTGATACAGCTACGTCCATCGTGGACAAGCTCACGAAGATGGTACAGGGTGGTGGAACTAATCTACAGGCAGCCCTGAATCTAAAATCCAAGCTAGGTTTCGAGCCAGATACAGTAGTAATCCTTTCAGACATGGAAGTAAACTCCTTGTCGACTGGGGATTCCAGCTATCGTGGTTATACTTATAACCATTACCGCGATTCTACTGTAGCAAACATCGCTAAGATGTTTGATAAGACCACTCAAAAAGTGGCGGTAAACCTAGCTAGTGGTGTGTCGACACCTGTTCCAAAAGAACATGGATTTATCCAACTGGCAGGATTTAGTGAGCGAATCTTCGCCCTACTTCCTGAACTGCGGAATAGTGAGAAAACAGTCGAAAGATTGTTTAGTCAGCCGTTCCAGCCAGTTTAAGACTTAAGGGCGCGTTAGCAATAACGTGCCCTTTTTCTTTCTTGATTTCATTCGGTTAAAGGCGTATAATATCTTTATTGAGTGAGATTTGGAAAGAGAATATAAAGTGAATATATTTATACTTGATAACGATGTAGAGCAATCTGCTAAGTATCACTGTGATCAGCACGTTAATAAAATGATCCTAGAGGCGGCGCAAATTATATGCACGGTACGTGCATTAAAAGGCGCGAAAGACAGTCCGTATAAAGCTACTCATCCTAAGCATCCTTGCACTATTTGGGCAGGTAGAACGCTAAAGAATTACTTGTATGTTCTAGATTATGCCCACTATCTTAATGAAGAAGCTAAGTCTAGGTACAAGAAGAAAGTTAATCACAAGTCGTGGGACGTTCTACAAGAACTAACATTCCCTGACTTTGATCTGATAGAGCGAACTGAATTCGCTAGAGCAATGCCGGAACAATTTAAGCGTATTCCAGATACAGTAGAAGCGTATCGTGAATACTACAAGACAAAAGAATTCGCAACTTGGAAAACAGGAAAACCCGAATGGCTTTAATGACCCTAGAGTTTCAGCTAAATGGTGGTAAGAAGATTAACCTTACCTATCAGGAAGCGGAACTAATGTATAAAGATTTGCAACGTATTTTTGGACAGCCTCAGGTACACTTTAGACCACCTACAGTCCCCGATAGTTATCCAAGAGGATACCCTAAAGAAGTCCCGGGGACTTGGTGTGGTAGTAATCCAGTAGATAATGCCGTAGCACATACAGCAGCACCTGGAGTACATTATAGGGATAACCATTTTCAAACACAAAAAGAAGCATTAGCAGAGATTAGGTTAAATGGCGAAGCGCACTAATATTGAGGAACTTCCAGGGTTTCACTATCTAGTACATGGTCGACACGGTGTATTTCTAGCTAATAAGAATGATATATATGTAGGTGGGGCACTTATCACTTATGGTGAGTTTAGCGAGTTAGAGACGGACACTTTTAAGCGTTTCGTAGATAAAGAAACCACAGTAATTGAGATTGGTGCTAATATTGGTGCACACACTGTATGGTTGGCTAAGAATGCTAAACGAGTAATTGCTATTGAGCCTCAACCTTTCATTTTCTATACTCTATGTTCTCAAATTGCATTAAATAGCTTACAGAATGTAGAATGTATTAACTCCTGTGTAGGATTTAGTGGAAATGGATTTATTGATATTCCTAGTCTTGATTATTCTAAGCCAAATAATTTTGGTGGATTGGAAATGTCTGCTCCTTCGGATGAGCGAGTTCGTGTCCGATGTGAAACACTCGATGAGATTGTTCAATCCAGAAATATAACTGGAAAAGTATTTCTTAAAGTAGATGTAGAGGGAATGGAGGAGCAGGTATTGCGTAGTGGAGCACATTTCATTAGAGATATGCAACCTGTTATGTATGTAGAAAATGACCGACCAGAAAAATCAGAAGGTCTAGTCTCTTATATTAAGAGCATGGGTTATAAGCTAGAAAGAGACGCTCCTACACTATTTAATCCTAATAACTTCTTTAAGAAGAAAGATAATAAGTTCGTTAATGCACAAGGTAATGCTTTTGCCAGCTTTAACGAAATATGTACCCCAATTCTGGTGTAGCTCAGCGGTAGAGCAGTGTCTTGATAAGGCATTGGCCACTGGTTCAATCCCAGTCACCAGAACCAAACATGGAAGGTTATCTAGCCGGGGAAGCTAGCCTAGTCTTGAAAACTAGTGGAGCCGCAAGGCCAGGAGTTCGATTCTGCCATCCTTCCGCCAAATACTATGAAAACAATATTAATAGTATTATTTTTGACTGGATGCGTTATACACGTTCCAGTCTACTTCAAAGATGATTCTGGTAAGTGTCACGCTGTGACACCAGAGGGAGTTATGTTTGACGTAGATTGTGACTTTATACCTAAAAGGAGGTAATCATGTCCCTAGTACTCGGTTTAGACCAAGCCGGTACTCCCCATAGTTGGTTAGATATTGAACACGCAGCCATGCACTACGCTAAAGGCCATGTTGCATGGGAGGCTGGAAACAGTTTTGTTACGCTGCACGGGGGTACTAACGCTAGAACCCAAAAGCGTTCTGAACTAAATATCAATTCAATTATATCGGTAAATGGCGATGATTACTTTAGTAAGAACTATAATTCAACGATATCAATTAGCCGTCGAATGCTCTTTAAGAGAGATAGACATATGTGTGCTTACTGTGGAACGGTTTTTCACGATAAATCGTTAGAACTGGAACACGTTATCCCTAAGTCTAAGGGGGGTGCTACAAGCTGGACTAACATAGTTAGTGCTTGCCGTACTTGCAATGCCAGGAAAGATGATAGAACTCCTGAGCAGGCACATATGCAGTTACTATATGTACCGTATACTCCTAATAGGCATGAGGCGTTTATTTTAGCAAATCGTAACATCCTAGTAGATCAGATGGCATTTCTACTACAGGGTGTCCCAAAACATTCAAGACTTTTGACATAGGCCAGGTTGATCCGAGAGGTTAGGTGACATCCTTACAAGATGTATTATACTGGTTCGAGTCCAGTACCTGGTACCATATATATATATATGAATATACTAGAATTTCTAAAGTTAGCATTTCTATCCTCAGGGTATAAAATACCTAAAAATACTAAGGGAATTAGTGAGGAAATACTGCTGGAGTTTATAGCCCACGGTATGTCGGTTAGAAGCGGTGGACTAGGGTATACTTCCGCGGGCGGTATTAATAAGTTTCTAAAGAAATGCTTCCCTGATAAATCTTCCAGTATTTCCTATAGATCATTCCTGCTAGGAAAAATACGACATAAATTATGTACAAAATGTTTAGTAGTAAAACCTTTTGAAGACTACCATATAAATGGTAGTAATATAGATGGTATAGCTGACTATTGTAAAATATGTCAATGCTCTACTAGAAAGGACTACTATAAGAATAATTCTTCTAAAGAGATTACTAATAATAGTGTAAGGGATGGGAGGTTACGCATGTTGCAAACTCCAAAGTGGGCCGATAATACGAAATTGGCAAAATTCTACAGAGATTGTCCCGAAGGATACCATGTGGACCACATTATACCTTTAAATGGTATACTAGTTAGTGGGTTAAATGTACATAATAATTTGCAGTATCTGACAGCCAGAGAAAACCTTTCAAAAAGTAATAAATATACTATAGAATAAACAATAGCTCAGTAGTGTAACGGCAACACCCCGCTCTTTGACAGCGGTATTTCTGGTTCAAATCCAGACTGGGCCACCAAACAACAATGCCGTGGCCGAGAGTATAGGCAAACGTCTGCAAAACGTTTTCACGTCAGTTAGAATCTGACCGGCATGTCCAAATTTAGTTGCTGCGTATAAAAGAGTTACTTCACACTTGTAATGTCGTGGTCGGTGGTTCGAATCCACCCCGAAGCCGAAAGCTAAGGTAGCTCAGCTGGATAGAGCACGTAACGTCACTCTTTTAGATCCCTTCCCAACTTTTGGCTCGTTCGTATAATGGTATATTACGGCGGATTGTCTATCCGTTCATAACAGTTCGATTCTGTTACGAGTCGCCAAACAATGCGTGCATAGTTTAGAGGTAAAATCATTGGCTTCCACCCAATAGTCCTCGGTTCGATCCCGAGTGCCCGCACCAGTTACAAAATTTTAATCTTGACCCTAAAGCTAAAACGGCTTATAATATATCTTTAAGTGAGAGAACAATGACCGCGAAGATAATAGAATTTGACCCTAAACCGCAGAAACCTCAGAAGTGTTCGTTCTGTGGCACGTCTAAAAGTAAAGCCACTAGAATGATACAATCCTCAACCGGAAAGTGTATCTGTGATAAGTGTCTAGCTAAAGTAAAGGCATTATCTGATGCGAATTGAAGACCCTAAGCTGTATCCGCTAGAAGCCTTTTTAGATTGGATTCCAGATGCGGGAATCAGTATTACAAAAGAAGTACTAACAAACATTGCCACGTTTTTTAACCTGGGCGGAGTTATCTGCGAAACCCATGACGAAGTTGTAGATTGTTTAGAATACTTGCGTAAGTGGTACAATATCATAGAACTAGAAGCAAATAATCACGAACTAATACTAAGGAAAGCAAATGGCCTCTAAATCACGCTCAGCCCATCAAGGCAACCTGTACAAGTCCTACAAAGCTGCAAACCGTTACGAAACTAACCGTAAGCGTAAGCTGACTCGTCTTGCCAAAGAGCAACCAAACAACGAGCAGATCGCTCAAGCAATGAAGAACATTCATTACCGCCGTAAGACTCCTAAGGCTGCACAGTGGTCTAAACAGGAGAAGGCTTGGGCACAGATGAAGAAGGACTTCTCTAAGCCGAACTTTGGTTCTCAGCGTAAGATGACTGAGAAAGAGATGTTCAAGCTGCGTGCGCGAGCGCACGACGGTGAAGGGAATTCGGTGTGGAATTTTTAATCGGATATGCCTTATTTGCCCTAACTACAGCACTCACGTCAGCAATATTACTAATGAGGCCAGTCCTTAAAGACTTAGAGCGTGAGGAGCCACTAAACACTATGATCGAGTATAAGTTCATTACTTATCTGACTTTCGGGGTTATCTCCATTCTAGTGGCTCCTATTATGTTTCTAGCTTGCATTGTGCCAGACAAAAATAACACATTTCGAGATACCCTAGCCAAATCACTGCGAGACTAAAATGAAAATCATGTCCTTCACCTATACTAAAGCTAATGGTAATAAGAGTTTCCGTACTGTCGCGGCTCTGTCTGAGCCAAGTGAGAATGTTTTTGGAATTGATATTACTGAGTTGGAAGATGAGCGTCAAGGACAGTTTCTCTACGAATTGGAAATGTTAGTAGAGAAGCGTAAGATGGAAATGGAAAAGCTGATGGCAGACTTTGATATTAAGTCTAATTACCGTAGCTTTAAGCCAAGCGGCATGAGCGATATTCATGTAGATGTATAATTGGAAGGTTCCCATAATTGGTATTGGAGCGGTTTGCTAAACCGTCGGTCTGCTAACCACAGGCTTGTGGGTTCGAGTCCCACACCTTCCGCCACTAAGGAGATTGTTATGCGAATGTAGATAACTTTACAGGAGTATAATATGTCTAGAACTTTTAGAAAACAGCCATACACCTGGCGTAGTACAGATCCTTTGTTTGACTGGACGTGTTGCGAGGACGAGGTAGTATGGGAAGATGTAGAATATGCTTTTATTAACAGAGACTTTGGTCAGTGGTCACGTTACACTTACTATACTGTTAAGTACAAAGCAGATAGCAAAACAGGGAAGAGACTGTTAGCGCGTAGCAAGATGGACAAGGTTATTACCTTCAAAGAGCCAGGACCCTCGTGGTTTCGTAACCTTTTTGAAGAGCGTCCTCTGCGTCGTAATAGCAAACGTGAACTTCAGAAGTTCATGTACGATGAAGGCTACGAACCTATCATAGATTCTATCCCGCGCAAAAAGATTTACTGGACATGAACAGCTACACTCGATAACCGATAAGAAGCCGGAGTTTCCGGAACTACTGGTGGAAGGCCGAGGAAGTAGGGCTGGCGTTGATTCAATCTCATTCATGTTCATCCTATTCAAGCTAGAACAAAACGAGAACGGGATGCGAACCCTAGATATCGACAAAACTAGCCCCTGTCGCAAGGGAACGGTGGACTACCCTGATAAAGTGGCTGCCGTGAAACTAATTCGGTGATGGCAAAGTAAAAGTATTCAAGACACGGGTTCGACTCCCGTCATTTCCAAGACTACGGGAATGTAACGGCTTCGATTGGGTATGACTAGCAATGCCGGAGAATCGTCAGCTAAGACGTAAAAACAACGCATAATAAATGCAAACGATGAAAGATATAGCCTAGCTGCTTAAGTTAGGCGAAGGTTTCGGGACTGTCCCTTCTTACCAATACAGTCCCATTTTGTTACTATCTTACTCGCCACTTAAGCTAATATATGCGGAGTTTCGTCGACAATAACCTTCCGCGGGTAATCAGGAGCACCTGACTTGGGTAGGGTAGTATCAAAATATAAACGGAGTAAATATGGAAAAACTATTAGAGAAGTATGTTGAAAACGAAACTAAAATAGCTACCATTAATGGACTCCTAATTGCAGAAGCAATGTGTGCTAGGAAGCTCCAAGAAGTTTACAGTAGAGATATTTTAGATATTATGGGCGACATTGCCGCAGCTATAGAGGACATTAAAAATGCTTAAGAAATTACTGAAATGGATTGTCACGTTAGAAAGTCCATCTCACAAAAGATTTGCAGAACTAATGTTTCTGACTAAAAAATAAACTAATGCTACGCTAGCTCAGAGGTAGAGCTCTCGCCTTGTAAGCGAGGGGTCGTCTGTTCGATTCAGACGCGTAGCACCATATCCCATGAAGTGTAATGAATTTGCACGCGACGCTACGGACGTTGAAGAACGGTTTGATTCCGGCATGGGGTGCCAAACAACGGGGGTAAAGCTTTAAGGTGAAGCAACTGGCTTTTAACCAGTAGAAGAAGGGCCACTACCTTCTACCCCTACCAAGATTAGGTAACTGACTCCCGTACAGAGTTGGTGAGGCGCAGAGGACTGCAAGTACAGCCAACGGGTTCGAATCCCGTCCTATTAAACAACGCGTGCTTAGCTCAGCTGGTAGAGCGGAACGTTGCCAACGTTCAGGTCGCAGGTTCGAACCCTGTAGCCCGCGCCAAGTTTAATACGTTGCGTTGTTTAGAGATACTTCATAGGTTCGAATCCCATACCCGGGGCCACTATCCCGGGTCGCCGTTGGTGGCACACTCTAACAAATTTTCCTCGTATATTTAACATGAAAATACTATTTCTAGATATTGATGGAGTATTAAATAATACTGCCACGTTTATTCACAATAGGCAGATGCAAAAGAAGTACGTTGGTTACTCTCATCGTCATTTTGATGAGATAGACCCTAAATTGCTAGCACTTGTAAGACACATATGTGAAGAAACTGGTGCAAAGATAGTAATTAGCTCCAGTTGGAGAATTCTTCATACAATGGGTCAAATAATAGAAGTGTTTGAAGCCCAGGGCTGGAAGAACCCACCAGTTATTGATATGACTGGACGTTCTGATAATGGATTCAGAGGGCAGGAAGTATACAATTGGATAGAAGGTTGCGAATCCTTAACTGGATATGCTATCCTAGATGACGATGGAGACTTCTTTCCTAATCAGCCTTTGTTTAGAACAGATACTAGAATTGGTCTGACTTTCCCAATTGCTGAAGAAGTAATAAAGCATCTACGGTGTTGCTAGTGTAGTGGCTGCACGATTGTCTGTGAAACAATCAGAGAGGGTTCGATTCCCCGCTTCACCCCAAAAGATTAAAAATTTCTGACTTGATTTTATTCATCGTTGAGAGTATAATATTATTTATGGCTGAGAGAGATCCGATTAACCCACGAAAGTTTAGAATCTGGGATACCGCAATTCTGCATGAGGCCATGACCGATGCAGTCGAAATTAAGCATCAACTAGAATCAATTTGTATTAAAGAAGACACTCCTATCAATGAGATCAAACCTACCCTAATTAATAGCAGAATGCTTTATGTATTAGCTTCCTCATATGTAGAATCTTATGAAAAGCTAATCGCAGAGAATCTGCTGCATATTGGTAGTAAAATTGATAAACTTAAACCCACAATTCACTAATGATAGGTATATACGCACTTAGATGGGAGGATGAAGATCTTACCTATATAGGTCAATCAAAAGATATTGAAAGAAGATTTGACGAGCATATGCATAGTATGCTTAAGGGGAAGCACTCCAATATACGAGTGCAAGAAGCATACAATAAGTATGGGCCTCCTATCTTCGCAATTTTGGAAGAGTGCCCTATTGAGAACTTAAATACTTCAGAACTTTATTGGTTCAAAGAATTTAATGCAAAATTAAACATTGCTTATCCAGGAAATTACAATATATTACCTTGGGAGCACGCTAATGCTAAATACAGTAAATTACAGATTCTGTTGGTTTTTAGGTACTTATCCTTAAGTAGGTTTCATAGTACCGATGAAATTTCGCAGTTGACTGGAGTACTTAAAGATAGTATAATATCTATACTTTCTGGGAAATCGCACTTATGGCTAAAAGAAACATATCCGTATGTATATAATCGTATGTTGTCTATTAGACATATTAGGAATGTTGAAGCCAGTATTAAAGGTAAGTTAGTTCACTCAGTAATACTAATTTCTCCAGAGGGTAAAGAGGTACCTGTAAATAATATAACCGCGTTTGCGAAAGCTAATAACTTAGATCAAGCGTGTTTATCAAAAGTTGTAAACAAAGATAGAAAGACCCATAAAGGGTGGAAATTAAAAACTTTTAACTAAAAAGAAGGATACAAAATAATGGCCGCTTGGACAGATGAAGATAAGCAAAAGGTAATCGCAGCGTATAAAGCAGCTAACCCTACTCTCGAGAACTCAACTGAAATTATCAAAGGCATTGCCGAGGACATGGATCAATCCCCTAATGGGATTCGTATGATCCTAGTGCAAGCTCAAGTATATGTAAAGAAAGAAGCCGCTAAGGGCGGAGACACTAAGAAAGAAGGCTCCGGCGAAGGCACAAAGCGTGTTAGCAAGGAGTCCCAAATTGCCGCACTTCGCGCGGAAATCGAAAACATTGGAGCAAACGTAGACGACGAAATTCTGGAGAAGCTTACTGGTAAGGCTGCTGCTTATTTCGTAACGGTGCTCAAGCACGTTAAGTAAAGTAAAAGGCAGCCATAGTGCTGCCTTTTTTCATTGGAGAATATATGCCTGCATATCCTACGAAATGGTACATTAGTTGGATTAGCTTCTTTGATAATGAGCTGCACATGGACGAGTGTTACGCGGTAAGTCACGAACACGCCCTAAAGCAAGCCTACGCTAGACTTACAGATACCGAGTACGAAGAAGAATGTAATGTAGATGTTAGACAGGCTGCTTTCGACTGTGATGGAATGATAGCTGCATTTAGTGATAACTATACTACATCATTACAGCAAGAAAACAGGGAACTTCTTAGAGAACTAAAAAGGACACAGTAATGGCTCGTAAACGCGCAGGTAGTGATGAGGAACGCCTTGATGACGCTTCTATGGAGCGCGTTATCGGCTACCTAAAAGAAAAGGGCGCTACTAAGAAGGCCGCTTGCCAGATGCTCAACATTAGTTACAATACTACACGTCTGGATAAGCTGATCGAAGGGCATCTTAAGCGTAAAGAGGATGAGGCACGTCGGAGAGCAGAGAAACGTGGAAAACCAGCAACTAAAGAAGAAGTCAGTTACGTTATCACAGAGTACTTGTCAGGCAATACGCTCGAAAGTATTTCTAGGTCTATTTACCGTGGCACAACCTTTGTGCACAACATCCTACGTGAGTACGCGGTTCCTGAGAGAAACACCTCAGTGGATTACTTCCGCCCGCGTCTCATCCCCGATGACGCAGTTCGTTCAGAGTTCTCTCTCGGAGAGCTTGTCTACTCTGCGAGATATGATACACTGGCAAATATCGTGTCGGAAATTCCACACAGAGATGGTAAAGTCTATCGCGTATGGCTAAAGGGTGATTGGCAGCAGTACGCTGCACAACCAGCCTGGGAGCTGGCATCTTTAGCTAAACTGAGAGAAGAAGGAATAACAGTATGATGTTTAATTACTGTATAGGCAGATACTACAAGGAAGAATCAGAGTGGCATCAGAAACAATTTGGAGATCTGATATCTCCTTATAGCTTCTTTAATAGAGACATACAGTAT